ATGTATACTCGCTACAGCTACAACCCGGCCCTGGGTCGCACTTACGTGTACGACAACAAATTCTACAAGAACCTCGGTTCCGTCATCAAAAACGCCAAGCGCAAGGAGCATCTTCTGCAACATGAAATCGAAGAGAGGACCCTCGATCCCCTAGAGAGGTACGTCGTCGCCGAAGATCCCTTCCTGGGACCGGGCAAGAACCAAAAGTTGACCCTCTTCAAGGAAATTCGTATCGTCAAGCCCGACACGATGAAACTGGTGGTCAACTGGAGCGGCAAAGAGTTTCTCAGGGAAACTTGGACGCGTTTCATGGAAGACAGCTTCCCCATCGTCAACGACCAAGAGATCATGGACGTTTTCCTAGTCATCCAGATGAGACCCACCAGACCTAACCGCTGCTACAGATTCTTGGCTCAGCACGCTCTTCGTTGCGATCCTGATTACGTTCCTCATGAAGTCATCCGTATCGTCGAGCCCGTGTACGTCGGCGCCAACAACGAATACCGCATCAGTCTCGCCAAGAAGGGCGGCGGCTGCCCCGTCATGAACCTGCACTCCGAGTACACCAACTCGTTCGAGGAATTCATCAACCGCGTCATCTGGGAGAACTTCTACAAGCCCATAGTTTACGTTGGAACCGACTCGGGCGAGGAAGAAGAGATCCTCCTCGAATTGTCCCTCGTGTTCAAGATCAAGGAGTTCGCGCCCGACGCGCCTCTGTACAACGGACCCGCGTACTAAACCCTTCTTCAAATCAAACAACAACATATTATAACATCAAATATTGTGTATTTATTTCAAGGAAAAGCCTATTGTTACAAAGTCATAGTGTCTTTAATCAATTTGTCCAGTTTAGCTATGTAGGCACGAAGAGTTTCAGCATCATCCGCAAAGATTTGCGCTTTGTCAAAGATCGAGGAAACCGCCGCCGTCAAAGTGGTAATGGACTCGGGCGGCTCCATCGGGAGCTGCTCAATTTTTTTTTGCAAATCCCGAAACTGCGATTTCAGCGCCGTGATCTCCGTCGACGAGGCCAGCCAGTCGTTGTTTCTGTCCTCGTCGTGGGTCTCGGTGCCGCTGCTGGACGACGGGGGTAGCATGGCCATGCGCCGGTTCAAAATGCTCAGCGTGGACTCTGATCTGGGCACCGCCGCGGCGGCGGCCGCCTCCGGCTTTTGAGTTCGTTTAGCCTGCAGCGTGCTAAACTTGTCGGGAGAGAGCGGAGTTTTGCGTTTTAATCTTTCTTTAAGTTCCGTATTAAAGTCCATGACCGGCGGCGGAGGAGGTGCCTGCTGCTGCGCCGAAGTAGGTGGTAACGGCGGCGGCGCCGCCGCGACAAAGCTAGGCACCGGCGGTGTTTCTAAAGGTGGCGCCGGAGGCGGAGGCGGCGGCGGGGGAATGTTCGGTAACGAAGATGAAAACGGAAGGGGCGGGGGCGGCGGAGGTATAAATGCGCTCGGTACAGATGTTTCTGTCGACGAAAGTGGCACATTCGGCGTCGAAATAAGATTTGGCATAGGCGGCGGTGGCGGAGGAGGAGGACCAGCATAAACGGGCTCGGCATAGACGGGTTCAGCGACAGAGGTGGTGCCGGCAACGACGTCATAATTATCAAGTTTTTCTATAGCGTTTGAAGAATATGCTCCTGCTGTCGCTGACATTAATGGTGGCGGTGGCGCGTAGGATTGTTCGGCACCCATTGCTGGTTGTGGCTGTGGTTTGGATGTCGCAACGGCTGCTGCACTCGGTGACGCAGATGAAACTGTTACTTCAGCGCCGCGATCCAGAGTGACGATTTCGCGGAAGAGTTCGTCTATCTCGCTCTCTTCGGTTTGATACAGTTTGTACAAATCTAAAAATGTTTTAAATAAAGCGCCAAGATTGTTAATGTTGTTTTCGTTGATAATGCGTTCGAGAATATTTTGTAACTTAGATTTAAAGCGGCTACTGTCGTTCACTCGCCGCACCATGTTTTCTAACTGAGTAATCTTAGCGCTTATCGCCGCCGCCGAGGCCATGGGTTTCGGCGCCGCCGTGGTGGTAGTAATATCTTCTATTGCGTATTTCACCCCGACTTTATTGTTGTATATGGCCATGGCTAATTGCAAAAACTCCAAAAGCGTGCGAGAATTGAGCGTGACTTCATCGTCATAAGTGCTCCTGTTGTCGTCGCGGTAACACACCGCATCGAACAGTTCCATTGATACGGGAGAGGTCAATTTTTGAAAAAAATCCACAACGTTATTGTTGGGGTCTTGCAGAAAATCGAGTACGCTTTGAATATTCGCCATTATGACCACCACTAACGGACTCGACAATAACGGACTTAATAGTACCACCAACACTACTACAATTTCGCCTCCAGTAGCGACGACTCGGGCAAAAATGGACAGTGTCCTGCAGGAGCTGTGCGATTTCTACGCCGAAGTAAAATTGAGCCGGGACCACAAACTGGTCAACGGCAAGTACGGACAAGTGTCCGTGTGGAAACACGAGCCGACGCAAAAGTTATTTTTAAAGAAGCAAATCAAGCTCAAACACTATAACGAGATCGAACCGATGGTGCACTCGTTAATGAAGAACAACCGCTACTTTATCAATTTATACTATAGCATCACCACGCTCAAGAATCACGTTCTCATCATGGACTTTATCAAAGGCGGAGATCTATTCGATCTTCTCAAGAGCGAAGAGTACTTGACCGTAGATGAAACTAAGCTAATCGTCGGCCAAGTGTGCGAAGGTCTCCACGCGCTACACAAGCATCACTTCATCCATAATGACATCAAGCTCGAGAACGTCTTGTACAATAGATACAAACAAATTTACATTGCCGACTACGGTCTGTGCAAGGTGGTGGGTCAAGAGTCGTGTCTCGACGGCACCCTAGACTATTACTCGCCGGAAAAGATTGCGGGACGCCGATACGACTACCACTTTGACTGGTGGGCCGTGGGCGTGCTGGCCCACGAATTATTGACCGGCAATCATCCTTTCAAAAGGAATCATGACGAAGACCTTCATATCGAGAAACTGGAGGAAAGACAGCAACAACAAAGAAAACAATTTTTTAAAAGTAGCGTTCCTTCAAACGCTCAATCGTTTATTTTAGAAATGTTAAAGTACAACATTAACTATAGACTTCACAAGTACAACGATATAATTAAACATAGTTTTCTTAAAATATAATATCACAATAAAAGTCTTTATTTACAAGTACATGCATAGTTTTATTTCTTTTCAAGTTTAAATTTTTTAACAGAGGGTTCATCATCACCGATATACTCTTCGCTGACGACGTGAGCGTATTTCGTAAGTTTAATGGGAAATCTCTTTGGCTTAAACGCGTCCTCGTCACCACCAACAATTATTACATCATCCTCGTCACCACTACTGTCGTCGTCGTTAGGGGGCGGCTGGTAAGGGGCTTCGTGCTGGTCAAGATAAACGGGGTTGTCTTTCTCGAGCTTGACAATTATTCCATCTACACAATGGTATTGGAAAAACTCAAAAGGTTCGTCGTTGTCGTCGGGGATATCGCGCGGCTCCGTCTTGATAATGGGTTTAATGTCCCGTGGAGAAGACGGTGCGGCAGTACCAATAGGAGGAGGAGAAGGAAGAGCCCGTTTTTTACTAGAATGTGCGACACTAGAGTTTGTGACACGAGACCGCAAAGGTGAAGGCAAGATTTTTTCTATAGCTTGTTGTTGAACAGGGGGTATGTATTCTAGAACAGACTCTTGTTGTCGGGGCGGCGGAGACGACAGTTTCTCGAACATGTTAAGTATTTCATCGTTATTGTATGTCATGTCAGCAGGCCGTTCATGAGGAGACTTGGCCATAATTTCCTGCTCAAAATTGAGCGACAGACGGATAGCGTAAGCCGTATCACAGTTTTGGGCGTCGTCGGGAGCATCGTTAGAAGGTGCGGCCGCTAGTACGGGAGTGGAACTAGTAATGTCGGGAATATCATTAGCATTGTCATCAATATGCACATTTTCGGGAAGACAAGTTACAATAGAAGCGTTGGAATTATTATGATGTTCCTCCTCGGCCTCGTTAATTTGGGCGTTAAGTTTGTTTTTTTCTTTGTTTAAAAGATGCAAATGTCTATCGATAGCTTCGATACATTCTTCGGGACTAGAAGAAGACTTCCTTGAAGGAGACTGTAATTTCCGGGTAATGGAAGAAATATGTTTGGAAGTCGTCGTTGTCGTCGGCGAGGCTGATCTCGAAGACGAAAAGATGGAACGGTCAATAATGCGTTTTCGGCGACGAATAGGGGGTCGTTGGGGAGATGAGTGAGAAGATTCACTGCCGCTGCTGCTGCTGCTACTGCTGCGAGAGCGGCGAGAAGAAGTACTACGACGAGAAGAAGCTACGGAACGGCGGCGACTACGACGCGAAACCGGACGTGAGGATCTAGCCGAATTAGGACGATTGTCATTATTGTTACTATGATCTTCATCATTCTCACTACACTCGCTAACATCGTAATCATTATTAACGTCATTATCGTCTTTGGCTTCGTCATTAATTAAATCATTATCCTCATCTTCCTCAGAATCATTTTCATCCTCAGAATCATCTTCAGAATTATTATTATCATCATCATTTTCATCTACATTATCATTTACATTATTATTGTCTTTACTAGAAGAAATAACATTATTAGCGCTATACTCTGTTTCGCTGTCGCTATGGTCAATGTTATCAATCTCACGGTTACGAATCTTTTCAAGTTTTTTACACATAATACAATATTTGACTTTAAACAAACTTTGAAAAGCGCACTTGGCGCACAGTTTGTGGCTGCAATCTTTGTGTTGATGATAGATGTAGCCACATTTACATTTTTGACATTGAACGGTCAAGTCTTCTAAATGATAAACTATGAGCAAATCTTTAAGCTTGTTAGTTAGTTTTACAATACTAGTTCTGAGTACGGCATATGCATTGTTAACGGCGGGAAACAAACAGGCGCGAATATTGTCTATAGACTTACGAATCTGGCACTCGAAATCAATCATATGCAAATCTTCGCCGATCGTACGCATGCGTTCGTGCAGCTGGGTACAATCGATTAGAGCCTCCTCCAAAGACACGGTGGTCAAACGCAATACAAAATTTTTAATCAGAGAATAGTGCTCGTTATGTTTAATAGAAGCCGCGTAATAATCAACGTAGTTTTGCATACACAACATGACATGTTCGAGTACCATAGATTTAGTGAGCATAGTTAAAAGATTTCTAAAAGACGTAGCGTCCTTGTTAACGGTCATCTCCATGATGGCATTATAGAGGCTGCCGAAACGATTGCTATACATATAGTGATTTTTAAACGAAATCTGGTTAAACTTCCAGGTCTTGGTGTTCAAATTGACCTCCCCGACGTGCACGAACGGCGTCGAGGACACCATTTGCAGGTACACACTGACACTCTTGCGCACGGGATTGTGCGAGAACTGTATGTGTTTGTAAGGCTTGGTGGTCGAAGCCTAGAACAATATAATAGATTCACATAAATACCCCACCATAAGAATAGTTACACTACTAGCACAATCACGTACACAAAAGCTTATAAGACAACATAGAATAGACTAAAAACTTACCTCATTAGATGAAGAAGAGCCCTCAGCAGGGTTGTTGCTGTACCACATGTTCATGTTGATGGTGACGTAATGTGACCGTGACGTAATAATATTAAACAAAGGCGCGGACCGAGTCCAAAGGTCAAAGATAACGTTGAGAAAACGAACAACGATCCTGACAAGCACTATCGTTTGACTGATCGTCAAGATCGTTGTATGGGCTTATATATCATTGGCACGATGCCTGATATCCTTGCTGATTACATCTATACTTGGAAGAGCATCGTACGATTAACATCGGTGGCAATCGAGATAGCGACACGCGCACCGTGCATCCTGTCACGTAGGCCGCCCGTCGTCGCCGTCGCAGTGCGGAATGAATTTAGATTAGATAACTCTGCTGCGCAATTGCGACTGACAGATTAGATACAGCAGTGTCGGTCGATGGCCACGTGCAGGCGATAACCAACTTTTTTGCAGTGCAAAAATGTGCCCTAAAGTGTAGTATATGGAGAGCATATTGTTCAGTGTAGACTATGCTAGTATAATAGTCTACGATTCGAAATTTTCCACTGTATATCGGTCTTTGTATGGAACCTAATTTTTTTGTACTGCAAAAAAGTACATCCCCGATAAGGCGCCTTGTGCCTGATACGGAAGATAATCGATCAGGCTAGTGGAGGGGATCCGGCCCGATATATAACGGCGTCGTCGAAGTTACACTTCAGTTCAAGATTGTTGAGCATTCTATACTCTACACCTTGTCACTATTACTACTGATCAATCTACCATCACCATGGTTAACACTTCCAGATTCATTGAGGAGTCCCAGCAAAGCGAGGCAATGTCGTCTCAGCTTGAGCAGCAGCAGCAGCAGCAGCCGTCCCAGCAAAGCAGCAGCGAGGAGCCGATGCAGTACGACGAAAACTCCGAGGCGGTCAACCAACGCTACGAGGAACGGTGCGTGAACATTGATAATAGGTTAAACGAGGAGTGGCGAAACGAGCTTAGGCAGCAGCGTGAGCGTGAGGAGCGTGAAGCGGCCGAACAGGCCGAGCAGCAGCAACGACAGCGTGATCGTCATCAAAGGCAGCAGCGTAAGTTAAAAACTTTACACACGCGTCACAATGTCACTGTCAAACTACAAAGAATTACGTCGGAATACATAAACACCATGTTACTACATAATAGACGTATCATAGAGGAACTTCAGAATGAGTCGCTTGAAAACTATACTCCCAACGACGACACTTATTCGCCTGTGAGATGCAGATCTCCCAACTTATTTTCTGAAGATGATGATGACAATGACAATGACAATGACGCCGATAAAGGTGATGCTGTTATTAATAATATTATAAATGCATTTGATACATATTTTGATAATGGCGAGCGCGACACTGATAACGAGGATGATGACGAGCCTGCTGCTGAGCCTGCTATCGAGTCATCTCCTGAGCCGGCTGTCGAGTCTTTTGTTGCGGAGCCTGAGCCAAGTAACGTGAGTGAGCCTCCTGTTGCTGATACGCAATCAGACTCTGATAACAACTCTGACGATTTAGATGATATTGATGAAATTGAAGAATACGAGTCAAAGAAACAAAGTTATATTAGAAACTTTATTGATTTCTTTCAAAAGCATCAAATCACTGTTTTATCTAATTATTCTCCCGTTACTGATGTGTGTGTCAATGTTCAATTTCATATTCAACATTACACCCATGATCTTAGTTTGATGCGTAGTGATTGGGAAAAGATGTTTGAGTTCAGCGGTTCAGATGTGACCGTTGAAAACCTAAAATTGGCTCACCACTATTGGAATATCATTTTTGACGAAATATTTACTCAAGTATGCGATCATAACGATCTTGCAAAAGAAAAATATGATCACATTATTAAAGAAATTTTTAGTGAGATTGCAGCATATAACATTGTCTATAACAAAAAAAGTTATAAAATCACTTGTGAAATCAATAAAAATATTTCATGCATCTTGGATCATATTAAAATAATTGATTGTGGTGAAGATGATAGCCAGCAGGAGTCAAAGGATGAGGATGATGACTCTGATATTGAGTCCGAGCTTCAAAGACTTGAGTCTGAGCTTGAAAGGTCAGAAACTGAGCTTCAAAGACTTGAGTCTGAAACTCCGCCTCCATCTATTGAAGCCACAAGGGCGGTGACTGATGCTGCTAACACTAGCATTAAAGCTATTCGTCGTCAGCGTAAATTAGCTTTGCGTCGTGAACGCACCATTAACAATAGTCAAACTGACTCTCAAACTGGTTATAGTCCTATGTTGTAACATTGTACTATTGTAATTATTTTTCTATGTTGTGTGATATAATTGTATTAATTTTACTTGTGTACTTTTATATTGTATTAATTTTACTTGTTGTTGTTGTGATAATTGTATTAATTTTTTGTATTGTGTTTTAAAATGAAATAAATGATTATTCTTTTACTACATATGATTTTTATTAGTATACAATATTTGTAAGTTTATTCCAAAACAGACACATACACACAAACACACATAATGTTTAGGCCACTTAGAAACGTCAATAGAACCTTTCCTAACACAGCAGCTTTTACAAATCAAAATGCACTTGTAGTCAATAATAGTCCTCAGGGCTTTAGAAATGTCTTGAGCAATACACGCACTGTAGACATAGGCAACGGCCAACTCAGGCCGGGCTATAACTTGCCCAATAATCAAATGATCTCCACGGCAGAGATGAACTCTATTATGAGAAACAATGACAGCGGGGGCATGCGCAGAATCTTTGGTAACAACGTATCCAATAACGATTACAATGGGCTCAGTCAAATGAGACGCGCAGATAACATACCCGACGCTAACGTGCACAGTAGGCAGCTGCGGCGAGACGCCGTTAAAAATAATAACCCCTCTACGCGGACTCGCACAGAGGCGGGCATAGAAAATAGTCTCAACCAGAATCCCAATCTAAACAATCATCTGCAGGGACTTAAAAACGCCGGCGCCGCCGTACTGTTGGGCGCCGGAGCTTATCTCGTATTCCAATATGCATCTTTGATACAGGACATTAGAGAGGCGCTCAGGCGAACGGGAGGCAGCTATCACACCACCGGTGTTGACGGCGGCGACGAGCTACGGACGTGTCTCTTGCGACACAGGACGTGCGTCACGCCGGAGATAGATGACCACGTCATTGTTTGTCAGAACGATCCCTTGATAGCCGACACGGCCCAACTCAGTAGGATATGTCAGGGCTTCAATTACGAGGAAGAGGGCACCGTGTGCCGGGCCAGCGACCCCAACGCCAACGAATTCAGTCCCCAGTACGTGGACATATCAGAATTGTCCACCGACCAAATGATCTATTGCATAGAACCATACGATTTTGGCGATCTTATCGCTGACCTTGGCCTAGATGGGTTGCTAGGGGAAAACGGCCTGTTCACCAAGTCCTCGAACAAAAGCAAGAGCGTCAGCGACAGTTTATTGCCCGCAATTTTGATGATTGGGGCCATCATTCTTATCGTGCTAATCGGCTATTTCATTTTTAGGAGCCTAGGCAACAGGCAGACCGTCCAATTTCAGCCGATGCCCATGCCAACGGCCGTGCCGATGACGTCTGTGCCTATTCAAGTTAAATAGGAACGATGACCGATACGATAAGAACGCAAATGTAGATATCGACAGGACATCATTTGTATATAAAAGGACGATCCTGACAAGGTGCGGCACTTCATCGCCGGCTAACAAACTAGCCACAACGACGCAGGACCCACAGCCGAAACTACAAGTGTTTTTCAAACCAAGTGGTAAGCATTATAATATTATTTCATATTATGGTGTAACATCAATAGCGCATCATCATCGTATTAACTATAGTGCTTTTTGTTATAGAAAAATATAACAATGATGAAGAAGGTGACCACCACGACCACCACTTCGGCGGCGATAAAGAAAAAAGTCTCGGCAAAGGTCAACACCAATCGCGAAGATGACTCATTAAAAGATCTGCGCGGCCGTTTCCTCAGCAACCAGAATTATCAGCTGATGAAATATGTGCTACGCTTTGCGACAGCCTATGCGCAAGGCACGTTGCGCGTCAACGATTTGAAGGAGATGAACTGCGATGACCTCAAGTACGGCGAAGTGACGACGAGCGCTTGTTGTCAGGGCGAGTGCGGTAAAAAATTTAACGGTGCCAAGATTTTGTTCTGTGTTATAGATAGCGAGGACGGTGCTGGCGACATTGAGGACAAGTTTAAACTGGTGTGTCACTTTTGCTCTAATGACTACTCCTATCAAAAGAGGTACGAGGTCATGCAACTCTATCCCACTGTTTCCCTCCCTGTCGTCGAACGTCTGTGCGAGGTGGGCTTTATCACCAAGTACATCTTTCCCATTGAACTTGACTACACAGTCACCACCACTAGAACGGAAGTGTGCAACTTCCACAATTTTTACAAGATGGTCAAGTCCATCATCCGCGAAAAGAAGTCCAACGAACACATCACCGAGATTAGACTCAGCACGTACGGTCGCGATCTTTTCGTCGAGACCGACGACAATTGCATTATGAAAAATGGCATTAACGAGTACAGTGAACATTTTTACGAACTAGACTTCCCCTCCTCGCCCAGCACCATGCTACCTTTTGTGCAGACGTACAAAGAAACCAAACTCCTCACCTACTTCTACACCGTTACCAAACGCGTGTATTATAGCTTCTTCGATTATGTCGTACATTTCCCCATCAAATGCACTAGATTCTGCAAGCTGTGCAAAGAGGACAAACTTTATTTAAAAACCCATCCCGTGCTGTACTGCAGCAAGTGCGGCTTTACCGATGCGGCTTTCTTTAAAAACGCCCCTTTCCTCAAGACCACCGTGTTCCTGGCCAAATGTGTCAAAGCCAAGACTCTGTCGCCCACTCGCATCTATTACTACGACATGAACGAGTACAAGTCCTACATTAACAAGCCACCACCATCTGCTGCTGGTGCTAAAAATGCAGGCAAGAAAACCAACAAGAAAAAATGATATCTATGTTTTATCTGTATACCTTTATGATTTCTACCTTTATGATCTATATGCGTTATTCTCTAGTTTTAAATAACATGTTATACTCACTCACCATATTATACTTTATATTGTTACTCACTTAGTCGTAAGATATATTATTCTTCTATATTGATATTCTTTAGTTGGTAAGCATATGATCTTATCCTCAATATATTTTACTCGATAGTTTGTAAGATTTCATACCAAATGATGTAATTTTTTTTAATAAATTTTTATATTTTTCAAATGGCTCTTTAATTTACAATTTCAGTACATGATCTTTGCTTTCATCGAGACTTGTGGATGAAATCAAAGATCAAGTATGAAAAATATGACGCAATAATTTAAAAGATGGTGCAATAAAAACAAGTCGGATGATGTCATGTTGGATGATGCAATAAAAACAAGTCATGTAGTCATTTTATTAAATTTTAGTACATGATCTTTGCTTTCATCGAGACCTGTGGATGAAATCCAACATCAAGTATGAAAACACAAAGTTTCAAAGATGATGCAATAAAAACAACATGTGTCATCATAGTTTCGAATTTTAGTACATGATCTTTGCTTTCATCTACAAGTCTCGATAAAAGCAAAGATGGACTATAAAAAATAATGGCGGCTGATGCAATAAAAACAACATGTGTCGAATTTTAGTACTTGATCTTTGCTTTCATCGAGACTTGTGGATGAAAGCAAACATCAAGTATGAAAAAGATGATGTAACATTTATCAAAATTACAATTTAGTACATGATCTTTGATTTCATCCACAAGTCTGGATGAAAGCAAACATCAAGTACTAAAATTTATTCGCTTGGTAACACGACATCACCTCATGACATCACCTCATGACATCATTTTATATCACGCCACATCGTCCGACCACATCCGGCTGACATCATTCTCGAAACTGCGCAATAAAATTTCAGTACATAATGTTTGCTTTCATCTACGATCGTGGATGAAATCAAAGATCATGTACTGAAATAATTTACATATTACAATCTTGAAATTCATCTAGCTTTCGACAACATACTACATCAATTCTCAATCTTGTAAGTAAGTATCTATTTTAATTCTCAATCTTGAAGTTGCTATCTATTTCGAGGAAGATGCATCTGCTAAAACTTTTATAAAAATTTTTTACAAGCTCTCCATCTTGAAGTTAGTGTTTATTTCGAGGAAATGTGTCTGCTAAAACTTTACAAAAATTTTAATATCTATCGATCTTGAAGTTACTATCTATTTCAAGGAAGACGCATCTGCTAAAACTTTTATAAAATTTTACAAGTTCTCGATCTTGAAGTTGCTGTCTATTTCGAGGAAGATGAATGTGTTAAAACTTTACAAAAAAATTTTACAAGTTCTTGATCTTGAAGTTGATATTTATTTCAAGGAAAATGTATTTGCCCAAACTTTTATAAAAATTTTAGGACATCACAATCTCGAACTTAACGTAGGTTTCAAGGAAAATGCGTTTGTAAAATCTTTTACAAAAGATTTTTAAAATGTCACGATCTTGAAGTTAGTATCGATTTCAAGGAAGATGCATCTGCTAAAAATCTTTTCAAAAATTTTTTAAATGTTATCCATCTTGAAGTTAGTGTCTATTTCGAAGAAGATGTATCTTTAAACTTTTTCTAAACAATTTCAAATCTCACAATCTTGAAGTATATAGTAGTTTCGACAAAAATACATTTGTAAATCTTTTAGCAAAAATTTTTGAATGGTATTGATCTTGAAGTTGATGTGTATTTCGAAGAAAACGCATTTACTAAAATGTTTTCACATTTGTAAATCTTTTAGCAAAAATTTTTGAATGGTATTGATCTTGAAGTTGATGTGTATTTCGAAGAAAACGCATTTACTAAAATGTTTTCTCAAAAATTAGCATCGTCGCGATCTCGAAATATGCGTTAACTTTGACGAAGACGCATTTGCAAAATCTTTTTCAAAAAAAATTAAATGTCACGATTTTGAACTCAATAGGTATTTCGACGAAGATACATCTTGTGACAGAATTTTTATAAAATGTTACGTACTAGTTTCGACAAAATCATCATTTTAACTTTTAAATTGGTAAACTTGAAACTATATTACATTTCAAGATCATAGAAAAAACAAACATGTATCTATTTAAAATTAGTTAATCTTGAAAGTACTATTAAGTTCAAAATTGTAGTATAAATTTGCTTATCATCAAAATTACTATGTTTCAAGACAAATTTTAAATTTTAGTACTTGATGTTGGATTTCATCCACGATTGTGGACGAAAGCAAAGATCATGTATGAAAAGCTGATGCAATAATCTGTTTTTATGACATCACCTAGCATGACATCACCCACATCCGGGAGCGAATGCGCAATAATGAACTTGAAGTTGACATGTGGTTCAAAATTGTACTAATGAAACAACAAAATGCGATAAATTATGTATTTATTACAACGAAACGCGGTGTCATACACTCAGAGCAATACAATTCTGGCAGGTAGTAATAGTAATCTTGATAATCGTAGGCTCTGTCGAATCCATGGCCGCACTGCGAGCACGATGACATTTTAACTGCGATATCTCCGTCGTGATAGATTTCACATATCGGTATAGCATGCCAGATAAGCGAATCAATGAATCTTTTTGGCAAGAAGTTGTTAAATTTTTGCCTTAGCTCTTTTGTGAATTCCGCAACGACATCAAAGTATTCGAAATCCCTTCTCTGTTTTTTATTAAAATAGAACGCAGCGTAATCGAGAACGGCTCCAAATATTTTGCCATAGGCCATAGTCTCGAGAGTACAAATATGCATTATACTTGATATCACTGACAACGACGTGCTTGGCGGAGAGCGTAGAAGGGTCTGACTGGAAGCCTCTGTCGTCGAAGTTAATATATAGTTCGAGATTGTAGTGTAAATTTTTATTACGTCATTATTTCAGTACTTGATCTTTGATTTCATCGAGACTTGTGGATGAAATCAAAGATCAAGTACTGAAATAATGACGCAATGCAAAACGTGACCGGATGGCGTGATTAGATGACGCATTAGAATGATGCAATACTGCGCAGTAGATTTTTAGTACATAATCTTTGCTTTCATCGAGGATCGTGGACGAAATCCAACATCAAGTACTGAAATTCCACCCGGACTTATGATATCATCAACATGATATCATCGAGGTCAACGAAATGATGATGCAATAAAAACAAGTTATTGCGCACGGATCCAATTTCAGTACTTGATGTTTGCTTTCATCGAGGATCGTGGACGAAAGCAAACATTGACTATGAAAAAGATGATGCAATACCTAATGAGTAATATGATGATGCAATACTCGACAACGTGACACCATTCAATAAAACGTGACTGACCCGGATGTCGAAACATGACTCAAAGATGTTGCAATAATACATGACTCGAAAACATGATGAAATAATTGTCGCAACGTGACTCAAAAACGTGACTCAAAAACATGATGCAATCCCGGGATTTTAGTACTTGATGTTGGATTTCATCCACAAGTGTGGACGAAAGCAAACATCGTGTATGGATTGCACAATATTTCATCATCCGCGATGAGATCACCCGCTAATGATGTCATGGCCCGAATGATGTCATGGCCCGACAAAAATGTCATGCCCTTTGACGCCGCAGTGTATTGTTTCCTCGAAAACGGCAAGGGTAACGATTCGTTCCCCTTGTTTCGAGGGACATGAAGCCCGTTATCGGCGCCGATTGTATGAGGCTGTTGGTGAGCGCGTGAGGCTAGTCACGTAGGCCACGGCAGTATTGACGTCAATTGTATAGTATTTGGGACACTGCGCCATTTTTAATCTATCGAGGACACTGCGGGGTATTTTTAATGATTCCAAATGCTAATCTTATAAGCGATAATGTTGTTCGTTTCGATATAAAAGGACGATCCTGCAAGTGGTAGCCTCAGTCTTGACTGTGAATAACAAGCAAAATGTCGTGCTTCAAAGTGATTGTGTGTATAGTGCTGTGTGCAACAGTGACTTCTTTGGCTGGAGCCAAAACCGCCGAAGATATCCTGCAAGTGACGCCTCTGCCCTCGACTTCTGGTCTGTATTTTCAATACATTAACAAAATGCAGTTTGTCCAGAACATTTGGCACTTTGTCATCGAGATGGACCATGGTTCTGTGTTCTATCGCCTCCAGAGCATATACGAACAGGCGCAAAAGTTACAAACTACCCTCAATTCAATGATACGTCAAAAGTACCCTACCAATGGCTTTGACGATTGTGCTAATATCAAGTACTTTAAACTAGAAATTGACCACATGTTAACTACTGCCATACCCAACTTGGCCCATCAGCATAACCTGCTCGATCAAAAAGTGCCCATCACCCCATCTAACGCCAGCCTCTCCAAAGCCACACTTAAACGCTCTAAACGTGGCGTGTTTAATTTTATGGGTCATGTGGACAAATATCTATTTGGCATCATGGACAGCGATGACGCGCATGAACTTCACATGTTGGCTAACAGCACAAACAACTTGAATTCTCAGGTCAAGCAGTTAAACGATGAACTTATAGTGTTGGCCGATTATGTCAAACACGAGATGTACGCCACCAACCACCTCTTGAACACGGAAAAGCATTGCAGGTATATTGTTGAAAATTATAACATACTTTGCAAGCAGTTGGACGAGGTGGCCACTCTGTACAATAAACTAGATTTGGCCGTGGACAATGCCAAGCTGAATCGTCTCAACTCGTTCGTGGTGTCTCCCGAACGCCTGCTCAACGAGATGAAAAACGTCAGCGGTCATCTCGCGGGTCTTTTGTGGCCCGTGCCCCTCACCGAGAAGGCGATGCACGTCCTCATCGATAACGTCATCAACGTGCATGTGTTTGTGACGGCCGAGCGTAAATTGTTGTTTATTATCGAAGTGCCTTTGGTTAGTAGCGAGGCCTTTGACGTGTTCCACAGCATACCGCTGCCGTATTGCGACCAAACGCAAAAGTGCGCCATCCTGCTGCCCGACAGCAAGTACCTGGCCGTGTCGGTGGACCGCCGTAACTATGTGCGACTCGACGACACGTCTTCGTGCCGTATGAGCGATAAAGTCATGTTGTGTTTTAGGCCTCAAATTATTTATGACGTAAATCAGGCAAAGCTGTGTGATATCCGTATTTTCATGAAGAACGACAAAGGCATTGATTATAATAGAGACTGTGACGTCAGAGTAGGTAAATTTGAGAGTGAGTTGTTCTATGCCACTTCGGACTATAACAATTGGTTGTATGTTTTGCAGAACGATATAGATTTGAATATTCAATGTTTGCCCACAGCCAGCGTGACTGACTCATTTGGTTTTTCCCCCATAGTGTTGCACGCCGGCGTGGGTATTATTCACGCGACCGGCAATGATAATTGTAAATTGACCACGAAAAAGTCTCGACTGACGGTGCATGATCTGTATAATAACCTCAACACCGTCATCGAGATGCCCATAGGTCTATCCTTTAACTTTACCATAGCTCTTCAGGACATTGATAAAATTACTGTGGACGAGATGAAAATCAATAACGATCTGGAACACACTAATCTTCACGAATTGACCAATCGTCTGTATGACTTGCGAAAACGTATCAATAATAACACTGTTTATTCGGGCAGTCAGATTACTGACGACGACGATGGCTTGTTTGCCGGTGTATCGGCTTGGTTTTCCAGTATCGGTATTGATTTTCATTACATAAAGATGATAGTGGTATGGATAATAATGGCTCTGTTAGCGCTAGCTTTTTTCAAGATTTACCGCACTTGTTGTACAGGCGCATGCAGCACCATGTGCAATGCTTTAACTTTTAAATCTTTTCGTCGCAATAATAGCACCCATACGGTGGTGAGGCGCGACGACAGGGACATGTACTATCAATCCACTATTCCTAGACACGGCAAAAAACACGCTTTGGCCGCCGATTCTATGTACGACATTGAAATGGAACCTATGTAAAAACTGTACTATTATTTTGTAACTATACTATGTGATATTGTATTAGTATTAGGTGATGGTGTATTATAAATAAAAAAATATATGTTATCTAATAAAATGTTTATTGTCTTTGTTAACCACTATACTTTAACCAAAAAAATGTTATGTGTGTTTTATTAATAAATATATGTTGTTTGCACAATCTTGATGTTTTATTTCACTACGACGATTCTAACAAAGTGTCTATCTTGTTGTTGATCACATCAATTTTTTTGCTGTTGACTAGTATCAGATCGACCGAATGTTTGGTCATGTTATGTAACTTTGATAGATTTAACATTACACTGTCGTGGTACTCTGTCATGACATTGGTGATGTTTTCAAAGTTTGTCTGTAGAGTTTCATAAATTAATAGCAAAAGTTTTTTGACTATTGCAATTTCGTTGGTCATGCTGTTGGCGTACCACAAGTACGTCGTGAGCGCTATTAGAGTCACAGCGTAATAGTTCATTGTGAATACACACGATGATGATTATACCTTATTTTTTACGATTCAATGAATCTTTGATAGACTTGAACCCATCTAGCATGGTATCGTTGCTGAAGGCAATCTTGTTGGTGAGATCCGCCTGCATGCTCTTGATGCTGTCGAGGGTATTGGAAATGCCGCTGTAGAGAGATGCGTGTTCGCTGCGTATAATGTCTCTGAGAATCTCATGCTCGTTGGTATTATTTTTGAGATCATAGGGCGACGAGTTTGATTGATAGATTGTCGTCGAACCGTTACCACCACCGTTCTGAATGCACTCTTGCAAATTACACAATTGAGTCTTGATATCGACGAGAGGGTCCACGATCTGGCTCTGCGCCCCAATCAAGAGGTCGCACATCAACTGTTTGAGAGTCAGCAGCTCGGGACGTTGGGCGCCGTCCGAGGAGAGCTTGTACGACGACAGATATTTGCCGAGAGCAAAGACGTGAACGTAGTTTTTGTTGTTGCGCGAGAGTTTATGAGAGTTGTGCGCGTTAGCCCACATGACGGCAGGATTGAAGCCCCTAATGTTGACGAGGGGCGCGATGAGCTGACACGCGGCCGTGAGTTCTACGTAACCGTCACGATCGTATTCGCCGTTTTCAATTATAACCACTTCTAAAAGCTTATCATTGTATTGAAACTGCGTAGAATTGTCAGCAGCGACAGAGTTGTTGCTTACGTGGCTGTCGTACATTTTTGAAGCATCTTATTGTAACTATTTGGTCGTTTAGTTCGATAAGATGTTTTCATTTTTTGAAGTCAATCTACCCGTATTGCAATATGATGTATTCACCCTCCTCCTCGTCGCGGTACTATCGAATGAACTGTAACGACGACGTCGTCGTGAGCGCCTCTGACGCCGCCGCTATGCGTCACGATTTGCGCACTTTAAAATCTCAGGTGTACGAAGTGTGCAGGCAGTCGGCGGCCGACCACAACTTGTGCGAGCGCATCAGATCATCGATAGACATCAACAATCTTTACTACTCCTCTTCGCCGCGCTACAATCTCGGCAGCAGCAACAGCAGTACCGCCGCCGTCACCAAAACCGTGCTAGACAACAACAAGAACAACAATGCCACCGTTACTGTCGTGGACACCGTCAAATATTGATGACGTCGAAAGTATAGACAAAAATGCAGATTATAGCGTGTCGCTGTGCGATATGCCTCTGCAAGTGACCTGCCTCACCCCTTTCCTCGACAACGGGCTACGTGTCAAGATCAACGGTCATCGATTGTACTACTTGATAAAGAACAGAGAGGCGCTTGTCGAAGCTGAGGCAAAAAAATCCATAATGACGACGACGACCAAGTACAAGAGCCATAAGAATGTATGCTTTCAAAACGCTTCGAGCAAGGACACGGTCATAGAGATGCTCAAGACCAAACTTAACCTGCCCGACTGCATGCAAAGATTTTTGCTCGATTTTCAAGTTCGTCCTCGCGGCAAGCGTTTTCGCAAGCGTTTCATTTTTAACGCGTACATCGCTAATGTACTCACTTGCACCAAATGCAACAAACTGTGTCTCGTCAAGGCAATGAGCTATATTTACAACTTTGACGACAAATGTATACAGGAATTTGACAGACTCCTGTTTCGAAACGACAGCACCTACAAGCCGCCAAACTGCGAGAACATCAAGAACAAAGACAAATTGTGTTTCAAGATGGGAACGTGCAAAGGCAGCAATCCTATATGTAATTTTTAGATAAAATAATAAACATGTATATAAAATTTAGAATGTATTTTATTTTAGCATTACAAATTTTCATTAATGAATGATTTTACAGTCTCGACAGGACTGTTTACGTGTATGACTCGTCTGGAGCGTTTAGTGTAATCAAATTGTTTAATGTCCAGTTCTTCGTTGATGCAATGCATGGCCAGCTGGGGGTTGGGATGAATGTTGTCGTATACCATTTCCATGTCGTTAAATTTTCGCTTCAAAGCGTTGTGTCTGCGCTGTTGCGAGGCTAGAAACGCAATTTCCGTCGTACCCTCTTCTAATGGTTTTACGAACACAGACAATCGGGGATGTTTGGACGTATCTCGGGGAAAACGCACCGTTTCGTAACGAGTGTGAGAAGATAGAGTCTCGTCGTCGCCGCCGCCGCTGCCACCGTTACCTTCGGTCGAGAATATGGATAATCGCGTCCTGCTGGTTGTCGTGGATTTATGATAGTCCTGTAAACGCTTGTACAATTCGTCTACGTTATTCAGCATGGTCATCTTTTTGTTAAGCTCGGAGATTTGCACGTTAAACCATTCGAACCTTTCGATAACTTGATTCTTGAACTGGTCGTTTGTGCGCGACGCTTCGTTGTTGTGCTGTTTGATGGTATCTACGGCGGCGAGGACTTTGTTCAGTTTGTCATCGAGGGGCGATGGTAAAAACTTGTTTTCGAGTTCCACGTACACCTCTTCGATGATCCAGGCCGTAAATTCGGCTTTGTTCTTAAAATCCAGATGATCGATTAGCTGCAAGACCCCATGCTTGTTCACGCACAGCAGGCCGTCCGTTTCGTTGATGCTATTGTTAAACACCAACTCGTTGATTGTGCGCTTGTACTTGCCGTCGACCAATTTGTTTATGGCTCTTTGCGGGTCCGGGAAACCGAGGCCCTCGGCGAGTTTGTCTGCCGCTATCCACACTTCGTCGTTGAACAGATAGTTTATACTAAACGAAAACTGGTCATCGAATTGTATACGCTTCGTTTTGAACAGATACGAGAATCCGGAAGGAGATGGTAATTTACGGGATGGTGATGGTGTTTCGTTGTGCTGATTGTTGTCGTCTTCATACTCCTCCTCCTCTTCACTCCTACGATAGCCAAAGAGTTTAGCAAAAAAATTCAACGCCATTATTCTTGTTCAAAAACGTATGAGAATTTTTTTCCTTTATAATTATAACTGTACGGGACGCGAATCTGACTGTTGTTGCAGAATACGTGCTTATCTACCGCGGGCCACCAACTGAGCAGCGGTTTGTGTTTGCAGCGATTTTCGTACTTTTGCGTAGCTTTGATAAACGCCGCAGCAAAACACCCTTCGGGCACAGCCGCTTCTTCAAAAGTCAATTCTTGGGGCGCCACAAACACCTTATAGTATTGCTCGCGAGCTTGTTTCGACGCATGCATAGGAAACCGATCGATACGCAGCCACACGTGCACGCCTCGATTGCCGCTGTGCACGACGCGAGCAACGTTTTCGCCGAAAAAGTTTCTAAACGTTTCGGCGGCCACTAGGATTTTGGTGTCGAGATCCTCGCAATCGTCAAAGTCAACATCGATGACCCACTCTCGACCGCCGTTATCTTCTAGAGGCTTTACGTGCACGTCACTGATCCGGTTGCGTTTCAAAAACGAAGCAAAATCTTCGCACGAGTCGAAAAAGGTGTCGGGATGTTGCCAACGAATGCCGTCGTAAAAGGCGAAACGTCTACAATCGTTGTACGCGACGCTCTTCCACATTAGCTCAATCTGGTTAGGTGTATAAGTAAATTTTCTTTTAAACATGGTCTTGATCAGGCATGTGTCGGCAATTGAATGCTGAATAAGTATGATGACATTAACGTTATTAACTAGTAGCGTCGAGGAGATACCGCCAACTATTCAGACGACCTGAGCGCTTGACGCCAACTCGTTGATCATGCCGCACGAGTTGACTCCGCGCCGAACGCGCACGTAGCCGTCCTCACCATAATCGCTACCCCACGAATTCTTTATGATCCAGAAAGGCACGTTATTTTCGACGCCGTAGCCGACTAACAATACGGCGTGATTGAGACCGTTATTTTCGCAAAAACTAACGATTCCTCCGTAATAGTCGGTGAGATCGACGGCGTCTACGGCTATAGCTATGGGACCGACGTATCGCAACAGGTCCTCGAGCCGCTCCTCGTTGAGAAGAACGTATCGATAACAACTTCGAACGCCCGCCGCAAATTTGTGTGGTTTGAGTGCGCACGGTTGTCGTTCCGCTCTGTACGGATAGTCGAATTCTTGTTCGACACCGCCCATGTGCATGATTTGTTCGTACGCGGTATGAATGAGACCGCCGTCGCAGCCCATGTCTACAGAGTCGCAGTCTACCAATTGCTGTTCCGCTAAATCTATCAATCTATCGTATTTGATGGCGTACTGACTCTCTAGCGCGCCTAGACCCGCAAACGCCCAACACGCCCCGCACATGCCCTGATCTTTCACCGACGTGACTTTGTTCAGCGTTCGCCAATCGAAGCTGGTCGGTCGCTGTCGCTGAGCAGGCCCGTCGACCACAATGGTTTCGCAAAAATTTGCGCCCAACTCCCCCGACGCTAGGCCCGTGTGGCGAATGACCACCTCGTTCTTGGTCATGTCGGCGAAACGGTTAATCTTGTAGATGGCCGAATCGTTGCGGCTGTTCTTGTGGTTTATCGATTCCATGTTATGTCGAAATATGTTGTATCTATACTTTTTCTCGTCCTCGGTTTTGTATTTTTTGTTGTATTGCGCGATAAACTTTTCGAAATATAGCGGCGCGCTGTTAATGTTGTAGAGAATTGGCGGAGCGCCGACCGCCGTCGCATTTTGTTGTTGCGTTAACGCCGCGCCAATCAAAAGCACGAGTAATAGTGTTTTATTCATTATATGTTCGATAAATCATAGATACTTACTAGATAAAATGTGTTCTTTTGGCATTGTAATAAGGTTTATTTTCATAATGTTATATATCCCATCAATAGTAACGCTGCTTACAGCCGTCGCCGCCGCCGCCTCCGTTCCCGGAGTGCCTAGCATCGATTGGGCCGATCGTAACTATGCTCTAATCAAAATCAACCACGAAGCGACCGCTTACGAAAACTTGGTATCAATACAGTCGAATGTCCAAGTGCCGGTTTCGTGGAACGTTTGGTCCGGAGACGTGGGTGACGTGGCATACGTTCTCTTTGACGACAAACAAATGTACAAAGGAGACGCTGCCGTTAAAAAGGCCATAGTCTCCGTCGAAAAGGGAGGCACTTTTGACATGACCGTAAAATTATGTAACGTCAACGGTTGTTCGACCAGCAGCGCCGTTAAAGTGGTCGTCGCCGATACGGACGGTTCGCATTTGGCGCCTCTCGCGTACGACTATTTTGAAAACAACAAGCGTTTCAAGACGCATCCTAATAAAATTGTCGCCGGCTATTTTGTCGAGTGGGGAGTGTACCTTCGCCAGTTTCCCGCCGACAAGGTGCCCGTGCCGAACCTGTCGCATTTGCTCTACGGTTTCGTGCCAATATGCGGCGGAGACGGCATCAACGACGCCCTGAAAACGGTGCCGGGAAGCTTCGAGGCGTTGCAACGGTCGTGCGTCAATAGAGCCGATTTCAAGGTGACCATACACGATCCGTGGGCGGCCGTACAAAAACCTCAAAAAGGCGTGTCGTCGTGGAACGAACCGTACAAAGGCAACTTTGGTCAATTGATGGCAGTGAAAAGAGCGAATCCTCATCTCAAAGTGTTAGCATCGATCGGCGGATGGACGTTGTCCGATCCGTTTTATCATATGCACGACAAGAACGTGAGACAAATTTTCATCGATTCGGTGGAAGAGTATTTGATCACGTGGAAGTTCTTTGACGGCGTCGATATTGATTGGGAGTTTCCCGGCGGCAAGGGGGCGAATCCTAACGTGGGCGATGCGGAACGCGACCGCGAAACGTACACGCTCCTCCTGAAAGAGCTCCGGCTGCGTTTGGACGCGCTCGGCGCTCGCACCAATCGATACTACGCTCTGACTTCGGCCGTGAGCGCGGGCAACGACAAGATCGCAATTGTAAATTATACCGAAGCGCAAAAGTACTTGGACACGATATTTTTAATGAGCTACGATTTTAAAGGAGCGTGGAGCAACACCGAGCTGGGTCACCAGACGGCGCTCTTCGCGCCCACCTGGCGTCCCGACGAACCCTACTGCGCCGACCGCGCCGTAGAACTATTGCTCAATCAGCACGTGCCCGCCGGAAAGATTGCGCTCGGCGTGGCCATGTACGGCCGGGGATGGAGCGGCGTGGTCAGCGACGACAACAACAACCCGTTCCTCGGCGTCGCCGCGGGACCCGTGCCCGGCACTTGGGAGGCGGGCGTGGTAGACTATCGCCAGATCGTGCACAACATGTCGCAATACGACTACGCGTACGACGAAGTGGCCAAGGGCGCGTACGTGTACAATCATGAAAACGGCAATCTAATCACGTACGACGACCCAAAGTCGGTCGCCGATAAATCCAAGTACGTGCTCGATCACGAGTTGGCCGGCGTGTTTGCGTGGGAGATCGACGCCGATAACGGGGATTTACTGAACGCCATCAACAAGGGTTTGGGCGGAAAGCAAGCAGATTATTTGTATGACGAACAACAACAACAACAAGTTATAAAAGATGAATTGTAAAAAGGTTTAAATAAAGAATAATACAAAAATTACATGTAAAATACATTTATTTCCATTTCAATTCGAAATAACAAAGTTGACGGCAAATGCTACACTTTGGTGTGATGTCCTTGTTTTTGATGAATTTGCGCGATTTTATGTACATGTAGAAATAATGAAAAAAGTAGCATTTTTCTCGGCAGTCGTGGCAAATCGCTCGTTTGATGTTCGGTCTGTTGATATCCTTGAGGTTCTTTGTCGTGTAGTAGACCACGGCCCATTTAGAATATTTACTGTTTGCAATGTAGGGAAAAGCAGTGCTCGTTAAAGGTCGTTTCAAACGCAACTCCCAGTATTGCTTGTCGGGCACTTCTATGATAAAGAATTTCTTTGTCTTCAGCGTAACATCACACATTATCCTGGCCCTTTTGTTGTTACCCATTTTAATGTAACTGCATGCATGATCGATCGATGTACAGGTTATATGCATTAATTTAATCTAATCTACGACAGTATATCTAATCATTTTAACGCAATCGGTCGTATATAAATTTGCGCAGTGAATTTACTGCATTGTTATCAACATTATCATCAGCACCATGAAGAACGTTAGCAACATTGTCTACCAATCGCCGTGTTTCAACGCGAACGCACCCCTCGTACTGTTCGGCCAGCGTTTGATACAGGACAACGAGCGCCAGGCAAAGTACGTTTTGCGCGATCTTGTGTCCAGGGGTTACAGCTTGTGCGTTGTTGTTGATCGTACAGAGATAATAACTAAAATACACCCCATCACTAAGAAAAAAATTAAAATTGATGTATCTAATGAATACATTAAAAGGATGAAGAAGACGTTGATAAAGTGGGGCTATCCTGTAAAATTTGCAAAATTTGACGAGTTTAAAGGATACAAGTACGACATTGACACGGACGACTGGGACCGAGTCGATTACAATGGACCCCAAGAAAACATCCTCGTGACGATCGCCGGAAAGCAAGTCACGAAACAAGTGCCCATGTTAGTTCGTAACGATTATATTGTAAACTATTATACAGACTTGAAATTGAAATACAATAAAAATTCATAATGCAACACTTGCCTATTATTCAAATATAATGGTATCGTCCTATCTTATATCTTTGCATTGTACTGTTCAAATACATTTGTATTGTTGTCATTGTCTTGAAGACGTTGTGTGTAGCTTGCAGATAAAATATTACCGGCAATCTACATCTAATCTTTGTTAGTGTTCGTGTATAAAAGCCGTACGTTATCCTTGTGGTTATTAAACACGCAAGTAAAATGTTGAAGAAAACTACACTGTTGACTTTGATAATCATATTCCTCGAGTTCTGCCGCAGCATGCTGAACAGCCTGCTCGGCATACCCAGATACAACGTCTTGAAAAATCTGAGTATGTCCATGTACGGGGACAAATCGTCGCTGATGACGCGACTAGAAATTATTACGGGAGCGATTGCGTTTGTGGTGAGCCTGTTCTTTGTCCTGAGCAAATTAAAAAAGGAGAACGCTTTGCGCTACAAAGTTATTTTGCTGCTGCTGCCGATCGTGGGCGCGATAGCCTCGGCGGTGACGGTGAGCATACTCATCGATTTTCAAAACATTCTGACGGCGCCATGGGTGTACACGGTGGCGATCGTGCCCTCGATCACGGGCGAGTCGTTCCTTTTCGAGACGTGCATGTCCGACATCGTTGCGCTCATCGTCAAAGACAAGCAGCAGCGCGTCTCGCTGTTCCTGTGGGTGAAGGGCGGAAAGTTGGCGGGCATATGTTTCACGCAAATCGTACTGCCGCTGCTCAAAGTCGGCGAAGACGATATGCTCGAGATCGCCACGCCCGTCGTGTGTATAATGATGAGCGTCACTGGAGTGTTGTTGACGTCCGTAGTGGTGTTCGTGCCCGAAGACGAAACGACTGTCGTACAAATAACCGCACCGACGCCGACGCCATCGATAGAACTGCAGCAGCGCATAAACAACCCTGGATTTCAACAAAATCTCGAAGAAATAACCTACGTCATTGACGATGACTATATTATCAGAGAAAAAGAACCTAATGAATTGTCTTCCAATATAAAGTTGCTGTGGGAGTTTGTAAAGAGTTTGAACAGATATCATGTGGTGTTGTGTTCGTTGATCATGTTCCACAGCGCCCAGAGGGGCGAGTACAAGTTCACCTACTTGTTTCTGGCCAACAATCTAAACTTTGAGCCTCGACATTTGCGCATCATAAACGGCAGCCAATACCTCCTCTTCACCGTCTCCGTGTACGTGATGGGGTTCGTGATTCGGCACACTAACCACACGCACATCACCCTCATCGCGTTCATAGTGTCGATGCTGTTCAGCACGGCGGCGAGGGTGTGCCAGATTGTTTCGTGGGACCTCAACAACTTTATTGTATGGTGCGCGTCCGCGTTGCTGTCGACGCCGGGACCGCTGGCCTACCAGGTGATGCAGCAAGTCATGTACAAGAAACTCTACAACGAACAGCTCGTCGGCATCATACTGCTCTCGGTGGACAAGTTTGTGTCCATACCCATCATACAGCTGTACCAGATTGCGTACCAGCAACTGCATATATCGCCGTTCTACGTGACGCTGACGCTGATGCTGCTCACCACCGTCGGTGGACTGTCGACGAAAACCATGCGAACGTGGTTAAACTCTTAGGGTTATTGATTGTATTCAAAAATAAAAACTATATTTTACTGCATACAATTTTTTTATTTATTAGTACCATTATAAGTTTAAACGCATAAAATGCACACTTTACTCATAATATTATATTTTGTCGTCGCCGCCGTGAATGGCCACGGCTATTTGTCTCAGCCGGTGGCGCGACAGTACAAATGTTTTCGAGACAATCACTTTTGGTGGCCGGACAACGGCGACGAAATACCCGACCCCGCCTGCCAATTCGCTTACAAAACGGTCTATGCGAAATATAGGAGCGACGGCGAATCGCCCGGCGTCGCCGCCAACGCTGCGCAATACATGTTTCAGCAGTACTACGAGTACGCGGCGCTCGCCGGTCCCAACTACGACGATCTCGAACACATTAAGACGCACGTCGTTCCGCACAGCTTATGCGCCGCCGGCGCCGTCGATCGGCTAGGTCCTTTCGGCGATAAATCGGGCATGGACGAGCCGACACCCTTGTGGCACGCCACCACGCTATTTCACAGCAGCAAGGAAAAGTACCAGAGCGGCCACCAGATGACCCTACACTTTTGCCCGACGGCCGTGCACGAGCCCAGCTATTTCGAGGTGTACGTCTCCCGGCCCGAATACAACTACACCGCCGAACTGACTTGGAGCGATCTGGAACTGATAGGCGGAGACGGATCACAACTGGTCAAGAACGACGGCACCGACGAAGCGTGCGCCGGCGACGAACTGTACACTATTCCCGTGCGCGTACCGTTTCGGTCGCAAAAATTTGTGATCTTTGTCCGCTGGCAGCGTAACGACGTCGTCGGCGAAGGTTTCTACAATTGCGCCGACGTACAGTTTGATAGCTATAGTTTAGAACGGCGACGAAAACAGGAGCAACGACGACGACGCCACCATTAGAATTCCATTTGAGATTCTGCCATCTGCAGTTGTCGCAAAAATGAATCGTTCGGCCGAATGTTGCGTCTGTCGACGACGATCTGGTACGCTTCGGCCAAACTGATCTTGTAGTGTTTCATCAAAAAATATATAACCAAAGTGGCGCTCCGCGACACGCCCGCATGACAATGCACGTACACGTTCTTGCCCTCCTTCAACTTGTCCTCGATAAACTTGTAGGCGGCGTCAAAGTGCTGCATAATATTTGCCGTAACATTGTCGTGAATATAAATGTATAGGTAATCCTCGCGAGGTATACCCAGTTCCTCGACCTTCAACAAACTGTCGTCCCATACGCTGACGATGGCGCCAATGTCCTTTTCGGCGATGAAGCGCTTCAAATCGTTGACGTCATAAATTATTCCTCCCAAATACAATTTGTCGTCATCGAGTATACAGGACACGTTTACATAGTTTCCGTTCGAGAGCCGAGTAAAGTTGTCTTCGTTGTTGTTGTTAATATTCATTCCGGCGTCTTCTTAATAATAATGAATAAATTATAATATTTTATAGTCAGTATAAAATAAAATTTTTTAGGTCACCTATTTACTGTATCGAGTCATCGTTCACCATGAACGGTTGCACTGTCCTAATTTTATTTTTCGCACTGACCACCACCGGGATGGCGTCTTCCGCCCGAATCCTGGCCGTCTTCCCGACGCCCGCCTACAGCCACCACAGCGTCTTCAAGGTGTACGTTCGTGCGCTGGTCGAAAGGGGTCACGAAGTCGTCGTCATAAAATCCACCGACAAGGTAGACTACAAATCCGATCATCGGCCGTACCGCCTCAGCAACAACAACAACGTCACCGAAATTGATGTGTCTCTATCGCAAGACTACTTTAAAAAACTCATGAAGCAGGCGCAAGTGTTTAGGAAACGGGGTCTTGTCGCCGACAGCAGCACCGTCACCGCCGACAATTACATGGGCATGGTGCGCATGATCAGCGACCAATTCAACCTGCCCGCCGTCAAGAAACTCATCAAGGAGAAACCCAAGTTTGATGTGATCATCACCGAAGCCTTCATAGACTATTCCCTCGTGTTTTCGCATCTGTTCGACGACGCGCCCGTAATTCAAATCTCGTCGGGCTATGCGGTAGCGGAGAACTTTGAAACGATGGGCGCCGTCAGCCGACACCCCGTCTACTATCCCAACATGTGGAGGGACAAGTTTAGCAATCTTAACGTGTGGGACCTCATCAACGAATTGTACGTGGAACTGAAACTGTACAACGAATTCAACAAACTGGCCGACGAACAGAACCAATTGCTGAAGCAGCAGTTTGGCGCCGACACTCCGACCATTCAAGAGTTGAGAAATCGAGTCCAACTGTTGTTCGTCAACACGCACCCCGTTTTCGACAACAATCGACCTGTGCCGCCGAGCGTGCAGTATTTGGGCTCGCTACATCTAACCGACAAACATCCCAAACCCTTGTTCGGTACGGTTCGAGAGGTGCTCGACAACGCCACCAACGGAGCCGTCTACGTGAGCTTCGGTTCGGGAATCAGCACCGACGAAATGGAATCGGAATTCATCGAAATGCTGCTGCGCACGTTCGAGACTCTACCCTACACGATTTTGTGGAAATATGACGGATACCTGAGTCGCATGCCCGACAACGTGTTTGTACAGTCATGGTTCGAACAATACGATCTATTACATCATCCCAATTTGAAAGCTTTTGTGACCCAAGGCGGTGTGCAGAGCACGGACGAGGCCATCGACGCGCTCGTACCCATGGTCGGCATGCCAATGATGGGAGATCAAGCGTTCAACACGAACAAGTACGCGGAACTGGGCATAGGTCGCGTCGTCGACACGGTCACCGTCAACACTCTGGAAATGATCGACGCCATCACGGATGTGGCCGAAAATCCCCGATACCGCAAGAAGATGACGGAATTGCGCCATTTGATTCGTCATCAAGCAATTGCGCCAATACACAAAGCGATATGGTACACCGAGCACGTGATCGACAGCTCCCGTCAAGGCGAAACTCTATTAAAAACCAAAGCCTCGAATGTTAATTATAGCGATTACATCATGTCGTACATATTTGTGCCGTTGGCCTCGTTCACAGTAATGAACCATTTACGTCAATTACTGAGAATTAATTTAGTGTGAAAAACAGGATGTATGTATTAAAACTGAATAAATATTCATCATTGTCAAAAATGTGTGTCTGTATTATTATTTTTTCAACGTATTGCTTACGCGCGCAAACGCCTACTGCGCAAGTTCGACATATAAATGGTCGTTGCCGAAGCGTTGGTACTCAGTGTATTCAAATTGTTAGCTAGCGTCGCACACTTGCCTGCCGCCATGGCTACGATCAGAAACAAAAGTCTGTTGCGCAGTTTGGAACAGGAGAACACTAAAGTTCGCCAAGTTCCCGTGTCCGATTTAAAGAAAGTGTCTCGTGCCATTTCCATACTTCAACAGTCGAACGCCGCTCTGGCGAAACTTGTAAATAATTTACAAATGTACTACGAGCGAAAATACAAGTCCAAAGTGTTGGAGCTGCAGACGGCTTTGCAGTTGAAAACTCAAACTATCGCTCAGATCGAACAAGACTTTGTGGTCGAGTATTTGTTTGTTGTAAAGATTAAAAATTGTGTGTATCTGCTGAACGATTTCGAGGCGGTCAATAAGTATCTAAGTGACAATTCCGATTGCCGAGTTATTAGCGGCCCATCCACTAACGTTCATTTCTTACGACTTGCCCCGTTGTGCAAACTGTACAGAAAAGTGCCGGGATAAAATAAAACCGTTGAAGCCACTAATTAAACCACAATCCTACGTTCTTTCCCCTGACATTATCACAACACGCCAGTTCGACAGGAAAAACAATCCTTCAGTGACCATACACACGTTTAGGTACATTCCTGTCAGTTTGCATCTTGTTAGTCATACCGAGGGATTGCGTGTCTGTGGATGGTTATAATCCTATCATTATATGAAGATTGTTGTCATTTAAAAGGAATACTCGTCATTTTGAAATATCTTTATGGATTATTTTCATTTTGCAACAACATGACGTGTACCCGTAAGCAAGAGATTGCTATTGCTTTGAGTTTTATTGCGAGTGAATATCTAAGTATTTAAACCTAAAAGAAGACATAGAATGTGGGTAAAAAAATGGTTATTAGAAAAGGAGAAATATAGTGGTATAAGACTTTTAAAAGATCTGGCATGCGATGAACCTGCTGATTTTTACCCGACTGCCAAAGAAGGAGGGTAATGTTTTTTAGAACTATTTATTTGAGAATGGATATCTCGACTGCCTCGTTGGCCGAGTGGTCGCAAGTGCAACTGCCGGGCAAGGGGTCTCGGGTTCGATTCCCGGGTCGGGCAAATTATTACTGGGTTTTTAAATAAAATCTCAGTAGTAGCACGGAGTCTGGAAATGTGCCCGGTATATGGCAATAGGCTCACCCCCTATTACATGGGACTCATAACATATATATATAGTGAAAAGTGGGTGTTACTTCTGTGTGCACCTCTGCCTACCCCTTCGGGGAAAAAAGGCGTGATGTTATGTTATCTCGACATTTTGGGAATACATTTTATCCTTCCGGGACGAAGACGAACACAAAATGATTACAAACGTGCGCTCAATCCCGCCGGACAAATAAACAGGCACTAACTTGATCACAAAGCGCGTCGCGTCCTTCGCGACGAGAAGGGAGGCGGGGTTATAATACCGTCATTCTTTCTCGCTCTTGCAAATCCACTGGCGTTCATTCCGTAAGGATTGTAGATTCCGGCAAGAATGAACGTTAGTGGATGGGCCGCTATTCTCTGTCGAATATCAAAGTCGAGCAACGTGGAGCGCGCGCTGATCAGTGCCCTGGCGGTCTCCAAGTGTCCCGAACGCATTCGCGTCAACGGAGACGAGATCATTTTTCAAACGCCCGACGATTTGGATAAGTTTGAAAACGAACTGCGAGTAATGTATTCAGACTAAAATCAACTTAAGAATCTCTCGTAAAAATGTACGAATTTGATAAAAGTTTTTTAAAAGTATTTACAAACGACGACGACGAAGAGTTGCTTGCCTCGTCGTCGCACTACAATGCGACTAACAAAAGATTAACGCAAAGCTATAACATTTCGCGGCCTAGCGTCATAAAGGTGACGCTCGATTCGCAAAATTCTTTACTACAAGCCGTGTTTCAATGTGAAGACAGGATAATGTGTATCGTCAACGCCCGTGATGCTAGTCAGCCGATCGTGTTTGACGGTTTCGTGGACGAGCAAGATGACGAGTGTAAAACTAAAATGTTTTGCGTCGGCGCGCTGAAAGAATTGAACGAGGAACACGGTCTCTGCGTGCGAGACATGGTTCGCGCAATGGAATCTCCTACAATTTTACACATTTACGTAAACGAGGCTAAAATCTCAACAGACCCTCACAAAAACATCAATCTTGCCAATTGCATTAGCGACAACGGCGCTCATTTCGATGACCTAATTAACCGCCTGCGAGCCAACAGCGAAATGACGCAACGTCGGCGCCGACCCACTAAATCGAATCTCACTCGCTGGGCGCCGGTGTCGTGCAAAACGGGTAGACATTTGCTCACAGCCACTATAATATTAAATAACTATAGTTTTAGTAAAATATAGGCCAATTATACAACAAATTATTTATTCATATATTTATTAGCTAAACAAAGGTAATGTGCTTTCATCGTTAGTATAGAATTTTTGTTTGTTATATTGTATTGTAGATGATATTAGACTATTTGTTTTATTGTTATAATGCTTTACAATGGTGATTGTTATAATTGTATTACACGATATTCCTACTACTGTTAATACTACCACTGCTACTGTAATTGATATTAAAGCTACTTTTACGGATTTTACATCAATCTTTGTTTCATTTTTCTCTTCATCAATAATCTTGGTTTGATTTCCTCGAGCAGTAGCACTGCCTGCAGTAATTGGTTGCTGGTGATTTTTAGTGCTGTTGTTGTCGGTGATGTTGTTTTTATTGTTGTTGATGATGATTGGTGGGTAAGCAATAGAGACGTTTAGCGTTTTGGTCGGTACGACGGTCATGCAGTAGCGATTTGGTTCGTGGCCAAAGTGTCGAAGGTACCGCTGAGAATTCTCAAACAACCAAATGGGTGTTTCGTCGAGATTGTTGGTGAGGTGGCGAGTCAGATTGTTGTTGCGCTGATAGAAACGTAAAAATAAACGTTTGTTGTACATGGCGGCCAGATGAACAATGGTGTTTCCGCGGACGTCGAGCGGTTTCTTCATATTGATTTCGGCAATGTGCTCGTCGCGCAGACTCATCAGCCGGTCGACGTAAAAACGCAAACGGCCCGTGACGTTGACGGGCGGCGAAATGAAAATTTGGCATCCAAGCGATAGTTTTTCATACTTTTGCACAATCATCTTGGCCATGTTCTTGGACGACGACAAAGACGCATCGATTGTCGATAATAGTGTATTTTCTGTACGCAGAATGGGTAGTTTTAGCATCATGTTCACTATGGCTTCTCGATCGTTACACGACACGTTGGCCGCATACGAATATTTGTCGTCCACGCTGAAAAACTTGTCCACGACGTTCATGGGGTCTCGGCGATCGTCGAGCAGGAGACGCACGCCCAATTTTATCAAACCCTTTTGCAAAAAGTCAAGATCGAAGCGTGTCACTTCGTTGCGATTGAACCGAATAATTTTCTGATGATTCACTATCGAATGCGGGAACACGTTGTTTTCCAAATACAATTTTGTGGGAGTCAAAACGAAAACGCAGTCGCTGAACCTGACGGCAATATAATTTCGGCAATTGCTAAAGGTGTCGTTTGATAAAATTTCCAAATAGACTTTTTGTACGTCTTCACGTTGATGATGTGCGTGTTTGTTGCTGATGTAGTTGCATTCAGCGAGCTTGTTGCGTTTGAAGAGCGTAAACTCGTTTTCGAGCTGAGGGTTCGATTGAATCGTGTAGTTGTGCTTGAGGATGGCCTCCCTCAACAGTTCGGGACGCTTTTCGTACAAGAATGAAACGAGAGCGCTGCCCATAGGATAGAGAATCTGATCCTCGTAGTCGGCGCGCACGATCTCGTCGATGGTTTTGTGCTGGTAGTTGCGCAGATTAAAGTAGTCGCGCCAGAAACATTTGCGAAAACCGAAACGGTTCGCGGCTCCTTCGTGGTACCAATTCGAGTTTGGCCGATGGCCCACCCGATGATTCGTAGAGAAGAGCAAACAGTGGAAGAGCTCGTGGCCGAAAGCGTTGGGTATGGCGTCGGCGTCAAAGAAAACGCTAGCTTGAATCTTTTGCGGTCTGTGTTGGTAGAGTGCGATGCCTCCGTTGTCGACGCTGGTAGTTTTCAGTAGACCTGTGCGAATGTATTCGCTGCGATTCTTGTACACGTACATGTCTATGTTGAAAACGGTGTGAGTGTACGACATGTTCAATCTCGACCACAATCCTCTAAAGTTGCCGTACACAAAGTCGGACTCTTCCTGCATCTTGTTGAGCACGTTCAGATCTCGAATGTTGTGGTGAACGGTTATGTTTAAGGGGCCGCTTTTGAGAATCGTCGTTTGGGGAAACTGTTCCATTTCGATGCTCTCGTATAGATCGCCGTTGAATCGCTTTTGGTCGTTCTTGGACAGTTTTGAAACGTAATAGATGTATGCTTCTTGTTTGACGTGTTCGGGCCGCATCGTGGTGAGGGGGTAGTTTAGAGTCATGGTTATCAGGCAAACGGCGGCGTCGTCAATTTCTGCAACAAAATGGCGCGAATAGCGCAATGAACGTCTCAGGTGCGCATAGGTCGCCAGCAGCGTCTTGAACCGCGAAGACGGCGCCCAAATTATGTAGTTGTTGAAGAAAATTCGATATCGTACCCAATCGTCTTTGAAATGTAGCACTCCATGATAGTTGGCGTACAGTTCGGCGACAGCTTGGTACACGGCGTCTCCGGCCAACTGCAGTCCTCGCGTAATGCCGCTGTCTACGCGCACAAACTCTTCGAGATGATGCGCCACCGCGCCGATGGTCTGCGGCTGCGGCGCGTACCGTTGTACGTCGGACAAGACTTGTATCCACTGGACGAATCGATGCAGGTCGGCGATTTGCGTAAAGTTGAATCTCTGCGTCGTAAAGTTGGAGACGACAATTTTTCCGTCGCAAGAGCTGCCCCTCTTGAATCTCATAGCCACACAATTCTCTCGATAGTTTTTCAAGTTATCATCATTGGCGGCGACGACGACGACGATGACTACGGCGAACACCACACGGATAATTAACGACGACGACAGTAGTGCTGTCATGGTGCCTGCTGATTCGTTTGTGAATAAAGAAACGCCACGACGATGGTGTATTTTATAGGAGGTTTTTTTAATAAGCACCATTAAAAATTTATCGTGGCGATAATATGCACATCGACAAATTTGCATTGTCCGTGACGAGAATGTACGATAAAATTGAATCGTTGACGAGCGCGCTGACCGACCTGCGTCATTTCATCGAAACGCATGTCAGCGAACGCGACTACGTGGGTTTGGGATACACGTCCCGCGATAAATTCGTGGACGACGTCGTTGACGCAGTGGTGTATTTGCATCTGCGTAACGAAAAAATCAAATCGAAAATATGCAGTAGCGACGACGGCGAAACCTTCAACTCGTTCTCGTCGCGCCGCGTGGTCAACATTAACCAATATAAATGTAAAAATTGCGGAACCGTAAATAATTTTTGCACTACTATACACGAAAACCTATCAAATTTTAACGAAGACAATCATGATGGCGACGACGACGACGACGATAGTAAAAACAGCGATGATGACGACAGCGATGATGACGACGACGACACTAAAAATAGGTCTCAAGTTCGGCGAAACGCAATTCTTTTCATTTCAAAGTGGACAATTTTCAAATTGGTCACCGAACTGATTCTGTGGGCACGATGCTGGTTCTGGGGCTATTGCGAGAAACCCTGGTACATTCTGTGGAATGCCAAAAATAAAATTCTAAATACTGGTAAGTAGTTACTCAGTCTCGTCTCGTATTCGATAATATACAGTCGATCATCAATTATCATCATGCAAGACGAACGAATACTGATATTAGCGGAGAAGGACCGAAACTTGAAAATTCACTACGAAAATAAAGTAATGTCCGTTCTGAAAAAAGGGGGCAAGATCGACGAAAACACCAAGAACGAACTCATAATTATGGTGGCCGATCAGTTTGGTATCGAGGAACAGCTCTATTCGCTTCGCCACAACCAAACCGACGTCCGCCGTAAGGAATTCATCAACAATCTAAAAGAGCTCGACTTTAGCAATTACGAAGTCGAAGAGATGCTAAACGCCGACGTCGATTGTGATCTTTTATCAAAGAAATACAAGACGACGACAAAGCCAGAGTCGATTCAAACTGCTTTTGCGAATAACAGCAAGAGATTTGTCAAGATTCTCAAACAGTTTGTGGACAAGCGAAACGTGTACCGCAAATCGGAAAACGCCAACCTTTTGCAGGAACTCGTATTGTTAAAGAGTAATCTAATAAAACATTTGTGTACTATGGAAAAACTGTCAATGTAATAAATAAAAAACATTTTTATAAACCAAAGTCTTTATTTTTAATAATAGTCGGCCAACACGATAGCGCCATTGTTTTCGTTGACAATATTAATTATTTTTTCAATCATGGCGACCTTTTGGTCTATGTCGCCCACCTCCTGGATCGTAACCGCATAGTCGTCGCTCTGCGGAGTTCGCAAAAAATCTTCATAGTTTTTGTATACAGGAGACGCGTCGCCGTCGACGCACACCGTGTCCTCGCACACGGCCAACGTATCGATTATGCCGTGCACCACAAAAATAGGACAAAAGTATTTATCTAAAAGTTCTTCGACGGCATCGTCGTCGCGTCTGCCGACACTAGTGAGCGCCAACGTGTACAGAGCTATGCGCATTATTTTAGTTAACGGTGGTGATGATCGGGGCGATGGTGGTGTCGGCGATTTGATGATCAAAAATCCAACTCTTGGGCGGCGGCGGCAGAAGAAGATTTTCTTCTTCGTTGTGCCAATACGATGATGAGTCTTTAAACGTGAACGACGACAACGTAGTATTTGTCGTCGCGAGCGGCGGCTGAATCGTAATGGGTCTGTTGTTTTTGGGCACGGCGTAATATTCGTTTGGTCGCGGCGGCGCCGCCGCCACAGACTCTAATGACGTCGACGCCGATAATTGCGCACTGATTTCCGTCTCTTCGTGGAAATGATGGAGCGTCGTCGTGTAGATTTCGTGCAGTTTCCACAAAGTGTATCCGTTTAGCGTCAACAGCAAAATTAAAACAAACGCCAATTCGAATCGGTTCGCTTTCAAAAAAGTCACTTCGCCGCTATAGTACTCCTTTCGACACAATGCGCAATATGCAATCTCGCCGACTCGATAGCAGTTGGCGTCGAAACCGCCCCCCACGTTATTGTAGTCGAGACGCACTATGCCGTTCCAGCACACGGATTCTTTGTCGTGTTCGCGGACGTTGGCGTCCAGAACGGGGATGTGGCCGTACTCGACGACCCAGTTGTACGTGCAAATCAGCACCACCACCGTCAACGTAGCGTGCGTTGCCACCAAAGTTAGGAACACGAGCAGATATTGTAACAAATGTAATTTTTCGTAAGCAGCACACCGACGCCGACGATGATGAGATTGACGCCGTATACGAACACGAATCCGCTGCAGTTGAAGACGGGCGAACTGTTGGCGTAATCGATGAGCAGAGCGTACTTGGATTCCACAATTCCCGCAATTCCCAGCACGGCAAACGCGACGCCGACGACCACGGTCACGATCGAGCGCGCGATACAACTAAGTGCCACCGCCATGTTCTTGCTACTGATCGTCTGCGTGGTGATTTTTTTATTTTTATTATGCAAACCCATTTACGACGCCCACTTTCAAATTAAAAAATCCCAAACCGAATACAACGACACTGTCGACGAACGAATAGACTATATGCGCAACGTGCTGCAGCGTAGGCGATTCGTTCCGCTCAGCGCTCTACCCAATATCGTCTTCAACACAAATCTGGGCACGATAAACGAGGGCGAATCCAAGTGTCTGTCGGTGCCAATTTACGTGGGATTAACGAACACGCCAAATTTCGACTGTACCGCGCTCTGCGACAATCCCACGGCCACGTACTTTTACGTCGGCGAATATGACAAGTTCGTCGTCAACGGTCAGATGCTGCTTCGCGGCGGCTACTGCACGACAAGCAGCGTGCCCAGAAACTGCAACCGCGAAACGAGCGTGATCATTCACAGCCTGAACCAGTGGACGTGTATCGCCGAAGATCCACGCTATTTCAGCGGACCTCAAAACATCAACCAGGTCGCGGGACGGCAGCACATTGATCGGATCGCGCCCGGCCAGGCGAATCGCAACGTCCTGTTCGATCGACTGCTCGGCGTCGAAGTGGACGTGACCCGAAACACGTTTCGCAGCCACTGGGACGAGGAGATGCCCGACGGCAGCGGTCGTCGTTTCGAGATGCGCTGCAACGCCCTCGACGATCACAACAACAGAATGTTCGTGAACCCCTTCAATCCGATCGAGTGTCTGCCCAACATATGTACCAACGTCAACTTTGTGATGCCCGACGTCCGGCCAAACTTTGAGACTGGCGAATGCGAGTGCGGCGACTTTGCCGTGACGCGAGTTCGCCACCTCGATCCCGCCGACAAGACGTCCATGTGCGCCGCCGTCGTGGACACTTTCGACGAACACACCCTGTCTCTGCAGTATCGCGTCGATTGCATGAACATGGACATGCCCGTCGAGAAATACGACCGTAACATGCTGTGGTGTCCCTCGAACATATTCAACCAGAACACGGACAACGCGTTTCTCTTCACCGTGCCCGGCTCGTTTCCCATCTCGGGCAACGGTATTGACGAACCTACGTGGCGTCTCTACATGGAGATACGGAGTCGAATCGAGCTGAACGTGGACCGTCCCCGTCCGCCCGCATAGACGATGAATTCTCTAAGTTGATAAAATGCACAATATAGTTTTGATCGTATTGCTAGTAGTCTTGATCGCGGTCATATACAACAATGTCGGACTGCTGCGGTACGTTCAGCAGGATTACATTCCCGTCGTGGCGACGTTCGACAATAGCGACGTACCTCTCATTCAGCCCCCGACCGAGATCGTCATCGACGGTAACCAGTACGAATGCCACAAACAACTCACGCCCTGTTCGACGCATCAAGATTGCGACATATGTCGAGAGGGCCTAGCCAATTGCCAGTACTTTGAAGACAGAACGCTCATCACGATCACGCACGACGACGGCGAAAAGCAAGAGTTCACCATCGAGCCGGGCGAATCGTATTGCATGGCGTTGGACCGAGAGCGCGCCAGATCGTGCAATCCCAACACGGGCGTGTGGATCCTCGCCGAAAGCCCCGTCGGCTACGCGCTACTCTGCAGCTGTCTCACGCCCGGTCTCGTAACTCAGCTCAGTCTCTACCACGATTGCGACATTCCCGTCGGATGCCAGCCCAACGGCCAAATCATTAGCATCAACGAGCGGCCGATGCGGTGTTCGTGCGAGGTCGGCTACGTGGCCGACTTCAACGCCGACACGCAGACGCCCTTTTGCAGACCGCGCCGAATCCGCGACGTCATACAGAACAGCGAGTTCTTTCCGCAGGCGCCGTGTCCCCAGGGCTACATTCCCATCGAACATCCCGGCCTCGATCCGGAATACTTGCGCATCACGAACGCGAGGAACGTTTGCGTGATCGATCCGTGCTCTGTCGATCCCATCAGCGGACAGAGGCACGCACGCTACCTCGTATCGTACACGCACAATGGCGAAGAACGACACTTTTGCAATTGTCCCATCTCCAGCAATCTGTTTGGAGTGTACAGCGATCAACAGACAATGGTGAGGACGTCGTCGCAACGGCTCGTCAACGCCTGCCTGCGACCCTTTAACGTTCCTCTAGCGGTTTTGCCCGTCATCGAATACAAATGGTTCTGGGGACACATTGATCTGTTCATTTCCGACGACGACGTAGTCGCCTATGTCAATCACTTTATGCTCAGCTCGCCCAGATATCAACGAATGCTCTTCCACGTTACAAAACAGCATCCTCACTTTCCGGCCAGCGTAAACTTTTTCGTCATGAAATTCTCGACGGCATACACTCCCATCTTTGAATCGATACCCACTCTACAAAACATTTACACTCAATACTATCTACTAAACTACACTCTGTGTTTCTATCCCGGCCTCGAGGGTAGATGCATCGTCAGCGGCTACATGAATTGCGTACGGAGACACGGCATCGTCCAAGTTAACACGGCCGAACGTTTCACCGACAAACAGTGTATTGTAAGTCGAGACGGCCGATGGATCAGAGTGTGGCATCGACCTAACGTGTACCGCGGCGGACGATTCCCCGTGGCGCTCTACGTCAGCGTCAAGTTTGTGCATTCCGGCGACAGAAACTTTTACGACGGTCCGTCCCGTCTTTGGCATCGACACGACCGCAAACTACGAATGACATTTGGAATCTCTTCATACCCCTCCTCAACACATACCATCACATCAGCATACAATGAACAGCGTCACCGAAGCCTTGCAACTGGCGCGACAGTTTGAAGCGGCTCGACTGTACGTCAAAGCCGCGGCATGCTACAATCTCGCCATACACTTTTTAACATTGCTCAAAAGCAAAAAACTCGCCATACCTTTGATGATAATGTGCGATGAAAAAATTCTACATTGCGTCCGCGAAAGGAACAGAGTGATCAAGTTAAACAAACAAATTGTATTGAAAAAATATGTTTTATTAAAATGATAAATATAAAAAAAATGGTCGTTTCAATGACAATCCATGTAATTTCCTCGAAAAGGCAAGGGTAACGAATCGTTACCCTTGTTTCGGCGACGACATGTGTCGTTTCGAGGAAACAAAGATTATACAAAGCAAAACTTTAAAGTAGTAGTGTGATGCACAAACAACGTGGGCACGGCGGCGCTCGTGGAATTGCCGGCCGCGATCAACTTTGAAATCACATTTTCGATAGATTCCTTCACATCCTCGACGACACGTTTGCTGTTGCTGACGCTGCTCTTTTTCTTTACGACGACATCCTCTTTTGTGCTCAAAGTGCGAATGCTAAACTCTTCGTCGTGATAGTAAAAGTTTTTCGGTATAGCGCCCTCCTTGGTCTTGTTCGTCATCGTGGCGTCCAAATACACCACCTCGTCGGCGCCCATCACAGGAATAACTTCATTGCTAATCTCGGGTTTGCCGTCCATGCGATTGACTATCGTCGCGTTTATGACCACATTCTTTTCGATTTTGTTATTTTCTTCCGTGGTGTTGGAAACGCTGGTGTCGGAGACGTTCGTGTTGATGGTGTCGGTGGATGAAATATTAAACACCTCTCGAATTATCGATTCGGGAATGATGGGCAGCGGCGAAGAAATCGATACGACTTTCATCGTCGCGGGTTCCGTGACAGTTTCTTCGACTCGAGGCGTCGTCGGTTCGGTGACGGTTTCCTCGACTCGAGGAGTCGTCGGCGTCGTCGATTCAAGAATCATAGTGACCGCTTTTTTAGTCTTGTGACGCGGAGGATTTTTGCATGTCTTTGGCGGCGTGTAGCTCAGTTTCTTTGTGTTGAGCGGATTGCAAGATTCCGTAAAATTGCTTTCGGTCGTCGGGTTTTTGATGAAAACGTGCGCCTGTTCGTAGGCATCCATGAGTTTCTCCTTCTTCAGCAGCACAACGCGCTTCAGCTTGCCGGCCGTGTTGAGGGCCAGATAGGCGGTGCGGTTGTTCTCAAACTGCTTCACGATGAAACGATTGTTAAACTCATCGTAGATTTCGGACCACAGACACTCGCTGTTGGGCAGCAAGGCCGTGTACCCGTAGCCGCACTCGTTGATGCAGAGATAGTTACAGTAGCGCGACGAGCGAAGCAGCAACAATCCGTGGGGACGGGCGATGCGGTGCCACAGAGTTTGATTGGAGGGAACGGCGTCGAACGCGCCGTCCACGGTGCCGTTTGCGTTCATTTGCAGCAAGTAATGATTCAGATAGATGTGCACGTGATTCTGAGTGCCGATTCTCAGCGGGGCATCACTCACGTTGCCGATGGGCAGAGCGCGAACCGTCGCCGTCGCCACCATCAAAAGTAGAAGCGAAACAACAACTTTTTGTACTACCATCTTGATGTTCACTGTATCGTGCCTGAACGTTGACTTAATTTTCAAAGCACCACTCTCGTCTTTTATACCGACCACCAAGGTTGTCGATGAGTAATTCGATTTATAATTAAACCGATATCACACAATTGTTTGACGTCAAACAGGCAGGGTATTTACCGCATAAATTAATCACTTAATAGTTTACCTATAACACCCGTGACAGACAATAGAGTATACACCATCAATTATTCAACTATTGTCCAAGGGACACGAATGTCCGTACAAAAGGTCCGAGTACCCGTAAAACGTTCACATTTGCAATTGAAACGTAATTGTGGTGGTGGCGGCGGCGACGAAGCTGAAGAAAATATGGAACGCTTCGATCTGATAACGGACCCGATCGGCTGGAACGAGAGTCGGTTCGATAAATTTGCCGCATGCTACTACGTGCCCCACCGTAGTCGTTCCATGAAAACGATGCTAACTTTGAGATTGTGTTCGGTGCTCGCCACGTCCATACTCATCGCGGCCGCACTCTACGACGCCGCCGACCTCAACGATTTCATGCTTTACTATTCGCATTGGTCATTAGTGGCGCTGATGATCATGTCCATGATGGGATCGATCACCTCGCTGATGGCCATGCACCAGACTTACAGCAACACAAACTACGTGCCGCCCTACACTACGCTATTTTACCTGCTGTACAACATTACGTGCACGGCCAACATTCTGTCTACAATAGTTTACTTTATCACGACGTTCACCTATTCGGCGGCAATAAAGAAGCCCGTCAATCATGTGGTGCACTCCTTCAACACCCTACTCGTCCTCGTCGAAGTGATGGCAAACGCCGTGCCCATGAGATTGTTCCACGTCTGCCAGCCCATGCTGTTTACGTTGGCGTACGGAATATTCGCTTTCGTCTACCACTACTACACCGGCAGAGTCATATACAGGTATCTCGAGTGGGAGAATCAAAAGGAAATATCAAAATTGTGTATAAGTTTCTCGATACTAATGTTTGTCGTGTACATGGTCCTGTATGTGATTAGTTTTATAAAAAATAAAATGATTAGATAGAAACAAAAATTTTATTGTCTTAACATTAAATTATATCTACACAATACGCTATGTTTTATTTCATCGTTTTCGTCGGTCACTTGAATGCCGCAACAAAAAGTTTTCAGCCTGTTATTCTCGTCGCAGTACACCCCCTCGTCGGCGAGACTCGCTCTCTTGTTGCAATCTAGCAACGACTCGACTCTTCGCCGATGAATAGTGTACTTTTTATTTAGAATTTCAGACATTTGTCCGATGCCCGAATCGCCGCAGTACTTGTTCTTTGCCAGTATAACTTCGACGGGAGCGTCGAGATCAAACTGCAGGTCGCAGTGTATACACTTTAATTCGCCAAAGTCATAGAATACACCGTTCTCAGCCAACTTTTTAGCCACGTCGCGATTGTAGTGAGCGCATAGAGATTTCATTCTATTAACTTCGCTGTTATACGCGAGCATATTAATGTTTCTTTGTACGAATCTCTCGAACAGCCTCAACTCGGTCTGATACTCTTTCAAATAAAAAGTTTGGTCTCTGAGCACGGGTAGAACGACGTACGAATTGTAAAATTTCACCACGTACACGCACATCGGTGCGTTCATCACGTACATTTGCCTTTGCATCTGACGATAATGCGGGTCGGTCCGTTCGACCGCGAACATTGGTTCTCCCTGCCTGTTCACCGACAGCGCCGTGTGTTTGACGCGGTATCGATCCTTGCGAACGCCCAAAACGTTGCGCACCTGCTCAAAGTTTTTATCCTTGTACGTGTGGGGACATTTAATTTCCACGGGAATATGTTTTACTTTGTCGTCGTCGACACCTTCCAATTTTACCTCGAAGATGGCATCGGGAGAGGCCGAAAACAATCCAAACTCGGACAGCATCATGCCACAGTTGAGGACGGATTTTGTCACTTTGGCGCCGAGTGTAGTTTCGATGACGCCCTTGATTTGATCGACCAGAAACTTGTCGCGTTTCAGGCGATCCTCTTCGACGAGGCCGTATGACATGGCCGCCGATTGCGGCACCGAAGTGTTGTTACAGCTCCCCGACGCCGTATGGCGATCGAGACGCAGCACCAACCATGCGGGATTCTTGGACTGGCCTCGTGTATTTCTTTCGACCGAAGCAATCTCTTCGCGGGACAATCTAAACGTCGTAGAGCATAGCTTGGAAACATAGTTAACATACAAATATTTATTAATAAAATCCAATTGCTTCTCCGACAATTGCTGCTCGCGTTGTTTCGTCATGGCGTTTACTTATTTACTAATGACTAAACAAATTTTTGGTACTCGATCTTTGCTTTCATCGAGGATCGTGGATGAAATCCAGCATCGAGTACTACACCGATGACTCAAATTAAAGATGATGCAATAAAAACAACTTGTTTCAAATTTTAGTACTCGATCTTTGCTTTCATCGAGGATCGTGGATGAAATCCAACATCAAGTACTAAAACTATTGCGTCAATTTTATTTTTAGACATGACATAGTGAAATGCGCCACATTTTGAAATCATTGCGATTATTATTTATAGTGCGCACCACATTATCAAGTCACGTTGCGAGGTCACGTTGCACGTGTTCGAATTGCGTCATGGTTGAATCATTGGTGGTGCCGTGTGCAAATTCTAGTACATGATCTTTGATTTCGTCCACGATCGTCGATGAAAGCAAAGATCATGTACTAAAATCGAGTATTGCGCGTCAACTCTATTTTTGTATTGATGATGCAATGTTTTCAGTACACGATCTTTGCTTTCGTCCACGATCGTCGATGAAGGCAAAGATCGTGTACTGGAATTTGAAACAAGTTGTTTTTATTGCATCAGCCAAAAAAATTTTAGTACACGATCTTTGATTTCATCCACGATCGTCGACGAAAGCAAAGATCAAGTATGAAAATTTCGACGCAATAGATTTTTAGTACTCGATGTTGGATTTCATCCACAGTCGTGGACGAAAGCAAAGATAGAGTATTAAAACGATTTCATCATCTAATGACGTAATTCTTGGTCATCGCTAAAAATAGAATTGACGCAATAATACAAAATTAAATTTTTTAGTACATGATCTTTGCTTTCATCGACGATCGTGGACGAAAGCAAAGATTGTGTATGAAAAATAATCAATCGATGTACTTTGTCATCAAGTAGTCGAGACATTGCGTGTTGATGGAACACTGTAAGTTGTCGCCGTCGCTGTTGTTGGCCAAGTACGATAGTACAAAATTTAGAACGCGGCGTCTATCGAACAGCATCCGTTCCAGCTGTATAATTTTATCGAAAGCGAAGATGATGGTATTGATAGCGATACTGTCGTTCATAACTCTCTTTACATAATTGAAACACAGCGCATAAAACATTTGCTGAGCATTAGACTTGGACGTATCGATCAAATTATTGATATTTAAGATCACGTCGAGTAATTGGTTCGGAGTTTTCGGTTTGATAAAATTCATTATCATGGAATCACTACAGCAACGTCTCTTCAAACACAAATCGATCCCTTACATTTCCAAAAAATACATCAACGACCAACTTGGCGAGTACGTGCTTCGCAACACCACCAATGAATTTCATCGAGCCGTTCTCCCTCAAGCCGTGCTCGCTCTCGACACGCTGTGCGTCGTCAAAGGCGGCGCCGCGCTCGCGGTGCACATGAAGAACGAGCTACCGCATCATCTCACCGACTTCGATATCGAAGTGTACGCCGACAGCAAACGCATCACCACCAACAACATACACTCCTTTGTTCCCCTGCATACGCTCGAAGAAAAACTAAAAGTCGTATGCGAAAAGTTTTACAATAACATCGACGAAACATTGGCTACCGTCAACATCAATAGACTGATGAACAATAATTACGCACGAAACAGTTTAATAATTTTCAAATCGTACGTCAACGAAGCCGTCGAAGTGGTGCCCGACAACGTCAGCTTCGCCCTCAACAGACTGCAGCCGTTCAAGAGCACCGTGTCGATGGTGAACGACGATTACTTTTTGGTCCGATACTCGTTTAACGTGCACATGACGAGCACTTCGCCGATGTGGTTGTACAAGGAGAACAATCGAGTTTCGAGTCTTCAATTTTTACCGCTGGACGTTTACTTTTTGGACTTGAGCGTGAAACGATCGTCGCCGCCCTCGGTCGACACGTACACTTTGGGCAGAATCTACGGCATTGACGTGTACGTCGAGAGCATCAAGTATCTCATAGCCGATCAGCTCGAATGCATACTCTTCAACATCTTCAACTATTCCTGGCACAAAGTCGACGGCAGAATCGACAGATTGTACAATTTAATTGCCATAAACGACGACTACTTCCAACCCACCGACAAGGAGATGCAACGCTACGAAGACATTGTCAAAATTTCCAAGCAACGCTTCACGATTCGCGACGTGAAGGGCATTCTGTACGCGCTCGGTCCGCTCGGACCTCGAGCCGTCATAGAATTGTATTTCACCAATCGATTCGACAATCACGTCAAGTACGTGACCCATCAAATCAATTTTCCCTATCATCGATGGGAGTCTGACTATTTTTCCAAATGTTGGAAGCATTTTCTGTACATTATCAACGTCATGTATGGTCTTGAATATAAAATTGAAAATTAAACTCGTGTATATTTTATTAAATTATCTTTATTATTAACCACAACTATTACTACTACTACTACTACTACGATTCGTCGCTAAAGGCCTCCTTGATGTTGTCGGGGATGGTCCAATCGGCGCGGTCATGTTCGAAATACAGCATGTTCACGTGGACGGCTACGCTTCGAATGTCGTCGACGGGCGAGAGAACGTGCATGATCAAGTGACCTACGGGCTGGTACTCGACGGACTCGGGAACGTAGTAGCCGTCGTTGATGCGCACCCTAAACTGCTGCGGCACAATCAGATTCATCAGTCTATCGTTTTCCGTGTCAAAGATGAACCTTTCGTCGATGTCGAATAGCTCGATGGTGATATCGTACATTTGCTTGCGACTATCGAAGGACATTTGAGTCACGCGCACGTCGTTCGTGTACTTGTCGAACGATGCGACGGCCGGATAAGATAAATTCGCCATTGTCGCGTATATATATATAAAACGATGCAGGATAATTGAACGTATACACAGTCCTGCACGAGCGTCTTGCAAAATACTAGTACTATTAGTAAAGTGTATTAATATTATATTGACTATTATACAACAATGTCTGTTGCGCGAAAAGTACTGTTCCCGATCCAACACATTGATCTGTGGACTGCTTATAAACAGGCGTTGGATTGTATGTGGAAAGTGGAAGAAGTTGATTTGTCCAAAGACTATGACGATTTCACCCAAAAGCTCACCGACAATGAGCGTAATTTTATCGAAAAAATATTGGCCTTCTTTGCCGCCGCCGACAGCATAGTCAACATCAACATCATCGAGCACATGCAGCGCACCGTGCCCGAACTGGAGGCGCAGTACTTTTACAATCAACAAGTGCTCATCGAATGCATCCACACGGAAATGTACAACCTTCTCATACACGCCCTCATCAAAGACGAAGAGAAGCAAGCGACGCTTTTGAACGGTTTCGAGAGCATGCCCTGCGTGCGCAGAAAGGCCGAGTGGGCCATGAAGTACATTGAAAACGAAAACGTCACTCTGGCCGAACGTTTGATCGCTTTCGCCATCGTCGAGGGCGTCTTCTTCTCGGGCAGCTTTGCGGCGATATTTTACATGAAAACCAAAGGAGTTATGCCCGGCCTCACGTTTAGCAACGAGCTAATCTCGAGAGACGAAGGCCTGCACACCAACTTTGCCTGTCTCTACTACAACACTAGAGTCGATCAAAAGTTGGACGTGCCCACCGTCAGCGACATGTTTGCCGAAGCCGTCGCCATTGAGATGGAGTTTTTCGCCGAGGCTCTGCCCGAATCTTTAGTGGGAATGAACGCGGAGATGATGAGAAAGTACATCGAATTTGTCGCCGACCGCCTGCTCGTTCAGCTAAAGTATCCCAAGATTTACCACACCGAGAATCCATTCGAGTTTATGAACAACATTTCGCTCGAGGGCAAGACCAACTTTTTCGAGAAGCGCGTCGGCGAATATAAACGTTTCGGCGCCGGCGAAGACAAGTTTCAATTACTAAACGATTTTTGATGTAATGGTTTTGATGTATTTTAAAATAAAAAAGTTTAAAACGTATCTTTATTTTTTATTCAAAGGTTGAAGAATACTCAAAATGGTTTCCAACAACTCTAGAATAGTGTTGATGGTCTGTTGAAGTTCGGCGACAACGTTGCCTAGATTGAGACCGTTTATAGCTTGCAGTAGGTTGTTTAGCGTGGCGTTAATGTTGGTCACGCTCGACGACAGATTGTTTAGGACCGAATTGATGCCCGTCAATTCGTTGCGTAACTGATCCGACAGTTGGTTGATGGCGTTGAGGAGCGTGGTCGAGAGGGCGGCGAGACGAGTGTCGATTTCGGCGAGCAGTCTGTTAAAATCGCCGGTCAGGTCTCCCAGCCCCTCGACGGTCTCGAGTATTTGCCCGACTTGAGCGGCTATAGTGGTTTGCTGAAGGCGGATGGCGTTGAGTAAATTGGACAGTTCGAGATGTTGATTGGCGTTGGTGACCGTCAGTTGGTTGACGTTGGTGAGAATGAGATCGTTTTGGCGCGCTATACGTTCCAACAACTCAGTATGATGGTGATGATGGTGATGGTGGTGATGACGATGAGGACAGCATCGAGAAGATGACCTACGCCGTCCGCCACCGCCGCCGCGCGAGCGAGAGCGCGACCGACGCCTCGGACTCGGCGAACGCCTACGCGGAGAGGGCGAACGTCGGCGAGGAGAGGGCGATCGGCGGCGAGGAGAGCACGAGCGACGGCTGTCTCGTCGTCTCTCGTTGTACGATTCGGCCACGAAGAGGGTCATGAGATAGTCGGCGATCTGAGAGTTTACTCGATTGCACAGGTTGCCGAGACCGTACAGATCGATGAATAGCTTGCTAGCGTCGTGAGAACAATGGTTCGGACAACGAAAGTCCACCCAACACTTCTTATGACGCTGCGGGATATTCTGTAGCGTGGACGCGGGCAAGCGCAAAAGATGCAGAACATCGTCCGCGCTCACCCACATCACGCAGAATTGGTCGAAGAACACCGACACGTTTATATCTTGACATTTTTTTGAAATCAGCGACATTATATTGTAGCAAAAATTAAATTTTTGCCAAGAGACTTACTAATAAATTTAGGAGGCAATAATATATTATAAAAACACAGGTATACACATGAAACACAGACATTTATTCAAATAAAATATGACGATCATTATTGTTGTCGAACATTTCGACGATATTGTACATTCTTTCCAACAGCAGCTCGGGGTCTTCGTGTCGATCGACAATCTGCAGCACGTTCTTCCCGCCGCCGGTGTTGTTGTAAACGAAATCGACAAAGGCCGCGGGTTCGTTGTTGGCCGTCGAAGCGCTTCTGCACACCGCCAAACAGTCTCCGTTCGTGCACATGATCGCGTCGAGAACGTCAAAATGTTTTAAAATGTTTTCGTAAATGTCCTTTTGCTCCAAACCGGAATAGTTTTGAACGGCCATCACGAACGTTATTAGCTCCATGATTGATGCGGCACACTGCAGGTGACGACGTTGACGTCGAGCGTTTTATTTAGGCAAACAGAATGGACACGTCATATTTTTTACATTCAACAATGGGTGGAGGGCGCGAGTGCACATGACGCATCGCTTGACCGAGTCGCGAGTGCGATGCAGAGTTTTAGTAAAGTCGATAGCCTCCGCCTCGTACAAGTACGGGCATTTGCGACTATCGTTGTTCAAACGACTCTTTAGAGTGTTTGAATCCTTGATTACGACGCAGTACAATCGATCTGTGGCGAGCGCTGCGCTAACTTTGTTGAACGCGCCGCCAATCTGACGATCGCTCAATTGCCGAGTGAGATTGCTTTTGCGCGCCGCGTCGATGCGCTCTCTATACGAATCGTTATTCATTTTTGTAATGCAATCGCATTAAACATTTCATTTTATACACACACAATTTATCATTATCAATGTCATCGAAGGGTATATTCTTATCGTCAATGAAACAAATGTATGTAGGCAATTTGTTATTTTATTTATCATCATTTTCGACATGAGCAACAATCTGGTTAAAAGTTTGAATTTCCCACTCAAACGTTTCGTTGTTTTCAATAGACTCTTGAAGTGCCATATGGATGTTCACTAGCTTTACATCTGCAAACTCTTTAAACAGCGGCTTGTAGTCGAAACCCACGGCGCGCTTCACCGACTCTTCGTTCATAATCATGTCGTGCAAAACCCTTTTCTGTCTCGACATATTGCGAAAGAAATCTTTACCTCGATAAAACGGCAAATCGAGATCGAGACTCAAATAGTGAACGATCTCGTCGACAAACGACTCAATCTGCTCGACGTTCTTTAAAAACTGTTGCGCCTCCGATTTCAAATCTTGCAGCGATCGCACAACCCGAATTTCAATATCTTTCAACGACACACTCTGTTTTTTCTCAATTTCACTTGAAAATTCCCTTGTTACGTGGTCGACTGCATTTTTGCCCGACGCTTCAAAGTATTGCCAGACCTCTTCATCGACTTTATCGAATATGTTGAGCGCGGCGTTGTAGGTTTCCTCAGACAATGGATAATATTCATCACTATACTCGTCGTCGTCGTCGCACAACACACCGTCGTCTTTCAACTTTATAAAAATCTCTTCAATGATAAAATATTCTCTGTATTCAATTTCCATGACGATGCCTATGTTGTCGACGACAAAGCTTGTTGTACAATAATAACGAAACACATAGTGTTTTCGTTTATGTAGTACTTTTTATCTTGAATTGCGCATTAAGTTGTAATCATAATCTCAGATTACAATATCTTTCCTCAAACTGCCGCATTGTAATCTTTTGCCGCATTGTAATCTTAGATAGCGTATCCAATAATGCCGCAAGCGATACGGCCGCCGGAATTACCAGTGGTTTTACTCAAAGGATGGTTGCCGAGACCCAAATCGTCACGGTCACTGTGAATCACCAAACTCCGGCCGATAACGCTGTATTCGCCGAAAAGACTCATCACGTTGTCGATCTTATCGATTTCCGTCAGGCTGTTTGACTTTTTCGCTTCTATGTTGCCCAGATCGCCGACGTGGCGGTCGACGGCGTTGGGAGCGCCGTGGTTGCGGCCCAACGGATTAAAGTGCTCGCCGGCCGACGTGCAGCCGTTGCTCGTGTCGCCGAATTCGTGCACGTGGAACCCGTGAAAGCCCTTTGGAAGATTCACCACGTAGCCTTTGATGTACAGCAAATGTTCGGGCGACTGCTGTTCAAACGTGACTCGACCGTGCACGTCACCAGATAACAAGCAGATTGCCTTCATTATCAGATATAAAACGGGTATAAAAAGAGACCGGTATATTAACGTCTATACAGTCGTCTGTTGATTCTTACAAACAATCATTACGATGGACCCTATTTCTTCGTCGTCGTCGTCGTCTTCATCGCAGCAGCAGCAAAACGAGAAAAAACGTCCCAGATCACCATCACCGCAGACAGTGTGTTTTTCGCAAGATTTTTGCTGTTTTCAAAAGGAGTGCGTGATACTAAACGACGAGGCGTATTGTCTTTCGTGTGCCGGCGACCAGCACCAACTTTTGCTAACGTCTGCCGCCGAATATTGTATCGTTCATCAACTCGTTCCCGCCGACAATTACGTGTACATTAAAGATAACGTGGATCCCAAGCCGAATTTGGACGAATATTATGTGAAGCGCAAATGTTTCAAGTGCAACAAAAAATTGATACGGTCCGACACCGTCATGACCTGCAAGACTTGTCTCGAGTATGTGGAGAAAATTTTCGAAAAGCCCATCAACAACGGCCATCTGAATGTTATTCACGAATGCTGGTAACTACATCTATTTCTAAGCACGATGAGTAATGTAATATTGTCTTCATCGATATTTGGAATTATAGTTGTTATAATTGTACTCTACATCATGTCTTTTTATTTAATGCGTACCATCCAAATCTTTAACGACAACGAAACCCATGACGTTGTCAAAGCAAACACCGATTCCCGACTCGCAATGGACATTGTCTTTGATCGCAACGGAGTCGTCGACTGTAACAGCACGCGGCTCCCTTGCGTTTCGGACAGGCAGTGCATCGACAATTGCCTCGTCCAAACCGCCGTCGGCGCTCTAGTCTGCGACAACGGTTTCTGCGGAAACCGAGACAGCGGCATCACGGGCCGTCCCGACGATTTCGAGTGCGACTCGGCGCTCGGTCTGATCAAAGCCTTTGTCGCCAGCGAGTTTGTCGTCGATCAATTGTGCATCAGCACGTATCGGGACATTGTCGACGATTTCGGCGAGCCCCGGCCGTACTTGTGCACCAACGGCGCCCTCGACATCGATCTGGTGAATCGACAGTTCACCGCCGCCGACTGCACTTGCTCCGACGGCTACACTAAAATGTTATTTAATCAGACGGCTCTGGCCCGATCCGTTCCAGTCTGTATCCCGAATCGGTCGAGAAGCGTCTTTAGTAAAATCTATCAAATCATAGAATGACGACAACGATGATCGCACACAAAATTGTACGCGAAGCCTGTCAAAAGTCACCGTTCCCGCACAGACGCGTCCTCGTCAAGTTTGTCGACGACAATTTTTCAAACGCCGACATTTGCGCGCTGATGGAACGAATGCTGATGGCGTTCGAAGTCAAGATCGTGCACGACGTCGTCGAGCGCATCAAATCGATCATCTGGGCGATGGTCAGAATGGTGTATGCGCGAAACAAAAATCTACTATCGTTCGATCGTCATGTGCCGCACGTTCCCTACGTCGCCGCCGCCGTCATACCCAACATTGCAGACTCGACGAAACTGTACAATTTTTCAAAGTCGTTGTATAAACGCCATTGCGTGTACGAGATGAGAGACGATTGTGTGTCTTTTGAGTACGTCGTACATTTGTTACAAATTATCGATTCTTTTTTAATAAAAAATTAAATCTACCTCTCTGTGTATTTTATTTGTATCATTAAGTGTGTGTCTATCCTATCGCTCTACTAAAATGTACGGCGGAGGCGGCAGCGAAAGCCACGAAAATACGCTGATCGTCCAGTACGAGTCGCTACAGCGACACATACTCGCAGACCTACAAAAGTTTATAAAGTCTAAAAAATTCAACTCGGGCGAAGAAGAAAAACCCCTGAATCGCTACCGAGATTTCATTAGCAAATTCAATACACATTTACAGGCGTTGCGTAATGTCAAAATGAATCTCGAAAACATCAACTCCGGCGACGACGTTCACAATTCAATTATTGCTAGCGTCCACAGCGACGAAAAGACGCTCATGGACCTCAACAAACTATTGCAAATATTTCTACTCGACGAACCTCCCATCCAGTCCTCGTCGTTCGCCGTACCTAAATCCGTCAAACAATACGATGTCATCTACAAGCTCAACAATCTGGCGGACAAAGTGGGCATTATGGAATTTCGAAACGTACCCTACATTGCCCAACTCGAACATTTGCTCAACGTTAACGTCTTTCAATTGGGCCGCGACGACGGCGGCGACGGCGAAGGTAGCTTCGACTTGAACCGCGTCGATTGCGCGGCCGTACTGCTGCAGGCTCTCATCAAAGACAACAACAGATTCATCAATTTCGACACGTTCATCAACAGCGATACGCCGATCGTCGTCGAAAAACTAAAATGTCTACTCTTCTATCTGATCGACATTTGTCGCGAAATGGCCGAAAAGGTCGACGACGTGTACACGTTCATCACCACCAAACACTACGTTATAGACCCCAAAACCATATCGCTCGGCGACAACCACAATCGCATCGACGTCAACAACGTCTTTGTCGACAAGTACACGCCGTACAACAAATACGAATCCAAAGATGACATCATCGACGAATCCACCACCTACACGATACTCTACATCAACGGCAAAATAAACGACCGCATGTTCGACGAATACGCCACGCATCGAGACATTTGGTACATGCGCTGCCCCGAACTCTATGCGCTGCCGCATTTCATCAAAGAGCCCCTCGGCGAAAACGAATCGTACATTGTGCGCAACGTGAGACAGTACAACGTGGTCACGAACCAGTCGTACAACACGAAACGCGTGCACGACGCCGAAATGTACAACAAATCGCTGCCCGTGCACAATTTCCTCATGTACGAATCGTGCGACTACAAAACGTACACGGACGCCCAGCAATCGGACCTCAAGCATCTCGACCGCGAAATCGCCAAACTCATGTCCGGCGTTCACTACGAACAGGCGCTCGTCGACGAAACGCTAGTGTTCCGCGCCGGCCCGCACAACTGCCACGACAACAGAACCTTTCAATTTCTCATCGAGGTGCTTGTGTGCTCCAACGAAAACAGCAAACTCTACTATTGCGCCTCCAATTTCGAACAGCAAAAGGATCTCAACGATACGCTCGAATGCCTGATGCGCTACACCGTCTCGCAGCTTTACAACAAACTCGCCAACTACAACTTTAACATTACCGGCCCCATGAATTTCCAACGCAGTCACCGCACGTAAATATAGTAAGTGCTTAGACCGATAGGTGCGGCGGCGACGACGGTGCGACAATGGACTCGATCAACATTGACGATTTCGCACGGCAACTGATCGCCGACAAATGCAGTTCGCTCATCGAATCGTCCGACATGCTACCCTTCAACAACCTGGCCATGCTCAAGACCGTGCGCGACGAATACTTTAAACATCCCACGCCCAAAAACTATGAAAACCTCAAAAAGATTCTCACCCAAACGAAATACTTTGACGACTCCATCGACTACAAAGACTTTAGCAGACGCATACTGCTCATAGCCATCAAGTTTGGTCTCAACAAGAGCAAAGAACACTTCAAAGCGTACAAAGCCATCCTCGAAGTGGCCATCAAGCGTCTCGACACCATAAATCCCGACCTCCGTAGCTCCAAGAGAGCCCTGCTCCAGCATTATCACGAGTGTCTCGAAAACTTTGATAGTTCCCGCAACGACGAGCACCATCTCGTCACGTTCGCCAAAGAGATTGCTACGAAAATTTTCATCGAAACCATCGACCTATACAACCACAGCAACAAGAGCCCGTTCGAATTCAACGAGACGAGTACGGCGGCCAAATCCATAGAACCACCACCCGCAAAACTCAGTCCCCTGCTCGAAGCGGCCATGAAAGAAAATCGTAAACGCAAACTACCAAAGACGACGACGACGACGGCCTCATACAAAATCGCCACGCCTCTGTTTCAATTGTAATGCATCAAATAAAAATCATAGATTGTCATAGATCATCTTTATTATTATTATCATCATTATTATGTTTCCCTACATTTAAAATTATCGTACAATATTAAAATATTGAAAGTCGTACACAAATTTCATACCGCACGCCTTGGCATACTCAGAGTCGTGCGGTAGAGTTCCGTTCACGTTGTCGCCGCAATAGAAAGACTCCTTCGTATCAATGTGAGGATACTTGGACATCAAATACTCCATCGTTCCCGTCAGCGGTTTGCGAAACTTGTCCATTTTAGAAGCCATCAGCACGAAAATGGGCAAACCGAGCGTCTTGCAAATGTCATTAATCTTCTTTTGCATCGAACACGCGTCGACTTTGCCCGTACTGATGCCCAGTTGGTTTGTCACAATGACGATGGTGTACTTCTTTTTGATCAAATGAACAAACGTAGAATATATATCGTAATACTTCCACTTCCAATCTTCGCTGTCCTTTGCGTACACCTCGCCGCTCTTTGTCTCAATCAACGTACCGTCCAAATCGAAAGCGGCAATCTTTTTATTCATAATCGGCAATTTGTACTCGTACACGTACAGGGAATCGTTGACGAGGTACCATTTGTACATCAAATTAAACAAGTACTGCTTAATCTCGATTTGCTGCTCGGTAATGTTCTTCGAACAATCGATGATGTACTCGTCGGCGCCGAAACTGCGTGCAAAAATCTCAAACCTATCGTTCTGATCGCGCACATACTTTTCGTCCATCAAATCGATGCCGTTTCCCCGCTCCTTCATCATTCGCACCACGTGCGACTCCGTGCCGGGCTGGACGCGCATAATGACGGGCTTAAAATCAAACACCAAACCCATGGCCGCACAATCGTCAAAGATCTTACGCGTCTCCTCCAGATCGATATTCTGCCTCATCGTTTCGTACACGATCGATTCCATGGGATGACGATCGTAAATCTGAAGAGCCGTCTCGAAATCATCGTTATTCTTCAATTGTTCAATGATATTCATGTGACGGTGCGCGACGTACAGTATGCCGCCCACTCGATGATCAAACTTGTACTTGTCGTGCAGCTCTTTGTAGTCGGTCAGGTGCACCGTCAAGTCTCTAAAATTCAAGTTCTTGAGGATGGTGCTTTTCGTCGTGCACGCGACGCCTCCCAAAGACAATCGATACGACATGTTTACCAAGCAAAATTCACTCACAGTTTAATTAAACAAAATCAAACGCGTCCACGTTTTATACAATATGATAACGATTTCGATGACAACGTATCTCATTTCGGCGAAAGAAGGGGAACGAATCGTTACCCTTGCCGTTTCGTTGAATGCGCATAGCTCGTCGACGACAACTCAAGTGGATGATGTCATGTGAAATCGAATGAGATCATGATGACATCATTCCGGATGATGAAATCATGATGCCATTAAATTTTAGTACTTGATCTTTGCTTTCGTCCACGATCCTCGATGAAAGCAAAGATCAAGTACTAAAATTTATTTTTAGCAATGACAGAGTGTATTGCACCATATTATTTCATCATACTATTGCGTCATGCTGATGCGCAATACTTGATTCTAGTACATGATCTTTGCTTTCGTCCACGATCGTCGATGAAAGCAAAGATCATGTACTAGAATTTAATTTACACCACATATCAAGAATAGGGCGATGATTTAAAAAAAATTCAAGTCCTACCAAGTCAGCACGATCTTGTAACATACATAGATTTTGCCGAAAGACACATTCAAAAATTTTGCAAAAGTTTTTTACAAATTCACAATCTTGACATACGTATCGACTTCAGCGAAAGATACAATCAAAGATTTTATACAAAAATTTTGGCAGAGCATTGATCTCGAAACATACTTCAACTTCGACGAAAGATACATTTGAAATTTTTGTAAAACTTTTTTACAAAAGTCATCGATCCTGACGCATACATCACTTTCGGCGAAAGATACATTCAAAATTTTTTGTAAAAAGTTTTTAAATGGACTCAATCTTGAAATAGGCATCAACTTCGGCGAAAGATACATTCTAAAATTTTTGTAAAAATTTTTTAGATAGACTTGATCTTGAAATAGGCATCAACTTCGACGAAAGATATATTCTAAAATTTTTGTAAAAATTTTTTAGATAGACTCGATCTTGAAATAGGCATCAACTTCAGCAAAATGTGTATTTAAAAATTTTTGTAAAAATTTTTCAAAAGCACTCAAACTCGAAATATAGCTCGACTTCGCCGAAACACACATTCAAAAAATTTTAGAACCTATCGATCGCGAAACATACATCAACTTCAGCAAAAGACACTTTTGCAAAATTTTTACAAAAGTTTTTTTTACAAACTCTCGATCCCGAAATGAGTATCCTCTTCGGCGAAACTCACATGCAAGAAATTTTATAAAACTTTTCAAATGCGTTTGTCATTGAAACGTACATCAACTTCGGCGAAAGATACATTCAAAAATTTTTACAAAAAGTTTTTACAAACTCACGATCTTGAAATAGACATCTATTTCGACGAAAGACACATTCAAAAAATTTTTGCATAAAGATTTTACAAACTGTTAATCTTGAAATAGACATCTACTTCGGCGAAAAATACATTCAAATTTTTTTGCAAAAAGTTTTTACAAACTCTCGATCTTGAAATAGACATCTATTTCGACGAAAAACGCATTTAATAATTTTGTAAAAAGATTTTATAAATCTCATAATCTTGAAATACACATCCACTTCGACGAAAGACACATTCTAAAATTTTTGCAAAAAGATTTTACAAGCTTTCGATCTTGAAATAAGTAATGATTTCGGCGAAATAACAATGGAATTTTACCAACAAGTCGAAACATGATTCGATCAATTGACGTCAATGGATGACGTCAGAGGATGATGCAATAAAAACAGATTATTGCATCATCTTTAATTTGAATCATCATTCTAGTACTTGATGTTGGATTTCATCCACGATCGTCGATGAAAGCAAAGATCGTGTACTAGATTTTAAAATATGGCGCAATTCTTGGTGTTTGATCATCGCTAAAAATAGAATTGATGCAATACTAAATTTTAGTACTTGATGTTGGATTTCATCCACGATCGTCGATGAAAGCAAAGATTATGTACTAGAATTTCGATATTCGATACTGTGACTACACGAGTTGTTTTTATTGCATCATCTTTTTATTTGAAACAACTTGTTTTTATTGCATCATCTTGCGTTATTTTGATGATGATGTAATCATTTCAGTACTCGATCTTTGCTTTCATCGAGGATCGTGGACGAAATCCAACATCAAGTACTAAAATTTGATGTTGCGTCAATTCTATTTTTAGCGATGACCGAGAATTGCGCATTCGATGATGAAATCATTCTAGTACTCGATCTTTGCTTTCGTCCACGACTGTGGATGAAATCCAAGATCAAGTACTAAACTTGTATCCGGGTGTGCTATTGCGTTTCATTTTTCATACATAATCTTTGCTTTCGTCGACGATTGTGGATGAAATCAAAGATAGTGTACTAAAATTTTATTGCGCCACAATTTTATTCACAGTTTCAGTACTTGATGTTGGATTTCATCCACAGTCGTGGACGAAAGCAAAGATTGAGTACTAAAAATTGTTATCTATATTCGATCTTTTAATAGCGTGTTATGAGGAAATGTAACTATACTTTTGTTACATTCGATAGAATCGAGTCACTATGAGCGGACAGGTATTGAAATTTAAAAAAACCTCGGGCGCCGCGTACACGCCGCGAATGGCCAGCGACGGCGCCGCGGGTTACGATCTCCACACGCCCGTCGATTTCGTGATCAAAGCCAAAGACTCGATCCTCGTCAACACCGAGATTGCCATTCAGCTGCCGCCGGGGATGTACGCTCAGATCAAGAGCCGGTCGGGAAACGCGGCCAAGTATCAGGTCGTCGCGGCCGCCGGCGTCATCGACAACGATTACCGAGGTCCTTTGCAAGTGTTGCTCTTCAATCATGGCAAGAAGAGCAGGCAGTTTCGACGGGGCGACAGGATCGCCCAATTTATCGTGCGCAAGTACTGCAAACTGCCATTGGAGGAGGTGGAGGAGTTGACGTCGACCGAACGCGATGCCGGCGGATTCGGATCGACAGGACAATGAGATTATAGATTATATTTTTAGAGCGATAAGATACTGTATTGCTATATAATAATAAATTTTTTTTATACACAATCATTATGTTTTTATTCATACACTTTCCTTGTAAAGCATGTCTTTTCAAACGCGTTGCTTGAAATCTTTGGCCTTTACCACGGCCGTCAATGATGCGAGAACGCGTCAAATCGTCAATGAAGCGATACCAAATTTCATAGTCGACGATTTGTGGCGTGACTATTTGAGCTCGCATCGATTGAGCTGCGTCGCGCTCATGGACTATGTCGAGAGGACCAATGATTTTAGTGGGGCGTTAAAGTGTGTATTGAAGCATAATACGTATTGCGAAGAGACTCTGCGCTTTGAATGGAAACTAAAGCGGGATATCGACTGGTTCTCCGACGATTCGAAGACCCTGCACGATTATCTATACACGTACTTTTTGCATAATCTGACCAAATTGAGCAAAGAGGAAGCGCTCGACTTTGTTTTGATGTACATGTACGCTGTGAGCGAGTCGCCGCAACGTATGCCTCGGCAATTGACGGTGACAAGCTACAACATTGGTGAAAAGTGCGACGATTGTGACGAAGAGGGTGAATACGACAATGTGTTTTTTAAAATACTATCGTACAAGATGTATACTTTTAATCAAACCGATAGTATAAAACTAATGAACAGTATATTATTGAGGGACGAGAGGTTTAGATGCGAGCAGTGCGGTGCGCTGTTGATCTCTTATATCGATGCGATATATTAGAGTTGTTAAGGTATAAAAAGAAAATGTTTGCGTACGTAACGTTGGTAATGCTCGGCGACGAGTATGTCAAAGGCGCAAAGGTGTTGGCCAAAAGTCTGCTGGCCAGCGGCACGCCGCACGACACGGTCTGTATGGTTACGCGCGACGTGAGCGCTGAGGCTAGGGAGCAACTTTCTCAACTTTACGACAGCGTCGTCGAGGTCGATTACATTTCGTACGAGTGTCCGCCCATGTTGACAAAACGCCAGAATCAAATGTACGGTCAGTGGATAGAGAAGGCCTTTACCAAATGGCAATGTCTCAAGCTGCTTCAGTACGAAAAAATCATATACTTGGACGCCGATCACTTGGTCGTCAAGAACATTGATCATTTGTTTCATCTGAAAGCGCCGGCCATTTGCTTCACGGACGACAACTACGGCTACTACGACCGACTGCAGTTTGGCGAAGTGATCTCGCCCAACACCGTCGCGACGTTTATGCGCTACAACAAAATCTTGTGCAAGGGCGGCACGGTCCTGTTCGAGCCCGACATGAAACTCTACCACACGATACTCAATTTCCTCAATCCTCACAACAAGTATCTGACAAAATCTCATTTTCACAACGGTTTCGACGAGCAGGTGTTGCTGCAGGCGCTCGTGCATCTAAACGTGCCCGTCGTTCAGTTGTCGGTACTGTACGCGTGGAACGCGGGCTCGTATTATCGGCTGTGCAAGAAACAGGAACCCTACGTGATAAACTATTACGGCGACGTGAAGCCGTGGCATTTCGACGACAAGACCAATCAGAGCATCAACTATATGGACGTTTACATTTGGAAGTATTTTGAGAGTATGAACATTAATAAAACTGTAAAGGAATCATGATGAATAAAAGTCGAGTTTGAAATTATTGTATTGTTTTATTGTTCAATTATTGTATTGCTAAATTACACACACACAAATAAGATGACATTACAATGTGGTTATATGTGTTTATGATAGCAGTCTTTGTGGTCTTTGTAATAATTTTAATATGGCAAACAAACATTGTTCTAGTCGATCTAGAAATTCAGAATCAAATGGCCTACTACTACTACTACTACTATAATGAACTACACAATGATGATGATTATGTTTACGATGATGAAGAACATTACATTTACGACGATGATTATAATGATGAAAATGTAGTAAATTATCTAGACGTGTTTGAAAAACATTACATTAGCTCGTTGCCCATCAAGTTTTTGCAAAAGGCCGAAAAGATTTTTAAACCCACTCGGCAGTTCAGCGACGACAATAACATCTTCGTCGGTCTGGAGCCGTGGCTACGAGTCGCAGACTTTGGTACGCTGCTCCACACGCTCATCGGGTACGGTGTGCGTTTCCGCGACGTCAACGACGCGCTATATCTCGACTTTGAACTGGCGCGTCGGCTGTACGAGGCGATCTATATTCTGTACGACTATTTGCCCGTATGGGAGGACGAATCGGTGCATCGTTTCGGCGTCGCGTTATTCGAATGTTTTCAAAACACTTGTATAGTTTTGCGAGGATTCTACGATCTTTCCGACATTACGGAATCGCTCCTGTACTACTATCTGCCGTCGAAAATTTTAGTTCGCAACAGCGACGACAACCACTCTGCCGCCGTCCGCATGTGTCTGCCGTACGTGTACGGTCAACTGTTACGGGGCTATGGTTTCGACGAAATCGCTGCAGAAGACCGAGTGCAGTCCGTGATAGAATTTTTGCGCGTCAGTTTTTCTCTTTTGACCAAAGTCGGCAACGGCATACATTACGACTACGTCTATTTCGACGACACGGACGTACGGCTATACGATAGTTTGATCGGTAGCTATTTCACGTTCGGCTATTATAATTTCTTGTTCGGGCCAAAGACGGTCGACTTGAACAACGTACACAAATCGATAATGTTGATGGGTAGCAATCGGGCCATGGCGAATCCGGCGCTGATATCTTTTTCAAATCTAGAGGCTATGGCGCACATCATGGACTATCCCGACGGCGTTTATGCGGCCGATTTCAGCAAAGTGCTGACGATCAGAAACGATTTGTATTTTGGATCGGTGGTGGGTCAGACCGTCAACGTGGCATACTACAAAGCCGACGACTACGGCGCGGCCGCTGCGGCGATGACGCGAAAGATTTGGTCAAAGAATCAAAGCAGTCGAGACTTTAATTGCGGTCTCGAATCGGGCATGCTGATCATCGACAACGACAACAATGTATTTTCCACTAAAAGTTACAATAGCAATCTATATCCTAGCATAGCCTCTACGGCGATCGCGACGACGGCGAGTGCGGGCGTCATGATTATGCACGCTCGTTTCGAGGAGTTGAATCTCGAATTTTATAGTTACACTCTTTACCATCGGTACGGCATGTTTCATCTATACGATAGAATCAGGAGTTTGCGAAACATTGACGACGACGTGAGATGCGTTGTCCTCACGCGGGACACGCGCTTCGAGCCCAAATGGATGGTGGCGTCCGCAAACACGTTACACGCTAACGGCGTCGTCGCCAAGCACCACAACATAATCGTCAACATCAACAACAACATTCCCAATTTCAAAGTGAAAACTTTTGACAATCTCAATCTACAATCGGCCGAGCAGATCGTCGGCGGCGATCTAGTAAACGCCGGCGTCGGCGTGGCGTGTTTCAGTCTGTTGGCTCAAGAGGCGCTCGGCAAAGACGATACGGTCGTGGAAAGCGTCCCCGAAACTAATGCCTTTATCATTACCGCAAACTCGATTCGCTGCGTAGTAGATTTTCCAATAGTTATTTTGAGAGATGACGAAACTCGCGAGATAACGATCAACGACGCGACCAGCGTTTCGACGACGATCCATCGTTTGAACGTCGACAAGATTAGGCGGGCTCTTTCGCTAATGTCCCTGTCCGTGGACAATTTGAAATTATCGTCGGACGTCGAACGCGATCACGACGATCGTTTTGTGATTCGCAACGTGCACGGCAATCAATTTAAATTTTCGTTTTAGACTAGGATGGTCTTTGCGGCCGCAGTAGCCACTTTTGACGCGGGCTGGGGCGCGTTCAGGTTGACGACGTCCGGAGTGGTCCGCGCGCGCAGATCGAGGTTGGCCAGGAACGTGCGTTGTCTCTCTAGCTTGGCGGCGGCCGACAGTTCGAGACTCTTGTTGATGCTCACCACCAACACGATGAACATTAGGATGATTACGAACACTATTACGCAGCACACGACGAGTAGAAAATCTCGAAGAAACGATTGATTTCTCGACACCAACTGTTCCAATTGATCCTGATTCAGCACCGACGAGGCGCTAGTGGTTTCGAAGAAACGAGCGTTGCGTCTCATGATGGGTCTGTCTTAAAAAAAGTAATTGTATCTAGCGGCGGCCACGATCAAATTGTCGATGCGCGTCGATTCGTACAGTTTGTCGCGCATGGTATTGAGATGATAGGGCGTGTTAATGTCCGAATAGTCGAACGCCATCGGGTTGTCCTCGACCATGTTGTTGGGCACGGGCCCGAACGATGTGATGGCGTAGCTGTCGTTCTTGCAGTACAGGCGAACCTTGCGCTCTCGATCGAGACCGTTGAGTTTGATAATGATGTCGGGCACTATTAGATAGGGCAAAACTAAAACTTGAAACATGTTGATGAAGTTGACGATGGTCTGCGACGAGTCGGGCACGAGCAGCAGTTGTTGAGCCCGTTTGATAAACTGCAGATTGGGAATGTTCACGTAAGGACAGTGCACGCTCCTGTCGCCCTTGATCAAGCGTCGCACCAATTCGTTTTTGAGTTCGACGTAAATGTCGTGCACGTCCGCGTCGGACATTTCGAAGGCGAAACGCGCCGGCGTCTTGCGGTACTCGAAGATGGTGAGGATGCGCTTGACGTTTAGCTGCCGCACCTTTTTGGGCGTTTCGCGGAGGAAGCATATGAGAAAGTTGTTGACGGCATCGTCGGTCATGACGTTGAACTTTTCGAGTGGGGTTTCGCCCGCGATGGGCGTATAGTCTCTGATGCTCTTGGACAAGATTTGAATGGGACACATGGGCGTGTTGGAATCGACGACCATCGTTTTGCAGTAGAACAGGCTGTCAGTGAGTAGGACGCTGAAAACGCACGTTTCGCCCACGCCGATTTCGGTGATGGGAAATATGGGGTTCCAGTAGACGATCGTGGCGGACGCGTTCTTGGTGGGCGCTCGACTCTCGACTTTTTCGGACCATTCGTGCCGCTGCACCATCACCGAGCTGAAATCGGTCGAAAACGTTTTGTCCACGAACTGGACGTCCTCCTCGGTGGGCACGTACACGATCAGATTGCGCACGTACGCGCCGCCCAAGTCTTTTTGCGGACGGACGCGATTGTAGGGGAAGGCAAAGTATCTGTCGCTGATGTACACCGAAATGTTATACGGGCACGTCATCTTTCAATCTGTGCACTTTGACTACGCTCAACAACGTTTCCGGTATATAATTGTATTGATAGTATAGTAACTCTTGCAACTGAAATTTATTTAGTCTTAGTGTAATCAAAACGACAATAGCAATTACGAATATCACCACCATCAACGTTATGTACACGATCATGCTAGGATGTCGGACGTGGCCACGACCATCAGTTTGACGGCGTTGTCCACGGGCCCGACGTACACGCGCGATTGGTTAAAGTCGTACTGTATCCTCGAATACTCTTTTTGCACGACGCTCGCGTACACGTGCAGGACATTGATGATTTTTTGATTTTGATACGGCGTCGTCGACGCCGACAGCAGCTGATCCAGGAACTGGCGATAGAACCACAAAAAGTTGTATCTTATCATGAAGAGCGCTACGCGATCCACGTCGTCGGTGAGCGTGCGCAGGGTGCCGCGCAGATAGTTAAAGTTTCGGGCGCTGTTCGTGAAATAGTTGGCGGCCCGCGCGATAAACCACAGCACTTTGGTGACGAGCTCTTCGCTCGATCCGTAATACGCCAACGGCTCGAGCAACTTGTAAAAGTATACGTTTTCGTTGATGGCCGTCAAGTTTATTTTGTTGATCAACGATATGGTGGTGTTGTAGTTTTGAGCGCTGATTTTGACGTCGCCCAACCCGTTTGTGGGGCACGTGAGCATCGAAGACGCCACGTCCGACGGTATCACGGCGACGATCTGCTTGATCAGTTTGGGCACGATGGCGTTGGATTGATGCATCTGTCTAACGTTGTCTATAAACGCTTCGTCCGACACCGTTCCCGCTGCCGCCGCGGGTGTTGTCGTCGATGGAGTCGATTGATCGGACGTCTTTTTCGATTTGGCCGAGTTGAAGATTGCGGCGCGCATTTTTCGCTTACGACGCATAGTTTGCGTCATCTGAATATCCTCCTCGTCCGTGCTCATCGGTTCGACGGGTCTACGCGTACCCGAAGTCGCCACCGTCGCACCACCACCATTATTTTCGGGGACGACGTTGAATTTTATCGGTCTATGATCAGAGTAGCAATTGAGTAGGGATTTGACGGTGGCGTCATTGATTTCGTTAAACTCTCGGGGATCGATGTTGATGTCGAGTGTGTAGGCCTGTTTGCGTTCGACCAAGTCTAAAATGGTCACGACGGCGGCGCGAACGCTCGGCGGTAACGAGGACACCATTGCGGGATTGTTGCGTACGCGTTCGGCGTAATATTCGACGTCCGCGACCACGCATCGAACGGGGCCGTAGCGTTTGAAAATTGTCATGAACCTTTGCAGATTATCGTTGAGATCGCAATCGATGGCGCTGAGTTCGATGCCGTTTCTAAAGTAGTCCTCGTAAATTAGCCCGCTGTCGCCGACGAGGCGTTCGAATTCAAAGAGCGACTGCCTCGTCAACGATTGCAGAGAATTCGATTCCAGTAAACTCGTTGTCAAAATTTTTATTTCGTTCATATCACGATTGATGGCGTCTTCGTCGTACTCATCACCGTTTTCAACGTCGCTGCTGTTGTCTAAATCGATCATTTCAATTTCTTGCTCTTCGGCGACGACGGTATCGGAGGACGAGAAGGGCGATAGTATCGGGGGCATTGGCGCTCCCGACGTTGACGGGAATTCGGTTTGTAGCGAATCTAAAATCTGAATCAAACTGTCGACGACATTGTCCGCCGTGTACTTGGCGATGGACACGGGCGATTCTTTGGCGTTCCTCAGACGCACAATTAGACTTTTTATCGTGTTCGCGCTGTCGGGTTTCGTTTTAATTAAATAACTGGCCAATATCTGAGCATAGCTCACTTTGATGTTTAAACTATTCTGTTCGATGACATTCGAGATTTTGTTCATGACGATGGCGGAGGCGGCTCGATGCGGCCGCAATGTCGATTTTTGAATTATATAAGTAGCGAAATAAAATGTGTAACACAATGAATCAGGTCGAGTATACGTTGAGATTCAACAAATTCGATGTGTTTTTGAATGTAGAGTTTAAAGTGAATTTGAGCGTTAGCGAAATTGATTCCTTAGCATTCTTATACTCCAAATACTACAATCAGAGCGACAACGTTTCCGTCAAAGGTTTGACTTTTTTCAACGAGTTCAACAACTGCGTCGAATATGTAAAGGCCAATTTCGAGAGCAAGCAGGACAATAATGAAGTCAAAAAGATATTTTCAGTCTTCTTGAAAGACGAATTCATGAGCCAGGTGCCCAAGTTTCGAACGATCATGCAATACCTTCAAAAATACTATAAACCCACGCCGGCGCCGAACATTGCCGAAATTTCAGCGCTGTGCAGCGACTGCTCCGTGAACACGCTCGCCTGTCTTTCGTGCAAAATAAACTATCTGTCGAAAAGCATCAGCGTCTTCGACACGAGCATCCAGGACGGCTGGGACATATTCCTGCGACCAATGTTCGGTCTACCCCTCTTCCTATGCATACTTTTAAAGACCGAATTCAATGAAACGTTTCAAGTCGACGACCTCATCACCAATTCGTTCTCGCAATTCTTTTACAATCTACTGTGCGACAAGGCCACCAGCAACTATGTCGATCACAAGGCTTGCGTGCCCATTGTAAAACAGTGTCAGCGCGTCACCGTGGCGTTGCGAGACGACGATCTCGAACGTTTGCTGTGCATGCTGCGCAATAACAACTCGTGCGATTCCAAACTGTTTATGCCTTTCAAAGTTTTCATCGTCGAGCTGGCGAGAAAGACCAAAATCAAACCGGTAAAAATCAACAAAATGGCTTCGGTCGTCTTCACGGGATTTTATCTGAGACAGTATTTGGAAGCGGCGCCGAACAAGACTCGATCCGCCGCCGAGCTTGAACTGCGCAACGTCTGTCGCTTCATTCTCAACAAGTACAACGACGAACAGTTTGAGTATTTCATCAAAAAACTAGAACACATCAAGGCGGACCTGTTCAAGGAAACGATGGAACAGTACATCGTGTCCGAAAACTATATAAGACGTTTAGTTTTCAAATACAAACTCGACGAAGAATTAAAAGTGCTCCTAGAAGAAAATGTCGAATAGTAGACGCTTTCGACCCCACAGCGACACCGACGATGACGACGACACCGACACGAATCGATTGCTCCAAAGTCTCAACGAAACTAACACCGTCGCCGATCTCATATTGAACGACACGGACGAACGTAAACGTATGGCCATCGGCGTTATCGGCCGGCATTCGGCTATCGCGAAAACCATTCTAGACAGCATCGACGAAGACGAATCATTGCGTCTCAACACCGTGAACACTATAAACGTGCTAAAGTTGATGTCGGACATTTACGACAATAAAATACCCGTAGTTCAATAAGTGAGTAACAAGAACAGTATCAGTCAAAATGAGTTCTGTTATGCTCTTTCTCGAAATCGAAAGGATCAAAAACAAAATCGACAACGAGATGAACATGGCCATTTGGCCAAAATTTTTTCCTCTACTCGCCGATCCCGACGGACACATCAATCTGTCGCTCGGTGAATTTCAGCAGTTTCTCGTTACGGTCGCGCAAATGGCCCGCACGGCCCAGATCGAGAACAACGCCGCCCTCGCCAGCGCCGCCCGCGACAATACATTGCCGACGACAACTACAGCGGCGTCAGCGACGACACCACCTCCGCCAAGAAATATTTTAAATCTATTCGGCGGCGGCGGCGCTTCGGGTCGGCGAAAAGACCTCGGCGCCGACTCGGTCAATATGGCAATGTTCCGTAAAAACTGCCAGAAACTCATCAAACATTATACTCTCAGCAACACATCGTCGTCAGAGTTTAAAGTTGCCGACATCGTCTCGTGCATGGTGTATCTGGCGAAATCGCCCAAATTCAAACCTCTCTACTCTCTGCTCGAACTGTCCATGACGGACGAGTACGACTGCATGCCCAGCTACACCGCCGACGAGATGCATCACATTGTCGATCTAATAAAGAGTCTTCTCGATCTACCCACGTCTTTGATTGATTTCGGCAGCGTTAAAATTTTAAAGAGCACCTTCAACAAGGCCATGAACTATCCCATAACTAGATTCGCCCGAGTAATGATTCTGCCCAGCACCTCGCTAGTCAGCGACAAACGCTGTACGATCGAGGAACTGATCGTGGAACGAGGCCAGGAGATTAGTAAACTCGAACCGCAACAGTACTTGGACTCGAGCGAAGGCACCAAGATTCCCTACTGCGACGACGAACAATTTATCAACGATTTGCTCAAACTGACCGACGATTTTAGCTTGCATCGAATGTTTTACAACGCGGCCAATTCCATTTTCTACACCACGATGGAAAACTACGCGGTGGCCAATTGCAAGTTCGAAGTGAACGACTACAACAACATATTCAGAGTCATGGATAATCTAAGGGAATACGAAACTCAGTGTCGCGGCGGTACGCTAGTCGACCCCAAAGACAAGACCGACTCTCTCAACATATTCTTGGGCAGCGACGTTAGATCATCTTCGGCGCATAGCGCTAAACGCAAAAAATACCGAAACTAGAATTTATAAGGTAGAAATATAAAACTCGTATTGTACAGACAAAGTTTAATATTCTCATAAAAAATGTATCGTCGTTCGTCATCCGGCGGCCGACGTCGCAGCGGCAGTAGGAGGAGATCGAGCCATCGGCGCCGCAGCAGCGGCGGCGGATACAGGCGTCGAAGCAGCGGCGGCAGGCGCAGATCCTCGAGCCACCGTCGAACTTACAGACGCTCTAGCGGCTATCACCGAAGACCCGGCAGGCCCCGCAAACGCCGCAGCTCCAGACGCCGTTCCTCGGGCGGATACAAGCGTCGTCACTACTAATCATCATCGTCGTCCTCGTCGTCAACCAATCTTGGTGCGGTTACACTTTTGGCAGTATTTGATGAAGGAAACGGCCTCGTCACCAGCGCGCATCTGTCTCTCGACCGTCACGAATTTGTGATCGCACTCTTTCAACGAGAGACCGTTTAGAGAAGGCAAACCTATTGTATACTTTGCATTGTTTAAATAAATTACATCATCAGTCAAAATGTTTCTTTTTGTAAACGTACGTTTTTTCCTCAAACTCTTGCTGGTCGCTTCGGCGATCTTTTTTTTTAGCAAAATATTCTTCCAGTTGATCGAGTACTTGAAGAGAATATTGTCTATAGGCTCCTTCTTGAGCTTTGGCGGCTTGCTGTCGAATTTTTTGCTCTTGATCACGTTGACGTAATTTTTAATCTGATCGAGCCGCCGCACGAGCAGCTCGCACGGACACTTTTCCGGCAGGCTTTCGCGCTGGATATACTCGAATATCTCCGTGTACAGTTTGAAATCGTTGATGGTGTTCACGAACAGTTTGTGAACGCACTCTTCGGACAGGCGTATCTGCTTGCGTTCGCGCTCCACATTGCTAACGGCCGGTATATAAGCGTATAACGAATGGAACAAGTGTCCCGTGTGGACAAAATTGAACGTCTTGTTCTTTACGTTGTTGGCGTAGTTTGCGACGAGGAAATCGATAAGTTCCTTGTACGCTTTGCGACGCCGAAAATCTTTGAATATCAAAAATAAATCGTAGCAATCGTGATGGCGTCGTGGACTATGCTGCAGCGACGAGACGTTTTCCTGCGCCGGCACGTTCTTGTGCTGGCCGAATGGTCCGACTTGGCATGCGTTAGCTTTAGACATTTGAAAATGTTCGAGTTTGTGGTGTTCGCGTTCGATGCGAAGCAGCGAATCGACACGCGCGACTATATGGTTCAGATCGTCAAATGCGCCGACGACATGACCGACATACGTCTAAACTTGAAACGAGCGTACAAAACGTCCGCACTAGGACACGTGTACGTCATTAATGAAAAGATACCACTGTACAAGTTCCTTAAAGAATGGTACGTCCAGAGCTATCTCGAAGTCTACCAGCTCAAACACGACAAGTACGTTTGGGAGATACCGCACGTTATAGTCTTCGATCTCGACAACACGCTCATCACCGACGAGGATCGCGTTCAGATCCGCGACGAATTCGTGTACGAGAGTTTGAACGAGTTAAAATCTAAAGGTTGCGTGCTGGTGCTGTGGTCGTACGGCAATCGGGAGCACGTGACGCACTCGATGACCGAGACCTATTTGAACGGATACTTTGACATTGTGATATGCGGCGGCCAGAAACTGACCGATCTCAAGAGCCGCGTCATCGTCGACAATCATTCCAAGATGGTGTTCGTGGAGAAACCTTTCTACTTGGACATTGATCAGACTAGCGACCGATTGCCCAAATCTCCCAAGGTGGTGCTGTACTATCTGCGCAAGATCGGCGTCAACTACAACAAGACGCTGACGCTCGTCGACGATCTCAAAGACAACAACTATTCGTACGACCATTTCTTGAACGTGCGTCGATGCATGGAACAGCGCAAGGATTGGAAGCAGTATCATGAGGAATTGTTGAATAATATCACAGAGTACGAGAACGACATTTATTAAACATAAGTTTAAACATTACAATTATGAATAACAATACAATGATGAAATACTTGATAATAATTACAATAATATTAATCTTTATATTGTTGTTTTTACATAACACCCAATCACCTAAACGCAAAATTAGATATATACCAAATGAAATGTACTCTGACACATTTTTAGATACATATACAAACGAAATTAAAATTTGTCCAAACAAATGCCCCGTTTTCAATTTTGAAAAGCAAAAATGCGTTAAAGGAACGGTCACGACAAACGTTTGTATACCAGAAATATATAGAAATATGCCTCATTATTATAGGTGTAATGTTTTTTATACGTGTGTCCCTGGTAACGCCATTAGTTTGACTTGTAGCGCAAATTTTTGTTTTAGCGAAACTAGTGGACTATGCGTGTCGGAATTAAACAATCAATGCGCCTGTCTAACCAATGCCTCGGTCTGCTCGGATTGTTGTGCAGATGAAAACGAAGTAGAAGGCAACGACAATGACGTATTGTTATGATTACTGCTGCCGCTGGACACAAACATCTTTTTAACTGCCAAATTAAATTTTTCCGCATCGTCGCTTCTTTCGAAACTTAGGGATCGCTTGCCTCGCTTCAATGATTCTTTGGGAAAATCTTTTTTGACACTTTGCGTCACGTACATCCAATCGAGCATCGGGTTGGGCCGTTTAGTTTCGACGATAATGTCTAAATTATCAAAGCCGCGCTTCAATTTTTCGCGTTGAATACGATGCTGCTGGCCCGTGATCACCTCGAAATTGTTATCCTTGCGGCCAATGCAGATCATGGGCACTTTCTTGTCGTCGGCGGGATACTTGACGGCTCTTTCGGCGACGTCGTCCAATTTGTCGAGCAGCTTGTTGATTTGCTTGTCCTTTTGCAGCATTATTTCGTTGCTCTTCGACACCGTTTCGTGCAATCTACCGTACATTTCGTTGACGTTATTCATCAACTTTTTCACCATCGTGTTGTTGTTGTCGGTCAATCTGTTGATTTGCACGATTAAATTTTGAATGTGGTCATCCTTCTTTTGAATCTGAGTCTGAAACTGCTTTACAATTTCGTTGCCGACAATGCCGCTGTCGCCGTCCCTCGCCGTCCCCGTCGTCAACGCCGCGGATGCCGAGTACTTGCCCGTGCATAGCACCTGCGGTATCACATCTTCCAGCAGCCATTCTTGCAATTCGACGGCGTACGACAGCTTACTTTTCATAATCAACTGTATTACGCCCGACTTGTTGATGAGAACCGTCTGCGGATGTAGATACAAAATGTTGCTGTGTACCAACAAATTGTTGACGATCACCGACTCTGGTTGACTATCGTCGCTATACACCATCTTGTACTTTTCGTCCACATGATCCGTGACCGCCTTTTTCGTATTTTCGTACTTGAGCAACGTGGCAATGTCTTTGGCCACGAAATACACTTGCATGTCATGATTGTTTATGATGTAGCGCAGCTCAAACTCTTCGCCGCCGAACGCGAAAAAACCCACTTTGACTATAGACATGTTGTGTGATGCGTTTGGCTAAAGGTGAAGGAATGTAATGAAGTGAAACAACTTCAATATCGCTTTATATTATTTAATTTTCCTGTATATCTTTAATCTCTTGGCGTTGATAAACGATTTACGTTTCGAATATACAAAGTCATTGTCGATGTCGGCGAAAGTGTCTAGCAGATTGGCGATAAAGTATAGAATGGGTTTTTTGTGCGGCGCGGCGGACGAGGGTCGAGCGCGTAGATACTCGTCCGAGTCGCGATCGCTGTAGATGGTGCCTCGTTGAAAAAATTTGTACCAAGCGACGTCATACAGCTCGTAGCTTGTCGATCTGTCCGCCGTCTTGACGTGCTGTGCCGCTACCGCGAAACGATTGTATCCCCCCAGATGCCCAAAGTGCCGTCTGTACATCGGTTCGGGTATACTGAACACGACCAAGTCCTTGTCGACATAGTTGAATTTGTAAAATTTTTTAAAGGCCACTCCCGTCGACGACATGATTTACTACTAAATATTTTTATTTTATTTGTACAAATCCAAGATGGATTAGATAATTTATAATGTCGAGTATGCTGTAGTGAATTTCGTCGACGGTGAGCAGTATGCGAACGTCGGCGACGTTATTTTTCAACGTGAGAAAGTGTTCGAGTATCACCAAGCTGTTGACGTTGGTGCATACGGTGTTGTATATGCCCGAATCGTTGATGGCGAAGATGTCGTCTTTGTTGAATCTGACCAGCGAAAATTCGCGCGGACAAAACACGCTCGACGACTCGAGGTAGTAGAACAGCGTGCCGTTCAAATTGTACAGCAATACGTTCTCCGGTCTGATTACGAACAAACGTTCTATTCGATCCGGCGGAACGGACAGATCGTACACGTCGACGTAGGCTCCGAATTGTAAAGTGTTTTTGTGGTCATGAATTAATTTTAATACTTGAGTTCGATAAGGATTTAAATAGAGGAGCGCTATCAAAAAGACCAATAGACACAAAATGGCTACAGAACCGATAAGTGTCGACTTCATCTTCAACGATATCTACGATCCCGTCGATCAAAATGATTACGTGGAAACGCTCAACGACGCCGAAAACGTGATATTAATCAATCACACGCTAAACTCTATACGAGTGATTAAATCGTACGACAATTTCGTAAAGATACTGTCCTTAATGACCAACACGCATACCGATACGAACGAACACGTGACTTGCGCCTCTTTTCACGGCTCCAGAAACGTGCCGCCGCACGACTGGTACGTGACGCAAAATGTTCTGCGCACGTTCGTGTGTCCGTTCATTGACGCCGAAAACTATGAACGCGTCAAGAATCGCATATGTTTCAACAAGTTTATTGCGAGCAACGTGCACGGCTACGCCAACAAGTGCGTCCGCGCCGGCGACTTTTACTATTGGCCCAACATGGCGGTCGTGTATTGCGGCTGGACCATTTACTTAAAGAAACAATTCGACATCGACATGGGTCGCTGCGTACCCCTGATCCACAACCGCCGTCTCGGCAACGTAAATCTTTTCGTCAACAATCCCGAGGACTTTTTGAACGTGGAACTGAGTCTGACCAACGGCGACAAGACGCTGTTTGTCAACGGCCGTTCCGAGTTCTCGGAAAAGGACGACGACGACCTGTTCGTGCTGACGATGGCCGACGGCACCGTGTGCAAATGCAAGATAAAGCCCGAGTTGGTGTATAGCAACAAAAATTTTTTCGATTACATCAAAGACGACATCAATCTAAAAACGTGCGTCACCTCCGACGAATACAAGGACCTGCTCGACGTCGATTTGAATAGTATGCGCGTGTTCAACGAAAAGCTAATGGACAGCGCCGCCGTCGAAACGAAAGAGAGGCTAAAGGTGTTTCGCAACATTACGCCTTCGAGCGAAAACATTGTAATAATGCAACGGCATATTGTCGAATGCGTGGCCCTCATCAAGGAAAAGATGATCGAAGTGATGGCGCACACCGACCAGGCGGACGCTAGCATTTTACAAAATTACTTTTTGAAGAGTGACTTTGTCAATTTTGATTACATCATCTTTGTCCTCTGGCGAACCATAGCCAAGAACGAAGAACTAAATCTTACAAAAACGGACATCAAGCTATACTTTGAACTGTTGTGTGAGACCATTTTCGGCGACAAAGGCGTCGCTTTCGAGACGGCCAAGCGACGGTGCGAGCCGTACTGCAAGCTGACGCCCAAGGTGTTTTTGCGTCTGTGTAACCATTGGTCCATATTTACAAACGAAAATCCTTGTGTAACGTTGGCTTTTTACTACGCCATACATTTTTTGATCTATTGCAAGCATGGCACCTGGGACTATACGCCCGAAAATGCCAAAACGTGCGGCACCGTGCCCGACGTGCTGTGCGCGGGATTCTTCAAAAAGATCGTCTCCTCCGGCAACATGACGTTCGTGTTCAACGGCAAACATTACGTGCTCGTGCGCAAAGACGACGATCTTTTCAAGTTGACTGAGAACTGCGCCGCCATCACTATACCCAGCATAAAATTCAACAATTGGAAATACATGTACTTCACCGAAGAGGGAGTGTACAATCTGTTCATTAACGATTATCACAACGGCTGTCCGTTCATCATGGGCAATACGCTGCTAAAGTCGTTGACGCGCAAAAACGAAAACACCTATTTGCCCGAACGTGTCATACAGTACATGTTGGACAATGGAAAGGTCGAAATCGAAGTTTATAAAATCTACCATATCGCCAAAGTGTGCCGCGAGATCAAGAACGTCAAGAACAACATGACCGCCATTCTCGCCTTTAACAATTGTCCCACTTGCAAGTTTCAAGAACAGAAAATGTTGAACGATCTGTTCAGAGAGATTTGGAACTATAGCCACAACGAACTCATCATTGTCGGCGTGTATCTGAACGACAAGAAAATGTCCGATTTGATCATGAACCTCAAATGTCACGAATGCAAAGAGGCTCAGTACAAGAAACGCAACAAAAAGTGTCCGTGTCTCGATAAACTCGAAATTAACGTCAAGGCGTTCAAAGTTGTCTTGGCCATGGAGTTGTTTTCCAACTGCAAAGGACTGTTGGAATTGATGTGGTTGTTGTTGTACACGTCGTCGGTCTACAGCACTATTCTGATCGATTGCGTGAGCGTCGACGAGAGCATGTCTCTGGTACGGGAATATGCCGATTTCTTCACCTGCAACCGCACCAAGATCATCAATGTCTTTTACGATTACTTGGACAAAATCAATTTTGTCGATTCGTTCATATCTACTCTGTCTAGTCCCGAAATGTTTTTGAGCAAATTGAAAGAAACTATTAGCGACAAAAAACACCATTACGACGAAGACGACGAGATTGGAAACATTGAAAGATTTTTAAACAATAGTCATTTGGAAGACGACGACGACGATCACGAAATGACCGCGGCCGACGACGAAGAGCCGTTTATGCAAAATTTCTACTACAACTATTACACGACGCTGAGCATGCTGAAAAAGTGGAACGTGTGGTGGGACAAACTGATCGTGAGACGCCACAACGACGATCTCAACACGTGGCTGACTCGATTCTATATGCGAATATTCATGACAAAGCTGAACCTCGACGACTATTCATCGTTGTTCGTCAAGCAAATAGTCATGGGCTACCTATACTTTAGACAATTTACAAATTTCAACTACGTCAATAGTCTGGTGACCATGCATTTCGGCGCCGGCACCGGTATTCCCACCGACTATGAAAAATGCTGTCTCTACTTGAACGGCAAACCCGGCTCGGGAAAATCGAGTTTCTTTGCCGTATTCGATCATTTTATCGTCGTGCACAAACACGACACCGCCAACTACACGCTGACCAAGAAGGACACCAACGAAATGGAAGCGGACAAGATGATTTCGCAACTGTACGTCATCAACGAAATGAAGGTGTGCGACGACTCGTTCTTCAAGAGCACCGCCGACTCGACCAAAAGCAACACGGTGTGCCGAAAATACGAGGGCAGTCAAAAGTACGAGGGCAACTTTAAACTGTTGATCGTCAACAACAAACCCCTGCACATCTCCGACTACGACAAAGGTGTGAGAAATAGATTTGCCGTCATCTACACGGACCATCTTTTCGAAGAGAATCTACAATTTACCGGATCCATCTATTGGCACATAAAGAACAAAGTCTTTCCCATGGAGAAGGGTTACGTCGACGAACTTGCCAAACCCGTGCGTTTGTTCCTATCGCACATACTCATGTACAAACGCAACGCCAGCGACGGCTACGTGTCCTACAAAACGTTTCTCGAAAAGGATCCCATACACAATCACAATCTAATGTGTCTCGACGTCAACAATAGTCCTCTGAACGCGTTGCTCTACGTGCTCAAGGTGAACGTGAAGCCGGGCGTCAAGATGGTGGACGAGACAAAAATTGAAAAGATGATCGAGCTCGCCGTACCGTACGTCGAGACGATGCTCCACGACAAACTCGTAACGAAGAAGACCAACGTCGTTCAGCGAACGGCCATGCTGTTTGACGGGTTCAAGAGGAAATTCAAAAAGTACTATTCGGACGAGAGGAAAATGTTTTACAATATCGACATGGCGTGGAACAAGGCCGATTTCAATACGAACCAACCCGAGTTTATATGTTGAATAAAAAAAATTGTTACACTAAAATTGTATATTTTATTGTTGAAAATAATGTCGTTGTCGTTGATAATAAACGTTTTACAATTAATCTAGCATCATCATTTTATTATTGCAATCTGAATGACTTTTCGTTTTTGATGAAGAGCGTGCCCGCGTCGTTGATTTGCGTGTAGTCCCATTCCTTGAGTTTGAGTTGCACGTTGGCGTTTGTCGTGTACACGGCGATCGGGTACGATGCGTCTCTGAGATCGGGCACCGAGGTGGTCGTCGAGTCGATCAGACAGTAGACCATTCCGTCGGCCTCGAACCGACACATGTTCACCGACTCTTTGATTTTGGTCGAATCGAGGTTCTTGAATACTATGAACATGTTCTTGAACTGCTTAATGTCAAAGTTGCCCGACATGCGGTTGGGCGCCGAGCTGGATTGCGCCGTCTCCTGAAGCGTGCCGAGGAACACGCAGTTTGTGCCCACCGACTTGTTGCCTTCGTCGACGACTTCGCTGTAACTCATAGGTCTTTCGGCGACGTAGATTTTACTGATTTTGTTTTCGCCGTGCAAAACTCGCAGCGATTTGACTCGCGCGTTGTTAAATTTTATAGTCGTAGTTCCGTTTTCGTTGACGTTTACCGAATCGCTGCTGTCGGCGACACTGGGCGATGACTCGTTGATAGAGTTCATGTTCAGTTTATTGTTGGTCCACAGATAGTACAGCAGCGCCAGCACAATTAGTATGACTACTAACGTTCCGATCATTTTGAAGCAATTTCAATGATTGAGTTGTGCAATAAATGTTTTAAAAGCGCACTTAAATAATCTTCTTCCCAATTGATGTGCGAAGGTAGCACGATTATTATACGGCTTTGTATGCGGAACAATTTGAATATGTACGTCAATTGGTCCACGCAATATTTCAGAATGTTCACACCGAACGCGGAATCGTCAACCAATTCAACATACGTCTTATACATTAGAAGCACGTCGATGAGCACGTGATTTTTGCAGTAATTTCCGTTGTTGTGTTCTAGCAAATCGTTGTACGTTTTCCTCATTAGTAAGGATTCAGCTTTTTTAATTTCGGCCAACAGACTCAATTTATCGCACGACCCGTCGTCGACGCTCTCGATAATTCCCTCGAAATAAACTACGTCGTTATCGTCGGGCTTGTCGTTGTTGACGCCTTCCGGCATATCGACCAGATACAGATAGATTGTGCGCTCCATTCAAAATGATTCCGCAATCGCCTCTGTTCACGCAGTACAAGGACAGTTTTCTCCTCTACACCTTTCGACACTTGGACCGAATACGCGCATCAAAGTCCAAACAGCTGAGTAAAATTTTGGCTTCGGAACTGACTTATCTATACGAAATCGCGTGTCTGATCGCGTACAAAGACGTTCAAAACGAGGAAATTGAAAAGTTGAAACAGTGGTCTCTGCAGCTGTCCCACGATTTCGATCTCGAGCAAATGAAATTGCTCTTCCGCGAAAAGATTCAAGAGCTCAATCTGCGCAGCACCCAACCGAAAAACTACTCGTACACCTTCACCACGCTATGGAACACCATTCATTTCCTCGCCCTTCTCATCGACGACATGATCGCCAATCGCGAGAAACTAACCTACGATTTCATCACCAATCATTTGCGTCAAATGAAAACGCTATATTATAATTTATTTTTTAAACTGGACTGTGCAATGTGTCGCGATCATTACATGACCGTCAAAGGCTATCTGATCCAAACCATCGAACGGATCGAACTGTGTCTGAACAGGGAGAGGTTTGGCGAAAAGATCACCATGGTCGACGAGATCACCGTGCAGAACATTAACGACAACGTTTTGATGAAACACGGCATGCTCTACACGACGATGGTGTTCCACAACCACATCAACGATTACCGATGGATACAGAGAAACATGAAGCCTCCGGTGAATTTCGAAAAGATGAAATGGTCCACGTACAAATCAATGTTGGAGTTGAAATAAAAACACTTTGTATATTATAATTTTTTATTCAATACACTACAATGACAATCAATGCGTTTTCGCCGAAACAAGGGGAACGAATCGTTACCCTTGCCGTTTTCGAGGAAAATGATCGTTACGTACTCGTCATGAGAGATAAAAATTTTTAGTACTTGATGTTTGATTTCATCCACGATCCTCGACGAAAGCAAAGATCAAGTATTAAAATTGAGTATTGCACCATAATTTTAAATTATTGCATCATCATTAGTCATTACACTTGCGTCATTTTATTATTTCATCATATTGACGCGCAATACTCGATTTCAGTACTCGATCTTTGCTTTCATCGAGGATCGTGGATGAAATCCAACATTAAGTACTAAAAATTTAATCTTGCGTCAATTCTATTTTTAGCGATGACCATACACATCAAAAATTGCGTCATTCAATGATGAAATCGTTTTAGTACTCGATCTTTGCTTTCGTCCACGACTGTGGATGAAATCCAACATCGAGTACTAATAATACAAATAGAATGAAATACACATGTAAAAACATATTTTTATTGCATCATCAAATTAATTGGGCACAAGACGATCGGGGCGCCGTTTGATGATTTCGATGGCGTCATCGGTCACGATGGCCTCGTAGATGGCACCGTGCTGTATCGGCATGACCGCCGGCGAAATCTTTGTATTCGCTCTATACAGCGGACCCTCCAAATTATTAAACTGTGCAGATTCGGCGTCGCATTCCACTTCGACGGTCTTGACGTGCTTGTACTTGACGTAGCGCATTTGCGAGTCCAACACGACGAAACCGTCGGTGGGCATCGTAGAATATCCGTTTTGCATGATCGGCGGATCGAAGAATTGCTGAAACTTCAACGTCACACACTCATTTGTCATCGTCTTTAAACAAATTGGTGAAGCGGCGCCCGAGTTAAATTTTTGCGCCAGATAGTTTATCGAGTCGACGGCGTCGTTGGCCGCAATCTCGTACGGGTCCATCGAGATTTCGTATTGAGTGCGATTATTATAGTTGTACTTGAAAACGTGCAACAGATCGGTGATGTAGAGCGTTTTATCGATGAGCTCGCATTGAAACGCCACGACGTTGTTCAATTTGAAAATTTTAGAGTCCATGGTGTTTGAGAACATTTGCATGTCGTCCATGAACACGATCATGAAATTTTTCGTACAAAATCCTCGACCGCGAACGCCGTCCAATTTCATTGCCCATTTGTAAACGTCATTATCGTCGCCGTCGTTGATAGTGTTCAATAACTTTTCGTCCTCAAACTTGCGGTATATTATATTGTTCTGCAGGGTGGTGTACGGCAACAGCGGACTAATGTTTTGATACTCGGCGATAGCGTCAATTTCTTTGATGACATCGCACATGTAATCGAGCACCGCATAGTCGATCGTGTCGTTTTCGTACTCGTACTCCAACCTGATGGCCGCCAATATTTCATCGGAACCCAGATGACTCTCTCTGATCAACTTTTCGTTTTTGTTCTGCAGCAAATTGATGAGCGCAATCTGTTTAGAAGCCATCAGAGAATCGAATTTATCAATCAAACTCTTGTTGAAGTAGACATGTTCGAATTTTATTTCAAATTCCGGTCGTTCTTTACTTTTGAACACCACGCAACGCACGATGCGATTCAGCAGCGGCGATGCGCCGCTCGCCGGCTCCTCGACGCTACATCTGTCCACGAACGGTATCAGAACGTCGCCGTTTGCGTAGACAAATTTCTTTAGATCGGTGCACGTTTTCGTTACACTCGTAAAAGTATTGTCGGCGGACCGACGTGTCCTCACGTTGTTTTCGTCAACGAAATCATCGTATTCTTGAAAGACTTGAAACTTTTTAGAAATATAAGAATCTAAAATAATATACAGCAAATCTTGGCTGAAATTAATTGAATAAGAGATTTCATTTTCGACAACCATGGCACTGACGCCTGTCTCATCGACTGCCGCGCGACGCGGTAACTATTGTATCTTCGGCGGCGTTCAACCCTTTGACGTTTGCCGCACGTACACCAACCACTGCTCTCCCGACGCCACCTTCGACGACGGATGGTATATCTGCGAGTATCACGCCTCGATCAGGTTCAAGATGGAAAAAATGGCTATGCCGATCCCTGACGGCGAGGGCAATACCTATTTTCGAACCGTCGGCAAGAGTCTGGTCAGCGACAAGGCCGAGGGCAACGAGCGTATTCTAATTCCCACCGCCGACAACTACGAGACCGTCTTGAACATCAACGCAATGTCCCTGCCCGAACAGCTCGTGTTTCATATGATATACAATAACAAAACTAAACAGGAGCGAGTGTGTCAAATGTTACAATTCAACGAACACTTTCAGACGGACATTTATAAATTGGTCGAAAACGTGTACAACAACACGATGAGCGTGCTCGCGCTGACCGATCCCACGCGCTATTGTTCCCGCGTCAGCCAGAACAGCACCCGAATCTACGGCGTCAACGACGAAAACGACATCGCCGAACAGACGATAAGCCGAATGCCGGGATTCCTGCAGAACCTCATCAACAAGTGCGTCGCTCCCCAAACTATGACCATCGAAAAACAAACGCTAGAGTTCCGCAACTGCACCACGTGCCGCATCGACAGCACCGGCCTCGTCGCCGACGTCAAACTCTACAATCCCGTCGAACCCAAGTATCGGTCGGGCTACAACGAAAACTACCTGCTCATCGATAGCGTATTCAAGTTCAGGGGCAACTCAAAGGCTCTGCAGACGGCGCTCAATCGATACGAACAATACCCCGTCGTGGTACCTCTGATCCTGGGCAGCGAAATCGTCGTTACCGCCAACAGTCTAAAACCTCTGCTCCTGCCTCGCATGCTACCCAACGAAAAGGAAGTGTTCGTGCCGTTCGCCGCGGCCGCACCCGCACCCGCTACCTAGAGATTAAATATGACGTCACACGATAAGATAACGTCACATGATAATGACGATAAGATAATATCATGATTTATGAGGTTGTTTTTCAAGGAAATTTTAGATTAGTTATCATGTTTTTACCCGTTGTAATCTTATCTAATAAATCGACCCAAATCCTGATTGATGATTTTATTGTCGCTATCGCGCGTCCTCAATACTAATCCTCGATAACCGCTATCGCATCCTCAATTAGTTTGTTTTTTTACAAAAATTTTCCAAGGCGCACCCTTACGATAACGATAAAGATCCTAATCTTCAAGGATGTACCTGATAATTTTGCAATATAAAAGGCGTCGGCGACGAGCATAGCTTCAGTCTGATCGCTACAATGGAATCGCTAACACTTAGTTGCTCGGTGTGCTTTTGCGACGTCACTATCGATAGGGGCGTTGCCACCGCGGACCCCGCCATGTACGTGGTGCCCATGTTTATCCTGGAAGAGTGCACGCACGCCTTTTGTCTGAATTGCTGTAAAGGAATTCAAGACGGCCGTCGGCGCGCAATAACCTGTCCCACGTGCCGCACCATCAGTGACAAGTTATATTCATACTTTTATTCTTCGGGAGGTGTGGTAAAATTCAGCGTCTACATAAACTTTACCGAAAAGTTTAATGTCCCCAACGATATACTGCGTCAAATTAAAACCAAGTACAAATATGCTGTCGCCGCCGAGTCGTCTCAATCCCGGGACCAGCCTACGGAAGCGCCTGTGAGGCCTGCTCAACCTGTCAACAATCCACGGAGGCGCCGACGCTCTATGGAAGACTTATTCAGGAGACTATTGGGTTCTAATGCAAACAACAATCAGAACAGCGTAGCCATTTCGGGATCTCTGACAGTAACGCCGTCGTCTGATGCCGGGACTTTGGCTTCAATCTCAGGGCCTTTGACTTTTTCTTCTGTTGCCGCAGAAATTGCTGAACCTTCGACTTCAGCCGCTGAACCTTCAGCTTCATCCCCTGGACCTTCAGCTTTATCCCCTGCACCTTCGACTTCAGCCGCTAAACCTTCGACATCAACTTTATTTTCTGGACCTTCGACATCAACTTTATTTTCTGGACCTTCGACATCAACTTTATTTGATGGACCTTCAACTTCTTCGGGTTCAAACTACGACAGAGATTTCGAGGAGCAAATGAACATCGCCATGACTCTCAGCCGTATGCAGCACGAACACGAAAAGATCAAAAACGAAATTAACAACAGTCTAGACGCTCAGCTGCAGATAGAGACCAACAGAGAGGTTCTCAAGAATTTGTCCGAGCTCATCAGGACCCGAAACGAAGAAATAGCCAAGATCAAAATTGATGCTGAAAATCTTACAAAGAAAAAGAACGAACTGATCAAAGACATTCAAGATATACAACTTAAGCTCGATAAGGATAGGGAGCTGAGGAGTCGGATCGCTGATGAAAAAAAAATTGACAGTATCAAAACTAGGATTGTACACGATCCCGAAATTATACAAATGATGTGTGATGTCAAGAAGAAGATCGCCAAAAAAAAAGCGTCACTGGAATTATCGGAACGCCAAAGGCTGTATGGATGCATGTGCGGTTCTTACGAGCATTCATACTTTTGCGAAAATGAAAAGAACAAGGAATCCCTCGAGGTGACATGGTTAAAGAAACGGAAGTCGTCTTCTCCGACACCGTCATCGTCTTCATCTTCATTGTCTTCTACTCCCAAAAGAAGTAGATTGTAATGGTGTTATGTTTAAATTTTTATATTGTGTGCTATATTATTATTAATAAAGTTTGTATTTTAGAGATATAATTGTATTGTTTAAAAATTTTTATATTACATGTTCTATTTTACTATCAATAAAGTTTATTTTTCTTTACTATTGTATTTTAATTTCTACTATAGTTTTACATCATAGTCTCGATTCTATTATAATCTTAATTCTATCATAGTCTTGATCTAAACTTGCAAATCATCAATATAATATATTACGTCATCTTCTAGATTACATGTAAAGTTTGATCCTAGCGCGTGTTCGGGACACGCCATTATAGTTCCTTCGTGATTATGTAACCAGTTGTTGTACTTGACGCCGTCGTTCGACTGAGTCTCTAGATTGGAAAACACTTTGCCGTCTCGAACGGGCAGCACCGTGATTCGGTTAGTGTTTGGGTCATAGGCAGATTTACAGCCAATGGCGTTACCCATGTACGCGTATGCGTTGATGACGTTAGCCAATCCTGCGGCGTTGCGACACGCTTCGTCCACCGTTACGTTTTCGCGCAAATGACGTATGCTCTCCTTGATATGGTCGTCGACCACGTTACATGCGGACAGCTTAAAAGTGGGCACCGCATAGAAACAGCTATAGCTCAACTGTTTGTCGGTCAAAGTTAAAGTAGGAGGCTCGGGTTCGGGCTCAGGTGCGGGAGGAGGCGGCGGCGGAGGCGGGGGTCCGACTCCGCAAATCTGATCGTCGGGATGACAGTCTATGATGTCACGTGCCGACCAGGGATTGAACATCGGTTCGATGACATCGTACTTATCGAACGGATCGAAAACGGGAATCAAATTTTCATCATTGTCATTTTCGTTGCGTGTATTTTCGTCCAAATTGACGTCTTGTATATTGGCCGAATTTTGTATATTTGCCCGATATCGTTCAATATATTTCGGCTCTTTTACACTTTCGTAATTATATTTGGCACGAATCGTAGTATATTTGGAGGAAATCGTAGTATATTGGTCGTGGATTTGAGTCAAAAGTTCGCCGCAAGCGTCGGATCGTAGTATATCGGCCGAAATTTGCGCAATGAAATGGTCAAAATTTACGAAATCTGACGTAAGCGTTCGCGAGCATGCATGGTCGTAGTCGGCGTCGCTGCCTATCTCCATCTTGACCGAGACCAAGTATTGATCGGGCGTAAATTCGATCGTCTCTTGCAGTTTGTCGTCGACGCAAACGTTGAGACGCGTACCCTCGAACGGATCGAACAGATAGTCGCCGAAACAATCTATACCATTGCCCGTAATATAATTCCATCCCAAGAGATTTTGATCTCTCGCATATATTACTACATTGTCATTCAAACGATCCGTATCGACCACTTGCGGAATGGTGCTGGTGAGTCCCACGAAAGCGGTGCTAAAGTTAATGTCGAGATCGTTAGGTATGTTTTCGATGCTGTAAGCTACTAATTTGTGACGCAGCAAAGACGGAATCGTTGCTTGGCACTGGCCCGTGTTCGCGTTGTACACTTCCTTGGGATAGTGTATGTTTAGCATAAACTTGTCATTGTATAATTTATCGTTGATCTGATTCTCCCAATCGCAAGTGACGTCCGCGACAATGTTGTAGTTGTCGCAGATCAACACGCCATAATTAAACTCTAAAACTTCATCGTCGTACGTCATCAGTTGGGTGCCCGAGCCGTTTGCAAATCTCGAACATTGCACGTCGCCGGCGCACTCGTATCTCTCGTTGACGAAAACACGATTAACGCAAGTGACGAGTTCCGCCTCGGTGTTGGAGAGACACTTGTAAAATTGAGTGGGCCCGATGTCGTCCGTGATGTACGTATAATCGACGCCGTGGACGCTGCACGGTTCGGCGTCGACGCACGTGAGCAGACGACGATCGAATATTTTGCCAAAGGGGCAGGACACCACCTTGTTTTGACCGTTTTCGCATATCATGTACTCGTTGATGTTGAGATGTTCGGGGAAAATGTTGAGCACGAACCCGTCGGGGCGGGCGGCGCAGTCGTCGCGCAGCTCGCACTCGACGCCGTTGAACAGATGATTGCTGGGGCATTCTTCGACGACGTGCGAGCCGCCCTCGAGGCAGCGCAGATACATCGTGGGATGAATGTCCGTTTCGGAGACGTTGGCGCGGGGCACGCGATGGTGCAGCACCAGCGAATCGATCAGCCGCTCGGTCAGACCGTACATGCCCGGCGCTTTGCCGTCGCACGGCGGAATCGGCACGCACTTTATCGCGGTCGCGTCGAAACGCTCGTCGGGCGGACAGTCGACGCGCATCCATCCGTCGTCGCCGCGCACCTCGTATTTGGTCCGATCGCTATTGGCGCGCACCCGCACTTGGCTCGGTTCGCTGCGCTCCAAGTTTTGTTCGATAAAATTAAACTTTTCGACGCGGTCGTCGTACCATTTGGCGTCGATTTCGTCCAAACTGCCCGTGTCTATGGTGCGAAGCACGTAAAAATTGGAATTAACCTCGGACACGTAGTGAAGCAGATCGGGCAGAGGATGCTCGGCGTTGGTCCGTTTGGCGTATTCGGTGACGACGCGCAATTTGTTGTCGAAATCTTGTTCGTTGTAATCGGAATATATTATTAAGTAGAAGATTGAAAAGAGTAAAAGCAAAATAATGGCCACCAACAACAGCGGCACCGTCGACATTTCTGTTCACGTTACTTTGGACAAAGAAGCAAAAAGAAATGTTCTTTCGTTTATTGTTCGAGAAGAATATCACTTAAAAAAACTAGCCGTCGGCGCTTACAACATCAATATTCTCGACACGCAACTGCTCAACAGTCTGGCCCAGCACAAATGCAACACCGTAGCCTGCGGAGACTATGTCGTCGTGTACAACTTTGTCGAAAATAGCAATAGAATCAACGTTATTCTATTCAACATAAAACCCACCATATTGAAAAAGGGCAATTGCATATTTAAAATTGTATACGAAGACGTCGCCGCCGCCACGACGGGTTTCATCACTACTGATAAGATGTTAGACGAGCCGGTCGAACAACATGCCAACAGTCAATTGTTTAAATCCGCGTTCGCTTCAAACAACTCTGACGACGACAGTAACGGATCCTCCTCCTCCTCATCATCCGACGACGACGACGACAACGCCGTCCGAGGAGGAGGATCAGCAGCAGCAGAAACGGCAGCAGGATTCGACCAAAAAACGAGATCGACCGACGAACTGTCTAGCGCTGTCCCAGCTAAACGACAAAAACTTGACGACTCTATCGAGAGTCAAGTTTGATGCGGACCTATTGATTCATTACGTCTTTGACGGCATTAGTCGCAGCGAAAACACCAATGTCATCAAAGTGTGCAAGGTGCGAGTGAAAAAAGCGTGCGGCACTCTGCTCGCCCACTATTACGCCCAAATCGAAATCTCAAACGGCTTCACGTTCGAATTCCATCCGGGCAGCCAGCCGCGAACCTTTCAGCACATACACACCGAGGGCAACGTGATTCTCGTCTTTTTTCTTTGCGACCAATGCTGCAAACAAGAACTACGCCTTTTCATCGAAGGCGAAAACGATTTCAACGTAGCCTTTAGGAATTGCGAGAGCATCTTGTGCAAACGCAAAAGCGTACAGACCGTGTACATCACGATGGCCGTATTGGTGCTATTCGCAAACATTATACATTTTTCGTGGTATTTCGTTCTGTTCATTTTCGTAATGATAGTTCTACTGTATCTAAACAATAATTATATGATAAGTAATCCGCAAATTGTATATTGCTCCCATAAAAGATCCAAACACAATGGCCAACTACACAAGGCCAAATTCTTTACATAAATCATCGACAAGCATGGCGTCGTCGTCGTCGTCGCCGTCCAACACCGCTCTGGTATCGAGCGTCGGCGGCGGCAGCGAACCGTGGATGGACAAATGCGTGGATTACGTCAACAAGATTGTCCGGTACTATAGAACCAACGACATGTCTCAGTTGACACCGCAAATGCTCAATCTCATCAACACGATACGAAACGTCTGCATCGAAACGTATCCCGTTGACGTTAACGTGACCAAACGCTTCGACAGCGACACCAATCTCATCAACAACTACAAACGTCTGCAAAAAGAGCTCGGCAACAAACCGATCACGAGCGACATATTCAAAGCCTCGTTCGTCTACAGCGTTCTGCCGTCGTACGCGCAAAAATTCTACAACAAGAACGGCGATCATCTGGCCAGTGGCAGCGTCGAGGAGGCGGCCCGTCATCTCGGCTACGCTCTTCAATACCAGATCGCGCAGGCGGTCAGCACGAACACGCCCATACCGTTACCCTTCGACCAGCAGCTGGCCAACGATTATCTCACGCTGCTCTTGCAGCGCGCTACCATTCCTCCCAACATACAGGAGATCATCAACAGCGGCAATCGCTCGCACGGCAACTCGCGCGTACACATGATCAATTCGTTAATAAACAACGTCATCGACGATCTTTTCGCCGGCGGTAGCGATTACTACCTTTACGTTTTAAACGAAACGAACAAGTCGCGCATTCTGAGTCTCAAGGAAAACATCAGCTACATGGCCCCGCTCTCGGCCACCACAAACATTTTCCAATTTATCGCCACGCTCGCCACAAACTCGGGCAAAAAACCCAGCGTGTTTCAGAGCGCCTCGATGCTTACGATGCCTCTGACCAAACCCATTGTCGCCGAGCCCAAAAACACTTGCCAGCAGCAACTCACCGAATTGGCGTTTGAGAACGAAGCATTAAGAAGATTTATATTGCAACAGTTAAGTCACAAAAACGACATCTAAACAACACTATGAGCCTCGACGTTCCGTACGAACGTTTGGGCACCTCGACAAAAGTCGATTACATACCGCTAAAACTCGCGCTCACCGATCTTCCCGAAACCAACGGCGGCGGCGGCAACGGCGGCGGCGAAAACGAAGGCAAAAACAATGACGGCACTAAAAACGATCAACCCAAAATCGACATCACTGATCGAGCAAAATCTCAGCAAACGACGACGACGACAACATCGGTTCAATCTAAACAACAATTTTACGATGCTCTAGTGTTAGGATTGTTGACGTTTTTCTGTATACTAGTATTGTTATACGCTATATATTACTTTGTTATATTAAGAGACAGACAAAAATCCACTATAAAACCCAGTTATATGTTGTTTTAGCATGACTGACAACATTTTCAATAAAACTAACAATGTGAGAAATGAATATTCGTTTAATTGCTGGAAGTCAAAGATTCAAAGTCATTTTCGATTCGAGACCGTCTTTCAACTAGCCACCGATCGGCAGAGGTGCACACCCGACAAGGTGCGCAACGGTCGGTGGTCCAAGTTTATTTTCAATAAACCCTTTGCGCCCACCACGCTCAAGAGCTACAAGTCTAGATTTATCAAGATCATCTACTGTCTGATCGACGAGTCGCATCTCGACGAACTCGACACCTACAATCTTAACGCTGAATTCGACACGATCGAACAACAGCGGCCCGTCGTCGATCCCGAAGAGCTATGCATACGCATGCACGAACTCAGGTCCGTCACCAAAGAAACGCTACAGCTGACCATCAATTTCTACGTCAACTGCATGGGCATCGAAGAGTACCGCATCCCCAAAGAGGTGATGCTGCCGCGCGACACCGAAATCAAAAACATTCGAAACAAGGAAAAGAACATTGTGCTCAAACACATCCTCGATACGGTCATCGATTGCATCAAACACCGCATCAAGTATCTGAACAGCGACTACGTTCACGACAGAGGTCTGCTGCGGGGAGCGATAATTTTTTGCATCATGCTCGGCACGGGCACTCGCATCAACGAAGCGCGACAGATCACCCTCGAAAACCTCGACGCCATCATCAAGGACGGCAAGGTGAGGAGCAAGATCAACCTTAAGCGAAAACGCGATCGGCTCAATCCCCTGCATCGGCTCGAGCTCGCTCCTCTGCTGCTGGCGCGAGAGATTTACGCCAAACATCCCACCATCCTGCAGATATCCAAGAACACGTCGACGCCGTTCAAAGATTTCAAACGACTCTTCGAAGAGGCCGGCGTCGAAATGGACAGACCCAGATCGAACATGATCAGACACTATCTGTGCAGCAATCAATACAACAAAGGCATCCCTCTGCAGCGAGTGGCCAAACTCATGAACCACTCTTCGTACAAGAGCACCCAACACTACATTAACAAATTCGACGTGGACATCGACGACACCGACGACGAGATCAGCGAAGAAAACGACATTGAACTGCCAAGTCCCGAATCGAGCAACAACGAATCTTAGATAAAAAAAATAAAACCACAATAAAAAATTATATAAAAAATTTATTTCTTTCAATTACAACGACATGAGTATATGTTTCGTTGAAATAGACATTTCAAACACTTTAAACTAAATACAAACTAAAAAAATACACTTTTTCCTCTACACGACCATACGTTTCCTCGAAAACGGCAAGGGTAACGATTCGTTCCCCTTGTTTCGGCGAAATTACATACCTTGTCGCTGAAATGAATGTCCTTAATTTTGTCAAAGTTACATTTTGAATTAACTTTTTGATAATCTCATTTCCTTGACAAAGGTATATGTTTCATCAATAACGCTATTAATTCTATCATATTAATCTCCTCGACGTTAATACTATTTTCGACGAAACGACCGATAAAAATTTTACAACTCAATCGCGTGTGTGATAAATTTTGCAACTGCGAAATAAAATTTTAATCGTTTCCTCGACAATAATGTTGCTTTCGTCGAAACTGTAAGTGAAATCACAACTGCGCAATAGATTTTATCGCACTTTCGTCGAAACTAATGCTAGTTTCGTTAAAGTGACATACTAACTGCGCAAGTATGTCACATATTATTACACCATATATTTTAATATTGCGTCATTCACAACTATATCTAATCGATATATCAATCTATTGGCGCGGTATAAAATCGACGGTTCGTCGACAAAGGATATCATTTCGACGACAACAGTATAATTGTTAGCAACCATGTTTGTTATGTGTAATAGTTGCAAGGTGAACGGTCAGGATTATACGTTTAACAACGGAACTTATGCTTTGCCGCTGTTATCGATGGAGCCCTGTTCTCATATGTTTTGCATTGACTGTATCATTACGATGCAAAAATCTTCGAGTTCAAGTTTATTATGTGTTGTGTGTAAATCTAATGGTAATGCGTTTCAAAACTACATTCTGAAAGGCAAGCTGTTGCGGTTTCCGGTCGACTTAAATTCTGTGGTGGTTTATGGAAAAATTTCTGATTTGAGTACCGATGAAGAAGAAGAAGAATAAAGTTTAAAAACAACTTATGAATTTTATTTATCCATCCTCATACGATGAGATCATAAAATATGATTTCAAAGTTATCGTACCAATATTATCTATAAATGATGTCATGTTGTGAAATATTGTGCAATAATCAACAATGTTTGCTTTCATCGAAGATCGTCAACGAAAGCAAAGATCGAAATCAACGATGTTTGCTTTCATCTAAGATCTTCGATAAAAGACACAATGTATTGATTTCTTAAAATCATCTAGCGTATAAGCTTGTAATCAGTCTAACACTAGCATTACTTAAATAATCATCTATGAACCAACAACATGCAAGATCAATCTATAAATTTAATTAACGCGTTGTCTTTGTGCCAGTACTTTGCAAGATGGAACAAAATTATTGTGTCTAAAAATATAATCGTCGAATTTGAAATGCTGCTAGAGGGTAAATACCGTGACTTGGTCTTAATTTGCAGCGACGATAATTGCGCTACTTTTAACGAAAACCATAATGACTTGGGAATAGAAGGTCTTTGCAAAATTATGCAAAACTGCAAAAATGAGAAACAACAATTGGAAGCTATGTACAAGCTGCTTAAACAATATAGTCACATAACAAGTGTCCAGTATCAATTATATCGGCTAAACAAATTAATAATCACCGGCAATGTTATGTACGGCTCGTGCTTTTACATGTTTTCGATCGGTTACTATGCGTCGATTATCACCAACATTGATGGTGCCACACGTTGCGCATTACAAGATTACCTCAAAATGGACTTGTCTGTAACAGAACTATACTACAAATTGTTTAATAAAAATTTTTCGGCAAGCATACAAACAGCTTGGGCGAAGTTAATTGAATTTGAAAAAACCCGACGATTGCCTGATGATTCCAAGTTTCTTAGATTTGTTTTTACAATGATCGACGATGAAACGTATAATTTTCAATTATACACCAATTTAGTTAACACTAGACCCTCTTTCGTTGAAATGGATCATTTTCATGGATTAGATTTAATCTGACGAAACCTTTTAAAAAATTTTGTAGCCTACTACTCGAAAACACTACGCATTTCGTTCAAGTGGAATTTGGATATTCGACACTTACTGCGTCGTTACTTTTTTGTTTCATTTCATCGACAACAACATACGTTTCGTTGAAGTGACTAGAGATTCCATTTTAGTTTTGTTGAAAGGCACTTTTAAATTTTTGGCAAGATTCACACTTTGACGAAGATGATAATAGTTTCGGCGACGACTAAGACGACGACGATTTGTCACAAAATTAAAACGTTGCCGGCGAATTGAGTCTTGATTCTAATTTTCGAGATTGTTTCTCCGTTGTACATTACGTTGACGTACACGTTCTTTTTGTCGAAAGTCACGTACACGTCGATGCGCGGAAGGATCTGTAGCGTGTGGTAGGTGAGCTTGTCCTGGGGATCGGTCACGTAAACGAACCCGTCGAGGCACAGGGTGCCCTGGGTGCCTCCCGCGTCTCCGCTGACCGGCACGATGCACTGGTTATCGTCGTTGACGTAGTAGTCGCTGATCACCGATATCAGCGTGCCGTTGTCGTCGAAGATGGGCGCGCTCACGTACAGCTGCGATAGAAACTCGGCGACGTTGGTCTTTTGCACGACCGCCGGCACCTGGCCGTACACGTAGTACTTTGCGTAGTGGTGATGCGTATAGTACATTCGGTCCTGCACGCGCATCCTTCGAAGATAGGCCTTATGGTTCGAGTCGAAGAGCATGATGTTAATGTACGAGTTCTTTTTCAGCTTGGCAAATTTCACATCGCTCGCCACCCCCGGATAGTGGTACTTGATGTGTTCGAAATCGGCGGCGGTGTCGTGCTGGCCAAAGACGTGGATGCGCACCGAGCAATCCTTGTCGCTGAGCACGCGCACTCGCCGCGCGATGTGGTTCACCGAATACGTGACCGATTTAATATGTTCGACGTAGGCGAAAGGAAGCGGCGCGTTGGCGACATCGTCGGTCGTCGCGACTGAATTAACACGCAGTGACATTGAAAATGATATAGTTTCGATGATCGTTCAAGGTTTTTATATAGAGGAGAAACACACATCGTTACTGTAAATATATTTCAAGTTTATTTTTAATTTTCTCTCGACAAATACAGCATACTTTACAGCGTTTTGCGCATTCGGAACATGTGGACACGTGACGACAAGGCAGGAAACACGTGTCACGTTCGCGCTCGAAGCATATCTTGCACATGATATCATCATCGGACGTGATGTTTGTCACTTTGTCATCGCTAAAAATAGAAATGTCGCCATCGGCAATGATGTCATTATTGGTGTCGTTGTTGTTGTTTAGCGCGGATAGATCCGGGTAGATGTGCGCATAATCGCGGTCGTTGTCCTCGACGTCGTCCCAATTCGGAGCCGAGGGTGCGGCGGCGGTAAAGTGGCAGTTTGGCGAGTGTTGGGCGTGTATTAGATGAACGTCGTCACCGGCGTTGAGTTTTACGATGACGAGTTTGCAGGATGAGCAGCGAATTTCGAGTTTTTTCCCGTAGTAGTAGAAGCCGTTTTTGGCGAGCGTTTCGAGATTGTCTTGATAGTGGGCGCGCGACGCTTTGAACTTGCGAAACGATTGCTTGCGCAGCGCTTCGCTTTTGTATAGCCGCTCGGTGGCCATGGGGCACGTCGAGAACGCGTGATACTTGAGACGACGGGCGTCGAGTTTTTTCAAGTAGAGCGGGCAATAGGCGCATTTGTAGTTGCATAAAGCGTCTCGGTAAATGCCCACGGCGACGAGGTCGTTGATGTATTCTCTAGATAGACAACTGTTTTCAAAGGTTTCGAGACGATCACAGGGGTCCTGGTAGAATCCCGGCGGTGCCAAGTCGTAGGTTTTCCAGTTGCGCATTGCAATCGTCGGTGGCGCGCTCGGCATTTTCAAGAATGCAAAGCAATTGTTCGAGCGCTCGTTTCTGTCTGATTGCAAAGTGGAGAGTGCGCGCTTGGAATTTCGTTGCGTTGGTTTCGGCGGCGACGTTTCCATTGGCCAGTTTTCCCTTGCACACTAGATACTTTTCAGAGTTTGCTGCTCGAGAATGCGGCGGTTTGTATACCGTATGTTCGGTGAAATGCGAAACAAAATCTTCGAGAAGACTTATTGTTGAGCGTTCGAATGTGTCGAAGATTTTCAAAACGCAATTGCCTCCGGCGCGCAGAGCGTCCACGATTATCGAGCATTCTTTGCGTATGAGATTGAACGAGAGCGTCTCTTGGTTGTTTTCGTCGCCTCTCACGTCGAAAGCGCCGTCGGCGACGACGAGATCGCATTTGTTTTTGCAAAAGTACATCAACTCGAAGAGTACGTTGGCGTCGAAAATGTCGCCCGTGTCGAAGCATCCGTACATTTTTCTAAAATTGGGATGGTCGAACGCGTAGTCGCAATCGTTGCGTAGCGTGGCGCCGTAGCCCAGGCAATCGGCGTTGACGTCGAATATGTACTTGGCGAACTGGCCGGGACCTCCGCACAGATCGAGAAACACGTCGACGTTGCGGCACAGTTGAAACTTTTCGTCAATGTCTCGCATCTTTAGGTAGCATCGATTTCGTACGTGCCGATGTCGTCCCGTTCGTTCGAGCGTTTGTCGAGCGCGTCGTATGTCGCTCACGTCATATCCGTCCAGTTTGTCTTTTAACGCGTTTAATTGTTTTTTCATGACACTAAGCCTGTCTTCCATTGTTGGTGACGTCAGTGTCGTCGTCGGGATTGAATTGATGAGCGACCGCTACGGTCAGTAGGATAGCGCAAATAAAAGCAAAGAACACGTGAATCGACATTATATTCAAAGCGGACAGCGTACCAGTAGGTCGATTCAGCGCTCTGTTCAAATTATCGTTTGTAATTAACAAAGTTTTATCTTTGACTTGATAAATCAAGGGCCTGTTGTAATCGAAATTTTCGAAATTCGCCTTGTCGATCATCGTTCGGAACGTGGTGTCCGTGGGCGAATTGAGAAGAACGTCGATCACCAAGTCTTTCCAAGCGTGCTCCCTGCTCTCGGGCGATACTTCGACGCGATCCCTGTTCAGTAGACGCCATCGAACCATGTCTTTCTCGAAGAATATTGATTTTGAAAACGAAATGAAACGTCCACGACACGACTCGTCGTCGTCGATGGACGGCAACGCCAGCAGCAGCAGCAAGCGGCCTCGCTATTCAAACAATCAATCGAGTCCTACGAAGCGATTGTCAAACGGATCGACGACTAGCGTAGAATCTGTGTCGAAAAAGATTCCTAAAAGCGTCACCGGACAATTGGTGACAAAGAATATGTATTGCGTCAACAATGAAGCTTTTTACTTATTTAAATTTTTGGTCGACAATGTGCCGAAAAATTATTACGGAAACAATAACATGTTTCAAAGTTTGAAGTGTGATCATATGTACGAGTTGGAATTGGTGTACGAGAATAAGCGACTCGCCATCGCCAAGGCTACGCAATGCAAGAATACTGAGAAAATAATTATGGTGAAGCGCTATGTGGAACCGATTGATTTTGACGGCGAAGACACGATAACAGTCGGCGCAAAGTTAAAGTTTGGTTTCAAGTTAATCGACAACGATTCGTACAAGGCGGTGTTTATCATAAATCACGGAGACGACCTGGACAGTAGCTGTCCGGTGCAGATCGAATGCATGGGCAATCTGAAGAGATGGGCGGCGAGCATCAAGGACGAGAACATTATCGATGAAAATTCCCTGTTGGAATACTTTAACGAGAGACGCGACACAATGTTTAATTTGTACCGAATCAAGTGTCAGCAGTCGAATGGTAACTACAAGAATTTTTCGCTTCAGAACATTACGCAGATCTCTTCGATGGCCGAGCCCGAGTTTGAGATTGACGAAGACGAAGATAACGTGACAAATATTAGCAGACTGAACAAACGCGTGGTTCACGGTCTTGTGAATAAGGTGAACGTCGAGAGGCAGAGCGAAGACCGTTTTTCAATTTCGTATCAGGTCGTCAACGATGACGAATGGATTAGAGGCTCGTTTTTCATAAAGAATCAGCAGTACAATGATAAAAGAAACGACAAGATGGAGAGACTGGAAAAGTTGGAGACGGATCTCAATCAGTTGAACGACTTGATTGAAGGCGAAATACTCAAAGTGGAAATTTATGTAGCCGTCGATATTGGATCTAAGAATTGTAACGTCTTGGGTTTGACCAAGATTGAGAATGAAGCTAATGATAGAGTTACTTTTGAGGGTATTTAAAAAAACTATGTTTGTAATATAATATAATATATTTTTGATGATAAATAAATGAATGTTGTAATTGAATTTTGTTGTTTACTTTGTGGGTCTGATTGCTTCCTTCCTGGCCCATGAGTTCAATTCTAGTTTTGAAATCTTCAATTTCCGTTGCGGATCGTTCGATTCTGTCTTGTAAAGGAGCAACCTGTTCCATTAACTTGTCGATTTTTGAAGATAAATTGTTTTTGGAATCTTGTAAACGACTTTGAAGTTCGGCGCTCTCTTTGTTGAGTTGTTCGTCGCACATTTGCCTCACGGCTGTCTTTTCCGCCTGTAACGAAGACACTCTGTCGGCTAAATTCTGAGTACTTTTCTCGTTGAGCGCTTTAAAGTCTTGCCCGGACAGGGCGGCTTGATTGTTAATTAAAGACTCGACCTGCGATTGTGTTTTGAGCGCTTCATTTTTGATGACTTCCAACATTTTGGTGTTGGTGTCGATGGTCTGATTGTATTTTTGTTTCATATCGATCAGTTGTTGATTTTTAACCTTGTGCTGCTGTATCAGCCTTTGCACTTCGTCGATAAGTTTGGAATTTTGCGTTTCGACGCGACGCGGAACCGCTTTGACTTTACGAATGGGCTTGACGGAGATGCTTTTTCTTTTGAGATTTTTAGTCTCGTTTAGTAGACGGTTGTAGTTGTCGTCGAGAGCCTTGTATCGCTCTTCGCTTTGCGTCTGGAACGCTTTGTAGCTCTCTTCGAGAGAAGCGATTTGCGTTTGCAGCTGTTCGTTTTTAGTTTGAGCCGCGCGCAATTGAGATTGAGCGTCTTCGAACGAGCTCAACTTTAGATTTGTCATGGCCGCATAGCTCTCGTTGCGCTGTTTCAATTCGGCGATCGTTTTATTGTACTGTATCTGGGTTTGAGCGAGTTCCTGTTGCAATTGTTGATAGGCTTGAGACTGTTCGGACAAGGTTTGTGTCTGTTGCGAAAGCGTCGACTGTGCGGACGATTTGAGTTCGTCTACGTAACGTATGAGATTCGAGATCAATTCTTGTTCGTCTTGAGGAGACGGACTGGTGATATTGTTGCGATAATAGTTTCGCAGTTTATCAAAGGCGGAGTTGAGGACGAGAGTTTTGCTCTCAGCCGTGTCGAGCTGTTGCTGAAACGATTTTTGAGCGGTTTGCAGACGAGTGATTTCGATCTGCTGCTGTTCGACGGTGTCGGTGAGCGTTTCGATTTGCCGATCTTTGTATGCCTCGACTTGGGGAATGACGACGGGTGGTAGAGGCGGAGGCGGCGCCGGAGTCGGTGCCGGAGGCGGAACATTAATAACGTCCACGACGGTGGTTTCAATGTCGGCGATGACCGCTCGCAACCTCTCCTCCGTCCTGATCGTGGACAGCACGAATTCGCGTTTCGTGATTTGAGTAACGATGCGACAATAAGACGTTATCAGAATGGAGATCCATCGACACACGCTCGGCCCGCTGGGCAAAACCCAATTCGTTTCGCGCTCGATGCACTGCAGCAGTTCGGCGATGTCGTTGTTTGTTTGAATCGTATCGAAATTTTCCACTAGCTCGAGACTGATTGTTATCTGTTCGTAGCGAACGTACTTTCGCACGAGATACACAATGTAGCGCAATAGCTGTTTGTATGACGCAACGCCGGGCGTCCGTTGCGCGTTGACATACAACACGTTCAAACTCGACAAATCGCTTTGTTCGATAGTCAGCGGCGCGGTGACGACGACGGTTTGCGGTGCCGTTTCCGTAGCGGGAGCGGGAGCGGGCGGCGGTTGAGGTCCTTGAGATGTTGCTGGAACGTTTGTGGGTACTGCATTGAAAGTGAACGATTGCAAAGGCGGTTGCTGGGTTGATGGTGGTTGTGGTGGTGGTTGTGAGGAAGATTGTAAAAAGGGATTGTATGCATTTGGCGGTACGTTTGTGTTGTAGTCGTACTTGTAGTTGAAGTTGTGTGTGATTTGGTTGGCGTTAGTACTATTCGGCATCAAGGCCTCCATTGTCAGTTCGGGCAATTGTAAATCTATACGATTAGCTAAATGAGGCCTGTACATCAGTATAATAGAGCGAACTCGCTGTAGTACATCGTCAGTGTTGGCCTGTCCTCGACAACGTTGGCTCATACTGTTGATTGTTTGTAATAGATTTTGTACAGTACTGGCACTGACATCGGTGTTTTTGTACTTTGGCGCGTTGCGGTAGCTCATGATGGAAACGACGACGACGACGACGTTTTCCCTGCTCGACTGGGAGACGCTGCAGAGTAGAGTGAAAAGTTTTGGAACTCGTCGGGGCGTAACGGCTGTCGGCGTGAACGACGTGTTTCGAATAACACGAATGATATACAAGGATAATTACTTAATTGTCTTTTTCACCGGCTACCTGAGCGAGTCGAACGAGCTGTATCAATTTTATATGGAAACGAAATGCGATCTGTACTCGTATAGAAAATGTTTCGCCACGCACGCCAACACGACGTGCTACAACAAGTGCACCAGCTACAAGACTATGGTGATGCCGGGACTGCGGGGAGTGCGAAGCGAGCGAATAAACATCATCAAATACAAACGCTGCCCGATGAACGCTCATCACAACAAGTATTGCCTCGACTCGTTTCTCAACGACATCAATAGAGTCCACACTCAGACCGATTTGAAGGAGGGTCAGTACGTGAGGTTCAAGAGCGTTCAAAAATGTCTAGACAACAGACTTCAATGTAAATTCAACGACTTTGATTCCGTCCAGGCCATGTTCGAGATCGTAGATCCCGATTCGCTGTCTTGCGAAATCGTTCCCGTGATGGCGTGCTACGATATTGAAACGTACTCGAACGGCCAGCAGTTTTCGAATGCCGCCATCGATCCCATCATCTCGATGGCCGTGGTCGTGAAGCGAAATGGAAAATTTTTGAAATTGTGTCTCTACCACATGAAACCGGGCATTGCCGACGATATGACCGAGTTTGTCGGCGACAGTGACGTCGATACTACTATCTACGCTTGTAGATTCGACAGCGAGTTGGAAATGATCGCCGCCTTCTTCAAACTCATGCCTCTGATCAACATGGACTGTATGTTAGATTATAACGGTGACAAGTTCGATATGCCGTTTATCATCGACAGAGTGACAAAAGTGAATTGGCCGAAAGAGATTGTGCGTCGATGCGGATCATCAAAAGCGTTGGATTTGATTCGAATAAAACGCTACGATCTCGAAGCTGTGGACATTAAAACGAAGGCCCTGTTTGACAAATTTCACAACAAATTAAACACTCATTTTTTAGTGTATTACACGCACGTCGATCTCTATCAGTTTCTCAGCACCGATTCGGAGCAGAACGATGTGGAGAATTTTCAATTGAACACCGTCTCTCAGCACTATTTAAACGACAACAAGGTCGATTTACCCATCAGCACTATGCTTCAGTTGTACGAGCGCAAAGAGATGCGGAGAATATTGGAGTATAACGTTCAGGATTGCGTGTTGCCCATCGAGATATTTTTGAAAATTGAAGTCATGGATTTCATGTACACGCAATGCGCGCTCCTATACCTCAGCACCGACGATTTGCTTAGCAACATTTCGCACAAAGTGAACGTGGTTTTCTTCTACAACGCCATAAACAACACTCGATTCGACGAAACGACAAAAAAACAAGTGCCCGACCCGTACTTTTTCAACAAATACGATTTGAGCATAACGTCGGGCCGAAAACGAACCTTTGACGAAAGCAATGGCGGTGGCGTGGTGGACAGTCAAGTGGTGGATTTGACTCAGTTGAAGCGAAAGCCCATCGCCGTCGCCGACATACCCTCCGACGCGGTAAAGCTGTGTCATCAAAAGCAGAAATGCGTTTACACGGGCGGCAAGGTGCTGTCGCCGAGCCCCGGTTTCAAGAAATGGGTGGTGACGTTGGATTTCAATTCGTTGTATCTATCGATAATGATGCAAGAGGGCATATGTCTGTCGAACGTGTTTGTCGCCGAAGATGGCTTCGTTTACCTGGTCAAGAACCGCGAAGCTATAAATCCAAAGTTGCTCAAGACTCTATTGGACCTGCGTACGACGTACAAGAAGAAGCGCGATCGTTTCGAGGTGAATTCGTTTCTGTACAACGTGTACGACAAGACGCAGAACGCTGTCAAGCGTATCGCAAACAGTATCTATGGCTACTTTGGAATATTCTTCAAACCCCTCGCCAACTACATTACGAGAATCGGCCGCGAAAAGTTGATGGAAGCCATCGAGAAGATCGAGGCGAGCAGCGACGACAAAGACATATTGAAACGTTTCAATCTATCGACTATACGCTTCAAGGTGATCTACGGCGACACGGACTCGTCTTTCATTCAGGTGCAATTTAACGAAAACGAAATCGAGGCCGACAAGATTGAAAACGCAATTCGCGACATTATCAACGAGCACGTGCTAAAGAAGCTCAACGCCGGATGGGTGGGTTACAAGATGGCCTTGGAGAACGTAATGTCTAGCCTGATACTGTTGAAAAAGAAAAAGTATTGCTATTTGAATAGCGAAAACCGTCTCAAGTACAAAGGGTGGTTGATCAAGAAGGATATGCCGATTTTCATGCGCAAAACGTTTCGCGCCGTCGTCGATTCGTATCTGATGGGCCACAGTGTGGCGTGCGGTCTCAAGACTCTCTCGGACATGATGATCGAGCATTACCGCAATTTCGGCGTGGACAACAACTACAGCAACTATTGTTTCAGCATGAGTTACAACGAAAATCCCACGGGTAAGAACACGAAAAAGACTGCGACGGCGACGACGACGACGCCTCGAAAACGCCCCATCACCATTGCGAAGCATTGCCGCGAGCTATTGAGCAATTCGGGCAGCACCGATTTTTTACCCGGCAACGGCGACCGCATACCGTACCTGCTCGTCGACATCGAAGGCAGCACCACTCAAAAATCGTTTCCGCTCAAACTATTCGGCCCAAACAATAGAGTCAGTTGGTTGAAGCACGTCGGCATCATGTGTACGTTTTTCAACGAGCTCATACAAATATTCGGAGATCGCCAAGAGTTTGCTTATTATTTTCAAAATATATGCCAAGTGTATATGAAAAATCAACTCTTTGACGTAAAGCATCCCGTCCTCAAGACCGTGAATCGGGTGAAAAAACCGAAAAAAAATTCAACCATATCAAAAAAACAACAAGAACAATTCTTTGGTAATGACGACGACGACGATGATGACGAAGAAGAAAACGACGACGAAGACGAAGGTGTTGTAGTTAATCATTCTCAACAGTTTGCATTGTATAAATCAAAAAAAGGACAGTCGACGTTGTCTTTTCATCAATACGCCAAAAGCGTTTGCGACAAGTGTAATCGGGAATGTTGAGAGAAATAACACAATTCTGTATAATGTAAATAAATTTATTTATCAATCATAATGGCGTTGTCTATTTCCTTGACCAGAAACTGGGACAGATCACTGATCTCCTCGTCCGTCAAATGTTGATAATTGATGAATGTGCGCAGTATGTGTAGAATATGGCTGTTGTAGTACACTTGATTGCAAAAGTAGTCGATTTGGCCGTGCGTCAGTTTGATGCCGTTGGCCGCGTCGAGGATCTTGCACACGTCTTGCACGGTGATCTCTCGTCTAATGAACATTTGTATGATCAATGTGAATTTGTTGCAGAACGTTTCGTCTCGTTCCAAGTCTTTGAGGTAGTGTTTTAGATTTAGATTTACCATAGCAACCTTTGCCGCTACCGGCATATTACTGAACACTTGATTTACAAAATTTTTAAAAAAATCCATTGTGTGCGTGCGCGCTAGTCGACAGAGCTCTTATTCTTATTTAAAATCGCGTCAAACGCCTTTTCTATATCACGTTTCTTTTTTACACTCTTAGCTTTACCGGTGGGTATGTGCACCGTCGTCGACTCGTCCTTAATGTAATACACTTGTAGCATCAGCAGGAATATGACAAAGACTAAAAGCAGAAAGAGTAGTAGATTCGTAAACCCTTCATTCTTGTCGAACATGAAACCGATTACAATTAATACGAGAAACGTAAAGTACATGAACATTTCAATTGTTTCATAAAACCTCTTATTGTGTAGTAATGGTGGTGGTGGTGGTGATAGTGTTGCTGTAAAGAGATCACCCACATGGGTTGTACTTACTAATCATCAAACTTAAGCCGCGCAAGATGAAATCGTGGATGAAAGCCGTCGTTTTGCTTTTGATATTGTACGTTATAGTCTTTCACTGTTGTACGAATCGATGCGGCAACAACAGCAGCGACGGCGGTAACGACAACAACGATAGCAAATTCTTTACGCCTGGGCCCACTTGCGACACGTACTACTACGGCAGAGATTTGCGAAGATGTCCTCCAAACAAAGAATTCGACTACCGATTTCAGGATTGCGTCAACATTGGCGCCTACGACGGCTGCTACGCCAACGCCGTCACCAAATACACAAATCTATATTCAAGATTCAAAGCAATGAAAAAAGAACGATACTAGAATTGTTTCATCATCATCGACATTTTCATCGACATTATAATCATTTTTATCATCAATAAAACAATTTTATTATAATGGTACATTTATTAATCTAGAAACATGTCGAGTAAATGTTCGGGAAAGAGAAACTCGGAGGGCAGCGTGCATACGCTGGCCAGATTCACGTTGTCGTTTTTGTAGCATATGTTGTCGTCTTTGAGATAGACGTTTTGTAGAACGGTGGTGTTGTGGTAAATGTCTCCGCCGCCCACCTTGACGCGATTGTGCGACGAAATGTAATTGTTCAGGCTCTTGATGGCTCGATCGGCGATCACGTCAATGTCAGAGTTTTTCGTCTTTTTATAATTCTTCGTGCTCTTGACGAGATCCTTGCTGCCCTTGGCGCCGCACTTGATCACCGCATTGAATTCCCCCTGCAGATCGAACAGTTCCTCGTCGCCGCACACCATCTCCTCGTCGTTTATCATTTCGCTGAGTCTTTGAAATAGCAGATAGCTGGCATTGGAACTCAAAACTAGAGCACAATCGCGCAACAAAAAATCTAGACGAGTGGCAAATACGGCGTTTCGATGCGTTTTCCAGATCGTGTCTAGCATCGGCATTGACGCTAATATAGAATTTATTTTGTGTTTATTCTTGTATAGATAATATATTTGCTGAGAGACGAACGCCAAACGATTCTTGTCGAAGCATATGAAATTGTAGCGCGGATCGCCGTACAGCAGGCATTCGAGATCGATGAGCGAATTGGGTTTGGGCAGGAACGTGATGACTTTCTTGTCGCCGTCGCAGTCCGTGTTGGCGCCGGTGAATATACCGAGGCCGACTTTGACGCTCCAGTCCGTGTTGTCGGCGGGCTGGACGACGTCCGAGACTTGGGTGCTCAGCTGCGAAATGTTGGGATGGCGCGTCGTCCAGGCGCGGACGTTGGTCACGTCGCGGCCGTAGTAGCGCTGGATGCTCGTCTTGGGCGGCACGACCACGTTCGGTCCGTTCAGACATTGCACGTTTGCGTAGAACGAGGCCGTGTTCAGGAACGTCGAGTAGAGAAACTGTCCGGCGTAACCGTTTTTGCTCTGAAACTGGTCCTTGATGATGCCGTGGTTGAACTTGATCTTTTGCAGCTGGCCGCTAATGTCTATGAGACCGGCGTCGTGTTTCGAGTTAAAACACTTGTTTAGGAATATGATCACGTTATGGTCCCAGAGAATAAAATTGGGGATGATTAGGTAATTGATGTTGTCTGTGAATTTATTACGTTTTAACTTTTTCAAGTATACGTTGGACGGCAAGTCACGTACGACTATCGTCGTCGCCATTAGTATGCGAGTCAGCATTTCGGTGTGTTCGTTGCGCTCGTCGCGTTCTTGGTAGACGGAAATTAATTGTTCGATGAGGCTGTTGAAGAAATTAATCTTGATCCGTTTAATGTCCGCGATAATGTTTCTGAGAAATTGTTTAAACTCGGTAATGTTGCAAAAGAACACGTTGTCAATGTCGTTGGGGTCATAGAGAATATCGAAGCTAGACGAATTCTTGGCAACGAATCGAATGGACGTGGGCGTCGTCGATGACATGTTGTCGCTCGGCGAGTTTGTAATGCAATAACGATTCGAAATTAATAAGAGGGTATTTAATTTAAATTCAGAGTTTTTTCAAACCAACATGACGACTACCGCTAGTGAATTAATTAACGTACCTATTCTAAAAAACCTAATCAAAACCGAAATCGACCGTAACGTCGCCAACAATATCACGATACTGAATGGTAAATTGAAAAAACTCGAAGACGACCATCTCAACGATTGCGTGGAAGTGTACGGCGTCCACGATGCCCGATTGTTCAACAAGAAGGTGCGCAGCAATTATGTAAAAAAGATTTGCGCGCTCCTGCAGCTCGACTACAGGTCGGTGGTGGAGAGCGACTACGAAAAGAACCACATTAAACTGAAACTGAACGATGCGGCCACGGCGCGCGAATGGCAGAATCGTTCTCGAGAGGTGCGCCTAAAGAATTATGACCTTGAAATAGATTTCGACGGGCCTATTAAAATTTTCGTGGCCGCTTCGCCGGAACACAAGCAGCTGTTGAAGAAGACGCGCGACGCCCTCTTGCCTCACTACAAGTACGTGTCGCTGTGCAAGAAGGGGGTGATGGTGCGCGAGAACGAGCGCAGCAAGATATTCATAGTCAAAAACGAAAACGACATCTACGATCTGTTGGGCAAGATGTCTGTGGCGGCGCACCCAATTTAATTTGCTGCGTACGTGAAGCGATAAGCTTGTACTCGAAAATGATGCAACATTCGTTTACGTGGTGCAATATTAGTGATAAGCTATCAAGTTGAATCTCATATAAAAGACTAGAATGATCGAAGACTGACTATACTTGCCAACCGACAAGACTGAAGACAACCACCACCACCACGACGACGACAACTGTAGTGGTGTCGGTGTAGTGTAAAGTTTTTAATTGTAATGATTAAAGTTTTGTGTGATTATTTCAATCGAGTGTTTACGGCATTATCATCATCATCATCCACGATGAACGTTACCATTATGGACGCCGATGATTGGGCCAAAGCCAAAGAGGAAGAGCGAATCATGAAAAAAGTGCAAGATCGCCAAAGCCAAAGAAAAGTGCCGTATCTTTCATTTTTCGACAATAAGTTTGATATCGACTCTCAGCTGCCCATCGACGATCTGATATACCACGACGACGGCAAGAAGGATTTCAATTACGAGTCTATAAACACGAGAAATATATATGAAAAGAAGAAGGAGATTGTGGCGTTCTTGAAGTTTAAATTTTCAGACCCTTCGAGCCGAGGCGAAGTTTATAAAGAATTGATTAGTATCTTTAAAATGCGCAATAGACTGCTGGCGCGGAAGAAGCCGTTTACGGCGCCGTTGTCTATTGAAAACAAAATAGTGACAACGGATTTTTGTTTTATTAGAAGTTTGCTTAAAATTGAGTTTTTCAAGTACAAGAAAGGCATTCCGCACTCGTATTTCTACGCCGACGTGGACGCTTTTGTGTATACCCTGTGTAAATTTTTGATGGGTCGTCCCTACAATGCCGAGTTCGACTTTAACGGAACGTACACCGAGTTGTTTAATGAAAACATTGGCAAAAACGTTGAAGATGAGAGACAAAGGAAACTCGACGAAATGAACGCTAAGCAATTAAAAGACTTTCCGATCTCGAAGCCCATCAACTTTTACGATATCTACGACGAGGCCGTGGACTTTGATAGAAAGGCGCTGGTGTTAAACTTGAAATTTTTTAGACAATGTTTCAAAAATTTGCCACATGGCGAGACGGACAATTTGATGGAGACTTTCGAGTTTCCGTTGATTCTATTCGATGTAAACGAAATCGAGTATAGACGGATCGCGGTGGCGTTTAGCGGACGACATTCGTTGGTCGAAGACTGTTTGGATAAAATCGACGACAAAGAATCCATCACCCTGGTCATGTCTTCAAAGTTTGACGAGTATAACGATCATTTGATTTACAAGACAATGTTTAATGGACACCGAGTGCCCGTCAATATGGGTCTCGTCTACTACATGATTTACAGGATCGCGCAGACGTCTGTCAGTGGATTCTTCAAGGAATACAAAGACGAGCTGAGAAAATATACGGTGCGACGCATACTCATGACGAAATGCCGTATCGCATTCTCGACGTCAAAGTTTTATCCGCAGCTGATGGTTCCTCTGGTGAATGCGGTCTATTATTCGTTTTTCATTAGCAAAAAAATGTTTGAAAACGATCGGATATACTTTTATCAGGAACGGATGAGAGAATTGTATCCTTACGGCAAGTGTTTTTACAACATATTGGACATGTATTCGACCGAGAAAAAAGCAGAGCTGTATCTCGAAAAGCATATTAGAAACCGGGCAGGGTGGTTGAGTCGACGGGGCGCCCAGCTGGTCGACGAAGAAATAAAACGTATGATCAGGGAATCGTTCAAATGCGACAATTACGGTTACATGATTCGTCATTTCGACGAAACGTACGATAGACCCATAAACATGATACGAAACGCGTTTGAAAAAACCATCGACTTGAATAATTACATACACAGTTATTATAGTTATAGATTCAAGGTGGGAAATGAGATTATCGACAAATATACGATGAGACCTCGCGTCGTGATCGGCAAAGGCCCCAACGACTACGTGACCACCTATTACAGTAGGTTGATGCTCGCTCACAATTCATATCTCAATGAATTTGGTAATTTTGTACATGACACTAAGAAGTTTATGCGATTCGATATCAACAAGCTTATATCGTTATACAAACCGTTTCAAAACTATGTAATGAAACATAAAAAGTTTCCAGATATCAACCATTACCATCTGTACGTCAACGAAAAATACAATAGACGTGCGGATGGTAAAATTTGTTTTTTCCATCCGTCTATTTCACTCGATATCAACAATGTGCACAAAAACTATATGAAATTTATAAATGAGAACAAAATTACAGTTTTGATGTTTATCGACGCGCTTAAAAGATCCGAAACGCTCTATGATCGCATAAGAATCGAGGACAACGGCATCGAGGGTAAAAAAAATATTGAAGATAATATCAAATTAATGAAAGCAAGATCATTATATTTGAACTATAACCGATTCTCCATAGAACCGTGAGAGTGGTCAATGGACGACTTCTCGTGCTCCTCGAAATAAATACCCAGACATAGTGCTAACAATGGAATGGCTAAATGTTTTATGTGACAGATTGCTATGCTGAGCAGGATATAATAAAAAAATATTTGAAATATTATTGAAGAATTAATGTATTATTGTAAAGGTGATGGTGTATTTTGGTAATATATTTGAAATATTGTATTTGAAGAATCAATGTTTTATTGTAAAAGTGATGGTGTGTTTTGGGTATAAATAAATGAATTATAAACTTTATTATTGTCTTTAATTGATCATGAAAACACAACAATTTTCAACATTACAATGGAGTAACATTATATAAGAACCATGTACAATAATATATCAGAGTTGCCGGCCAGTACGCGCGTCTTGCCGATTGAAGGCAAACGTATTTACATGAAATTTTTTAATCGCGCATACGAAAAATATCGTTCAGACGCTACGGCGGCGCAAATTGCTTGGCAGGCCGTCAAACGAAAATACATCAAAGTCGACGGCGTGTGGGTGCCCCGCAGCGACGCTAACGAGTACGACACCACAACGACCGAAGAAGACGACACCGACACCGACACTACCGACGACACCGAATAATATAAGCGCAATTATGTTTCACTTGAACGAAGCATTCTATCACGAGGAAATGCCCGCTCGCGCTAAACGTTTGTTTGTAAAAACTTTTAAAAAGTACCACAAATTGGATGGCGGCGACGAGGACGTGGCTCTGCATATGGCCAAGCAGGCCGTCGACAGGGAGTACGTAAAGTTAAACAATCGTTGGATCCCCAAGACCGCCGCCGAAGAGATTGTGCGCCACGACTTGGACGACGACAGTCTCAGTGAATCCGAGCAACAGCAGCAGCATCAGCAGGCGCCAATGAAATATACTTCATCACCATCTCAGTTTACTCGTAGTCGGTTGAACGTCGTCGGTGTTCGAAAAAATTATAATAACATTAACAACCGCACCGTCGACGACAATGAATATTTATCAGAATCGGATCAGGATTTCAGCGATGACGATGACGAAGACGGCGATGAGGATTACGACGACGACGAAGATGTTGAATACACGAAACGATCGGCGTACCGCGCCAAGAACAGAAAATTAGCGGTCCGCGGCGGTGGTATCGAAAAGTCATCCGGAAGGCGTTCTGTTATTAATAAAAACAATAAATTGGCATTCAAATAGATTCCAATAGTTTTATTTCATATTCTCTGTCCAGCGCGGCCCGCCTGTCCTCGGACGTCGGCAACACATAGTTTTTGTTGTGACGATTCTCAAAGTCGACGTATCCACTGACGCGCTTGTGATAGTTTTCGTTTTGATAGATGGTTTTCGCCACAATGATTCTCGCCATTTCGTTTTCCGCCAGATTGACGATCAGCGATTTGTTGTGGTCGTGCTCGTTGTACACCGCACATTCTCCGAGCGGTTTGCGCCATTTAGCGTTCAAGCCGTTGATGGTGAAAACGCTCTGCTCGTACACCGATTCGGCCATAGATTCCAGTGAGAGATCGCAATACACTTTAAAGTTTGTATAAATCGCTCGGCATACGTTTAAAAATATAATGTACTCGGTGTCGTTTAGACCGTCGGCGCTGAAGGCCGCGTGTCGTAAATCAACCGAGATTCCATCAAATTCCAAGTACTTATTGTTGACGGATGAGACCATTTTCACCAAAGATACGAGATAACGTACTAACGGCGCGCCGCCGCAAGTTCTCATTTATATATACGTTCCGGCGTCGAGCCCGTTTGAACGTTATTTGCGTGAAGTCGTCGCGTAGACGGCTTTGCAAACAAATCATTATGCCAACAGACTTAGGGTTGATTTTGAAATAACAAGACAGGGATTAATATTTGTACAAGTATTTATTATAAAGTTTTATCTTCATGTTTGTCGTCGTGGTATTTGACTAAATTAGATGAAGAAACTGACATTGAGTCGTCGTCGGCTTTGAAAAAAATCATACAAGTGCCGTTGGTGATTTTATTATAAAGTTTGTGCAGGCTAATGTAATTTTCGAAACTTAGCGACATGGGCGCGACAAATTTACACTTTTCACAATACACCACTTGATTGTGCTGATCGATGCGCCTGTGTGCCGTATCTTCAAAACTTGTATTTTCGCTCGTCGTAGACAGACTTGTAGTTCCTCTGCCCCACCACATCGTACGTAGTGCTCCTGCCCACATACGACTCGTCCTTTTTCTTTTGATCGTAAAACGCCGCCAAACTTTTGCTGCTGTTCTTCATCAATTTGTTATCGACCGTGTTGTTGATGACTTCTTTGAGTTTGAAGTTTAGTTCGCTCATTTTTATTGATGTACAAGGTGTTTGTTATCTGATAAGAGCGTCTTGCTTATCTGACACACTTTTTTGACTGTGACCTAAATATTGCGACACTCGGCTTTTATACTCGGGTGCGCAATTAATTATTCCAAAACAATGCCAAAGTATCTGCGGAAATCGTCTATAAAATTATACCAATCCATTTTTATCAACGAGCTATTGTTTCTATAGTCGTTGCGGTAATTAGTGTCGTTGTTGTCGTCGTCGAAGCGGCGATTGGGCACGTTCTGCGCGACAATCAGCTCGAAATAGCGTCTGTAATTGTTTGGCGTGCGTGCCCATTTCGAGTAATGGAATATTTTCTTGATCATTTCACGCGGCGGACACATGATGTGACCGGGTGCGTTGGCCCCGTATTGTAGGTCGCAGCACTTGACGCGATCCTTGTTGTTCGGACACTTGCCGAGCGTACGGAAAATCACCGATATATTTTTGCCGTTGTCGTTGAAGGGGTTCGATTGTTTGAGCATCATCGTCAGCACGGTGTTGTACATGAGAAACGTGCGGTAGATGAGTTGCGATTCTAACGCGGCCTCGCTGCCGGGCACGCTGAATATTTGCACGTCCTCGTTTACGGGCACGCTTTCCTCCGTGTAAATGGCCAGCATGCGCTGCGGCAAGATTATGCTGCGAAATATCGAGTAGACGAGGTCCACCTGCAGCTCGTCGACCATGAGAATATAGCGATCCGCGCACACGGCGAACGCGTCCATGACGGTTTTGATGACGTTACGTATGGTGGCAACGTTGCGTTCGCCGGCCGCGTCGATGCTTAAAAACTTTTCGTCGTCGTCCAGCCGACGCAGTTGAACGTACATAATCATTTCGTTGGCGTTGTTGTAGGCGCCGCGAGTTTCGAGATCGTTGACGGGATTAACTAGAGACATGTAAAACGGTTGCCGGTCGTAGTTTTGGTAGAGGCCGTTCAGCACGGTGAGATGATTGTCGAAGTGCGTGTCCGTTTCGGCGTCATAGCGTTTGATCACTTTGCAGTTCGCTCGATACAGATGAATTGGACATTGGGTATTTGTTATCTTGATCGGTTTGAAAGGAGTCAATTTCTCCGATACACACCGGTTTAACCGAACCAGATTCGTAGTCGACGACATTTAAAATAATATAAGAGTCGTCCACCAATTCGAGATTATCTTTGAGAATAGCGTTCAACACGTCGTTCGCTATGGACGCCGAAGACATTTTTGATAAAAACAAAATAAAAATTCTATCTTATGACAAGTACAGAATGCTGATTCGCTATCATTTCATCAAAGCACAAAACGACGAATTCTACTATTTGGACACGTACACTGATAAGGTACAAAATTTCTCACATCGTTTTGCAACTTTGAACGATTATAACGACTACTTGATTCTCGTGTATTAATCGACGACGACGACAACAATAATGAGCGGTAGCGGTAAAACGGGCGCAAAACGTAAAACCACTTCGTCGTCAATCGGCGAGATGATGAGGCTTAAACGCAAGCAGAAACCGCCCGCGACCGCCTCCGTCGTTGAGGATCAGGCGGCGGTGGCGGAAGCGATGGGCTCGCCTCAACATCAGTACGAGTCGTCGCCGCAATACTATCCCAACTACGACCCGGACCCTAGCAGCGTGGGCGACATGAGTACCTCCGCCGTCGCTGCTGCTGCTTCTATTCCGCATCAAATGGACGTCGAAGACGCTGGAGTTAGAAACAACACGGTAATTTTGGTCAGACCTCCGACAATGAATCAAGTGGGCATGCTCCACGACAACGTAAAAGACATTCAAGTGGCTATTAACATAATCACGCAGTACATGAACGCGCTGCAAAATAACATTTCGCCGACGATCACCATGACTACGAAACAGCACTTTACCATGTTCGAGAATCAAGTCAATAAACTCGACTACAGAGACATAATGGTGTCCATTCTCAACAATAACACGGTGAATAGGGAAAATTTTTACGCTCTATCGAACATGTTCTATAACTACTACATTAAACTTTTCGACAATATAATTCCCCTGGCTCACGTTATTGTCAATGTGAATTACACCCACGGCAAAACGCGCATCAGCGCCGCTTTGACGGCTTTTATAAATTCATGCGCGCACTACGTGGTTAGTAATATTAAACAACTTTTAGGTTACCAGAATCCAATAAACATTTCCGACGAATATTATAGAATCATAGTGGACAAACAGCATTGTCTAACGAATTTGTACAACTTTAGATTAAACGATTTGCGAAGTGTTTTATTCATAAAACATACACACGACAATGACATCAATACGTTTGGCAGCAGACCCGCAGATAATTCCGACGATCACGTTATTAGCATTCCAATTCACGTCGTTTACAATGTTCCAAATTTAAAATTCGAGTAATTGCCGTCGTCGTCGTCGCCGCCGCCGCCGTTTACCTCACCGCCGCCAGCGTTTATTAACTCTCGACGACTTTATTGTACACCTCGCTAACTCGATTTATTACTTGTACTTTAGTAGATTTGAGAAATCCAATTCCACGTCGAGGACGCGTTCGCTGTTTACACGTTGAAATTCCTGCGAGTAAAAAATGTCGACGGGCTGATCGCCTATGAATCCGGTCATGTGTTCGAGGAGGGACGCGCATTCGTCCTCGTTGCGAGGGGGAAAGTTGAAATAAAACTTTACGTTTCGATTAAACGGATCTCGGCTGCGTTCTCGCTTCCATCGCTGCAGACACGAGGCGTGAAACATTTTCTCCAGATTTAGCGTCTTGTATTCGGTGACGGCGACGAGGCCGTCGCGGGCGATGCGCTCGAAGCAAATTTGGCATTCTACGACCGATTGTCTCCACAAATCATTAAACATTCTAAACAGATAGCTTTTTTTGTCTTGTAAATTTATTGTTATTAGCATGATCGAGGCCCTGGTATAAAAGGAGATACTTGCCAATTCACTCGGACACAGTCGAAACGATCATGGAGCTTATTAAACCGTTTCTAAAGTACTCAAGGCTGTATAGATCGACGACGTCGAAGAGTAGAAACGTTCGCAAATTCATCTACAAATTGTGGTCGAGGGAAACGCAGTACATCAGAGACGACGACACACTAAAATCAAACAACAGTCGTATCAGAATAAAGTGTTTGTTCTGTAACGAAGAGGGCGAGGACGATATCTTTTGTAAACACTGTTTTTTTCCACAACTCGGTATGGACGAAGAGTTTGCCACGTATTGTTTGCTGAGCGCGTGTTTCTACGAGAGCAACGGCGGCGGCGGCGGCGGTGGCGACGTCGAATCCCAGAGGACCGTGTATTTGCAGCGCTTGAAGATGACCTGGTACGACCACGAGCGTCTGGGAAAGGCGTACGAGGTGTCGTACCCGAAATGCTTTCAGTGTCACACTCGAACACACAACGTCGGCGCCAAATTCACATACTTCAACGATGCAATGTTTTGTAGCAATTGTATGTTTCCTCTATTCAATATTGTAATATACAACATCAAATGACAAAAATGTAATCTTTCATTTCAACGAAACCCATCGTTTCGGCGCCGAAACAAGGGGAACGAATCGTTACCCTTGCCTTTTCGCCGAAAATACACCAATCGTTCTTGACGATTCGCCCAACAAAATATGTGATAAAAAAAACAATTATATTTTAGAAAATACACATGTTTTATTATTTTTCAAATTTCAGTACACGATCTTTGCTTTCGTCCACGATCGTCGATGAAAGCAAAGATCGACTATGAAAAACGTGACGCAATACATTTAAAAATTTGGCTGATGCAATATTAAAAACAAATTACAACGTTGTTTGTGTCAAAAATATTATGACATCATTTTGACCAAAAATTTCAGTACACGATCTTTGATTTTGTCCACGATCGTCGATGAAAGCAAAGATCGTGTACTGAAATGATGATCTAATAAAGTGATGATATCATTGCATGATGCAATAAAAACAACTTGTTTCAAATTCTAGTACACGATCTTTGCTTTCATCGACGACTGTGGATGAAATCCAACATCATGTACTAAACCGATGACTCAAATTAAAGATGATGCAATAAAAACAGATTATTGCATCATGTATTTTGTTGTCACGCATACATTTTGTGGTCACGTTTTATTGCATCATGAGTTTTAGTACTTGATGTTGGATTTCATCCACGATCGTGGACGAAAGCAAAGATCATGTACTGGAATTTATTATTACGCCATCATTTGTTTGTCACCATATTGTTTTGATCATCGCTAAAAATAGAATTGACGCAATAATACAAGTTTCATACTTGATGTTGGATTTCGTCCACACTTGTGGATAAAAGCAAAGATCGTGTATGAAAAATAAAACGCAATAGATTTTTAGTACTTGATGTTGGATTTCGTCCACAGTCGTGGACGAAAGCAAAGATCATGTACTGGAATTTTTGACACATAAGTTGTTTTTATTGCATCATCATATTTAAAAATAAAAATGATGAAACGATCTTTGCTTTCATCGACGATCGTGGACGAAAGCAAAGATCGAGTACTGGTTTCAATATTGCGATAGGATATTAAAACACGATTCGTGGATTAATAACGCGACGGCGGCACTTGATGGATTTAGGTCGACGGCGGCGCATTGTGCGCGTTTTGCTTCGTTTCGTGTAATCTACACTGATCGATGTGGTACTAATTGTAAGATAAAGTATTATCATCATGTATTTATGCTGGTGTATAATGTCTAATCGTTGCAGTTATTGAACGTTATTGTTGAAGATATAATGGAGTACGAAAGCAGTCCCACTTTTCAAGAACGTCTTAATAGTTTTGCCGAATGGCCGACTTGGGCTCAAGTGTCGCCGTTTCATCTGGCCCTGTCCGGCTTCTGTTACATTGGTCGCGGCGACGAAGTCCGCTGCGCCTTTTGCAAGGTCGAAATTATGAATTGGAAACGAGGAGACGATCCGCTCGTCGATCACAAGAGATGGGCGCCTCAATGCGCGTTTGCTCGGAACGTGTGTTCGATAAGCACGATTGCCAAGACCATCGCTTACGGAGAGGACGGCGGCGCTGCTTCTGATGAAACCCCTTCGACCTCTTCGAAAGACGTGTGCGGTACGGGCGGCGGCACGATGGTGCCAAAACCTAAGCACGAGGCTTATGCACAGTACCAGGATCGTCTGGCGACGTATACGAATTGGCCGCGCGACATCAACCAGAGTCCCCAGGATCTGGCGAACGCGGGTTTCTTCTATACCGGCCGTAATGCCGAGGTTCGATGTTTCCAGAGCGATTGTGGCCTGTCCGATTGGGAGCCCGCAGATGATCCGTGGCGCGAACACGCCCGATGGTTTCCCCGATGCCAATACGTAATCAATGTCAAGGGAAAGGATTATGTTCAAGAAAGCATCAGCCAAGCTTGCGTCATCAAAGAAACGGCAGCGGCGGCAACGCGAACGCCTCGATTGTCGTCGTCCTCGTCGAATAACGAAGAAGACGAGAAAATGTGTAAAATTTGCTTTGATCGACCTCGAAACATGTGTTTCGTGCCGTGCGGCCACGTGATTGCGTGTGAAAAATGCGCTTTGATCATTAGAAAATGTCCCATGTGTCGCAACAGATTTAGTCATACTCAAAAATTGTTTTTTGTATAGAGATGATTTGAAAAATAAAATGCAAGTTCAGTATTATATTTTTGTTTTATTCATTTACATCGTACATTTCTTCGTCTTCGTCGTCGTCGTCGTCGTCCTCGGCGTCTAGTTCGTCACCGCTACTCTCCATCTTTAAAAAGGCCGAAGTAAAGTTCAACTGTCTCTCGGCCGCTTCGAGATCGGAAGTGTCTATTCTAATGGTGTCGAGGTACTCGTGGTCTTTATCGAGTTTGTGTTCAAGCTCTTGAATGTCGTTGAGAACCATTTTTACTTTGTCGAGTTGCGGTTCGTAGTTTGTTTGATCGATGCCGAATTCCGCCTCGGTAAAGTCGCGCACCGACGAGAATATCTTGCGTTGCTGTTCGCGTTCGATGATGGATTTAATGTTTTTCTGCGTGATCAATTCGATGACGGCGCATCCGGGCCGAGTGCTGCACATCATCACGGCGACGAGGCCGTCGTCTTTGAAATATTTTTGGATATAATCTTCGTCGATGCCGCCGTTGTTGTATGAATCGGCGGGGACGGGCCATTCGATGAGCAATCTATTGGTCAGCGTGGTTTTGTAGTGTATGTTCTTGATGTTGCGTTCGATGATGGCGTTGACGTTTGGAATTAGAATTTCGGCAATGTTCATTTCGTTGAATTCTTTCACGTCGTTTTGCAGACGCAACGCGCCCGAATAGATTTCGTTGGCCGTTTTGCGCAAAGGCACAATGTTGTCGTTAAAGTAGGCGGTGACGTTATCTTTCTCCTTCATGTACTGATCGTACACTCTACGATTGGGTATCACGGACAGGACCTGCAGAGCGTTGCCCAGAGTGCTGTGGATCTTTTCGTTGCTGTTTTCTTTGTCGCTGTTAAGCGGCCGGGATTTTTTGTAAACGAGCTGTAGATTGTTGACTTTGCTGGTGATGTCCGCTTTGCTGGCGTTCCTGGGCACGTTCAACATATCGTAGTAACTGACCGCGTCCAGATTCAAGTAGTACAGAACGTCATCTTTGCGTTTGAGTTTTGCGGCCGCGGGTTTATCGCTGGACGTGCTGCTGCTGCCCGTGGTCGATTCGCTCAAACGTTTCGTTTTTTCCGTGCTCCGTCTGGGGAAGGGCGGCGTCGCCGATATGGTACGTTTCCGCGGCGAAACTACGGCCGTGGTGGGCGAAGACGATGAAGCAGCGGCGGTGCCGGCGGTTCGAAACCTCGGCGAGGTGCGAAGAGGAGTTTTGTTTATCGGCGTGGTTCTGTTCATTGTCGTCGAGAACCTTTACGATGACGGACGTGATCGTCGACTTTAACAGACTGTACGACAGGCTTCGCGAAAAATATAATTTGCGCTATTACCTCAACTGCAACAACAAATCGGTGAATACGTGCACCGTCAAATATTTGCAGGAGCGACGTTCTTACTTTTGTTGCGCGGTCGATTCGTCCGAGCGATGCGTCCTGCACAAGTGCGTGCTCGTCATCTTCGGCACCTGGCTAGACTTGGAGTTTCGGTGCGACGACGAAAACAAGTCGGCTCAATTCAACGGCACGTTCATGATCGACGGTCGCTACTTGAGTTTCCCTAACATAATGATGAACAACAACATACTCATACACAACTTTTACGATAAACTCTACTCGAAGGATTGCAAACGCATGTTTCTGTACGGCAATCTCGACGAGGAGAAGAACATCAACCGCGCCATACAGCTGGTGTACGACAACCAGCGCGACGTGCTGTTCGCTCGAGACGTGTACGCCAGCGACTACGTCGTCACCAAAGACCTGAACGCCATCCTCGAGATGTACTTGAAAAACAGCGGCAAATGGGCTCCGTTGAATTTCATCTTTGATTTTTCCAAAGCGCAGAGTTTCAAGTTGGTGGATCAGATTAAAAAGATCATGGCCACCGACATCAACTACACCATCGACAATCTATCGAACAAGATCATCTACAAGCACGACTATCTCTTGTGGCTGATTTACAAACCGATATTGAAAAATTATAGCGCCATAGTCGAATGCAATGACGAAGGCGGCAGTAACGTCGTCGCCGTTCAATCTCGCAAAAAAAAGACTCAATCTATTCTGTTTCCGAAAGAGTGTAAAAAAATTATAGATACTATAGTGAACGGAAAACTCATATACTCGGTCTCGAAGACGTTTAGCAAGCAAAAAAAGAATTTCATCAACTATCAGGACAACAGCAGCAACAACAACATCGAAATAAATCTTCCCTCGCTGAAATATCGAATCGGTAACGAAGTGGTACGCATCACCAACGACACGATGCGGCAGGACATGCTAAAACAAAAATTTGACTTTATCAAATTCATCGACAACTTTTTCCACGGCGAAATGACGGTGGCGGGCAAAAAGTTTTTCCTCTGCCGCGACGTAAGATTGCCCAGCGTCGATTACGATTCGGTAGCTGCAAAATTCAAGTCTCTTCTCGCTCTAAACTTGATTAAAATTTCAAATTACGACGACGACGAGGACGAGGAGGACGGTTACGGCAAAGACAATGTCTTGATTGCGTTCAACAACCGTCCGACCATTTTTCAATGCGACCGCAACAAGCTCATATACATTGTGTACGAATTGAAGCGCAACAAGTTTCCCATAGAGATAAAGTTTCACAACGACATTCTCTTTTTGAATCATCACGAGGGTATGATATGCATCAAAAAAAATTTAAAAATCCTCAGCGAAGCGGGCGCAGTCGTCAAGATCGTGGCTTTGCTGACGCCGTACGAGTATCACAACGAGCTATCGTATCTGCGCACCGTCGACGGCATCCGCGTCGATGAGGAGAAGCATTGTTCGCAGCTAATGTCTAAACTTTTACATTACTATTACAAAGATATACTGTCCATGTTTGCGACTACGCCGGTGCCAAAGTCTATTGTTTCGCTGACAAACTTGAAAAACGCCATGCCCGTCGTCGCCTATTGTTTCGACGAGGACGACTCGAGTATATTTCTCGACAATCTGCCCGTGGGCAACAGCGTCGTCGTCGCTCCCGAGATTATGCGCAACGACAAAATGTTTCGGCTGTGGACGCTGGTGCGCGATCACAAGCTCATGACCGCCGAGGACCCCTACATCCCCGACAACAAACTACCCATCCGACTGTACAATAACAAAATCAACAAACTCAAAGGCAAGCTAAACTATTCGAAAAACGAAGTGCCCAAGATAAAGTATTACAAGAGCTCGATCAATAATTGCGTTCAAGTCGAGGGCGGACACGTGCTGCACACGGCCGGCGTGGTCGTGTCCAGCGTCAAGATCGGTTGGATCTACGACGGCAAACGCTACAAGATCGAGACGTGTCGCAACAAGAATTTCTACGTGTACAAAATCTACGTGTATTACAGACAGATTGACAAGCAGCAAGTCGAGAGACTCGACTCTTCGTTGACCGTCACCAACAATACGGTGTACGTCAAGTTGGTGATCATCACGTCGACGGCCAATTTGGAGGGCGTAAAGATTTGCGGCGTTCACGGCCAGAAGGGTGTGATGAACGGCAGCGAAGATCTGACCGAGTGGATGGCCGAGGACGGCACGAGCGCGCAAATCTGTCTTTCGCCCATCTCGTACTTGTCGCGCCAGTCCAACTTTGAGAACATCGAGACCAAGTACGTGGTGCGCGGCGGCGATCATTCGAATCCCAACGCGAAACGCTATCCCATCTTCAACATACCGTACATGTTCTTCAGCAATACGCCCGACAATATCTTTAAAGAATTTATCAAAGGCAATTACACGGGCCACGAGAAAGTCGAGGGCACTCGTCTCGACCAGTGGACCATAAACCAATCGTTCGCGGGCAACCGATGGGCCGAGAGCTTGCAGTGCATTCGCGGAGGTAACAACTTGCCCGACAACAGCGGCGAGTTCAACGTAATGGCCAGTCTTTTACATTGCAACAACACGATCATGAAATAACGACGACAACGACGTAGCGGTCATTTTCAGCGAAAAGGCAAGGGTAACGATTCGTTCTCCTTGTTTCGGCGAAAACATATGTCTTGTCGTCGTCGTCGTCTTTGTTAGTTTTTATGTTCGTCATTGTAGTTGTTAGTTTTTAATGTTGTAAATATGTTTGTAACATTCGATGCAAAGTACGGTGTTGTGTTTGACGATGGCTCTGTATCTGTTAAAAAAATTGTCACTTGGTTTATTCGTATATTTTTTATGTAAATAAACGATTTCTTCACACAAAAAGCATTTTGAGTATCTATTCATCCTTATACACTACGATATATTTTTCAATACTTAATCAATAGTAAAACTTGAATTGGTTGCCTAGAGAATTTTCAAAGGTGAACGCGTACGGCGTCCGTTTGATGATATCTGATAGTAAGTCGTCGACGCCGAGTCCCACTTGTTCGAGCAAGTGCTGAATGTCTTCGTGGTACATGTTGTGTAAATGTTTCGTCGTTTGATACGCATTGTTAATGGTGAGGCAACGAGTCGCGTTATTTTTGAGTAAAACGTACGGAAACTCGAAAACGCATTCGATATCCTCGCCGACAATCACTTTGAAATTTCGTTTTAGTTTGTTTCCTTTGATGATTTGTGTGGTCGTCGCGGGAATGGCGACGGTGGTCATGCTGTAACATACTGTGCCTTCGCCGTCGTTAATGTCCTGCGCGGGTATAGGTTGGCAGACAAAAGTGTAATTGTCGAGAGATTTGACTTTAAAGTCGGGCAACTGTTTGTAATTTTCGATATTGTGATGTTTAACCTCGCATCCCTGAGAATCTTTGTAAACGTCGTATTCGTGAGGTACTACGACTTTGTCGTTGTCATCGTAGTCCGGTGGCGGTGATGATTCTTTGAGCATTAAAACGACGCAATAAGCGTCCCTGTCGATGCGGGTCAGCGTCTTTACGTTATCGTACAACTGCAGCATACCCGAGGGATGATATAATGTATACGAATAGTATTCAATGTTTAATGCGTCAAATTTACTGAATGACGCAATCGCCGCAGCGGAATCGTCCACGCTCGCGATGGCCGTGAACGCGGGGTTGGGTAGGAACGACATTGACGTGTTCGGCGATAGCAACACGTCGTTCTGTGGAAGTTTTTGTATGCTGTCATCGATAATAATAGCTCCTGCGTCAATAAGCGATAAGCTGTCGTCGTCGCCGCCGCCATTGTCGTTGGGCCAAATGCGCTTTGTCATCGTCCATAATAGCGCGTGATTTCTGAAATCGTAGTTTGCCTGATAGTATGCGACGCCGTTGACGGGGCTGACGAGGGACGCGAAATAGTTGTCGTTGCGCACGGTGACGACTTTGCTAAAGTCGGCCGTGAACACTCCACGATCGTAGCGCATGATTTCGGCGATGACGGGCGCGACGTGCACGCCGTTCTTGTACAGCAGCGCCGGGTGGACGCGGCCCGAATTGCTGCCGACGACGTCGAGGCTGTTGTGCACGTTGCTCAGCGAGACAAAGTCGCGGCCGAACAAAAAGTTGTAATACTGGAAGGTGAAGTAGTTTTCGACCATGAACGAATAGTTTCGCACGTTCGAGTCGACGTAGTTGATAAAGTCCGTTCTGATGCCGCTGCCCTCGGCGTAGCCGTGGTGCCTGACTTCGTCGAGAACGCCCGCGACGCTGGGCTGGGAGGCGATGTCCGCGATCTCGACGCCTTTGCACAGTTGCGCGTAAATGTACGGCACGCACATGCGCGTCGCGTAGCCCGTGTTCCGGCGCCAGCCCATCGAAAAATTCGGCTCCGCCACGTAGTTGTCGATGATTTTTACGGCAATTTCCGTGACGTCTATGTACGGTCTCAGCGCTATGGAGAGGAGCATCGCGCATTCCGTCAGGCATATGCTGAAAACGTTCCAGTACATTTCGTCGAAACCCCAGGGTAGTTGCTGGTAGGGTGCCGGCATCGGCAGTTTGCTGGCGACAACTGTGAGAGCTCGGAATAGATGGACGGCCACGTCGCTATACCTATTGTCGTTGCCGTCATCGACACAAATGTACATGGCGTAAGCGTTTAGCGTTCGAAGGAGTTGGGCAAAATCTTTTGCGTTTTCGAAAGGATCGAGCGTTTCGATGATATGTTGGTTGTCGTCGACAAACTTGTACGCGATATCGTCGTCATTGAAATCGGTGCGCAGTTTGCGCGTCTGCCAAACGGTGGAGCGATAGAATTTTTCAAAGCTATAAAGATCGACGGGTGCGTCGAAAGGATCAATTTCGTCGGCGCCGTTGGAATTTTGATTGGTGTTTTTAGTGGAGTTGTTGTTGTTGTTGGTTTGATTAAAATATAGTACGATCACGATAATAACTATCACGACGACGAGTAGCCACACAGCAACCATTTCGTATTCAACTTATAACTGAAACAGTGGTAGTAGTTGTGCGTAAGCGATCATGACATTTGCACGTTTTCACGTGACCCGGTCGCAGCCTTTGCCGCAATGTTGCAAATATTTGGCCGATCCTCTGGCCGCGTACCTGCTCTACGCCAACAACAAAAACCACTACTACGATGCAAACGAAACGCGTTACGTCCTCGAAAACACTATCGAGGTGGACGACGAGGGGTTCGTGATAATGCAGCAGACTTGTGTCTATTTCGACCTCGACAATATCCTTACAGCTACTCCGAAAGATTTGAGCTGCTACGTGGACGCGACGCGGCCCTCGATGACCGATCACGACAAGCGCATATTCAAACTCCTCGTGCACGATCGATGGTGCAAGGGGGACACGGTTCGCTTGAAAAAGATGCTCGTGCAGCGAGACGTTTCGAAACTGGTCGCGTTCGCCTGCAACGTGATGTGGGAGCGCGGCTACGAAAACCACTACACTCTCGGCCAACAGCTGAGCATACGGATCACGACAAAGTTGATTCAGAGCGGTTTGGATTTCAAGCATCAGCAGGATTCGGACAATACGAACGTCGTCGAGGCGGTGCCGGGTCGCGGCTGGAACAGTAAAGCGTTTGAAAAACTCATCGGGAACATTACGTCCATTTCGGACGTGATTAAACGGCACAGAAGCAGCCACAAGTACATTGTGTTCGAGATGGATGCCGCGAATTGCGATTCAATAAAAAAGTGTCTAAACGAGCAGTTTACGTTGATACAAAACGTTCACATTGAAACGGGGTGCGCTATTCACGTGGACGACGATAAAAACTCTCTGCAATACCTCATAAAGCTTTCGAAATTGATATCGGACAAACTCGTAAACATACTCTTTGTCACGGACGTGGAGTTTTATTTGAAACAAAACAACTACATGTTTTATCTATACAATTCCCTGAAAATGTACTATTACTGTCTGTGCAACAAGTTTGTGTTCGAGTATAAAGATTACGAGATTATATTCTTGTTGAATTTGATCGTGTCGTTGGAATGGCACAACAACGGTCACTTGAACTCGTTTACTCTGGAAAAGTCCCAAATTTACAATCCCCTCGAGCTGTCGACGCGACGACTGAATTCGATAAAGCGAGCCGCCGCTCAGTCACGCGTCGTCAACAACGATAATGAGATCAAGATTGACTTTATCAAAGGTAAACGAATGAAAATGGGCACGCATTACGGACAGAGGATCGTAAACCTGTTATCATCGGACAATTAGTTTGGCACCCGCCTCAGTATATAAAAGGTAATCGAAAATTGCATCAACATCAGTAAAATTCACACCTTTTGACGAGCATCAACTTTCGACATGAACGCCGCAGCCTTATGTTTGGCCATAGATAGCGTCGCTTTGAGCCTGCGAAAAGTCAACTGTGCCGTCATGTACGTTTTATATTGTCTAGACCACAAGCTACCCGTGTCCGACACGAAACACCTCCGCGACGATCTCGAAAGGATACAATTGAACATTGAGTATTTGATGTACGCCGTACACCCGCAAGCTGTTTCAAAGAGACGAAATTGTGGAAAAAAAATGATCGACCCCGTAGTCGTCGACGAGCTCGAGGCAATGCTGAAAATCTTTGTTGTCAAGAAGAGCGTTAAACAGGCGTCGTATTACATAATTCAGACGTGCCAGTACATTATCGAGAACAGCGACAATTTCGAAATAACCAATTATTTGTGGCATTTCATGATGAACGACCACAATCACTATTCGGCTTTTGCGTTTCTGGCCAACACTAACGCCTTGTGTGAAAACGATATGATTGCCTTTTTAGACTATCGATTGTCGTTCCTGTCGAATCTTTTTGAAATGACACACAAGCATTTGTATCAACTGGACACGGTCGACGCTTTATTGGGACTAAAGTATCAGCAATTGGTTACAGACTATCGCCAATTTAGAGGACTGTCCGATAAAAAGTCGTTGTGTAAAAACTAATTATGATGTAATAATTTAGTATATAAACCGTCGTCGAACTGAGCCCCGACATCAGTCAAACGTTGGACATCATGAAGGATACAAGGTGCTTTGACCACGGCTCGGTGTGCCTGGCTCTGGACAGCGTTTTGAGGGACTTGCGATTCGTCAACAAGCAGACGCTGCTGCTGCCTCACTATGCCGACTTTGAAGAGAAGATGCCCGACTTGAACATTTTTGCCGTCGCTCTGGACAATGTGAAGAAGTCGCTGGACCGTCTCGAAAACTCGCTGTTGGCCAAGGACCACGGTGACTTGAACGATTTGATCTCGCATCAGATTCGCAACGAGCTAGAGTTTATGCTCATGAATTACGTGGAGAGCGGCAAGAACGACGCGGAACACGACTTTGATTACACGTACATAAAGACGTGCATGTACATGGTCAAAAATCTCAAGCAGATGAAGATGCGTCATTATGGTGACCATTTGAATGTTTTTAAAGGCGACCACATCAAGACTTTCCTTCACATTGTCGACATAAACGTGTCCATGAAATCGCTATGCTGGGACTATATGATGCAAAAGGTTAAGAATATGCGTCGATTGTGCGAAAAGATTGATGCCAGGTTGGCGGAATTCCAGAAGGACGACGACGACGAAACCGCTGTTTGATTATAAGTTATTGTACAATGATTGTATATAAAATAAATGATATATTTGTTTGTACAACAGTTTATTTTATTTTATCATGCGTTGCGCCGGTTTGTTTATGATCTTGGAGGCGGACAAGGCGGTGTTGCTGTGTGCGCGTCGTTCGTACGACAGCAATGTCGCCTACGTCGATCCCGCTCAGCTGGAGCATGTAAACTTTTTAGAGAAAATATCCATTCCCCGCGGCAAGCGGGACGGCCGCGACATATTCGACTACGAAACGGCCGTGAGGGAGTTTATCGAGGAGACGGGTACGTTTTTCGAGAGCGCATGGGTGTTTCGCGTGCCGTTCGTATTGCAGTGGAACGATGCGGGCGTCACGTACAAGTACGCCATATACGTGGGCGTTGTCAAGGGTCTATTGCACCACGTGTCTCGGGAACCGAACACGTATTGCGTAAAGCTAAACTGCGACAAACCAAACGACTACAAATTTAATTTGGAAGTTCGCAGATACAATAACGAAATTCCTCGACATCTATATATTCTGCCGTTACAAGATTACTTTCAGTATATGAACGAAAAGCAGCTAACGACATACGATTCCAGCAATTATCTCGAGTTTTTCGAATTTGTCAAAAGCGTCAAAGCGAAATTCGATCGACACAATTTGAGCAAATTTTTTTTATTAACCCTAAAACTGGACACGTTCAATTTCTATCATACATGGATCAACGAACGCAACAACAACAGCAGCAGCAGCCACGTGGGCAGAAATCCTCAACGCAGCAATATCCTTTTGGCGTCCGCGAAGGATTTAAAGAAAATCATCAATGTTGTTTAACGCGCTCCGACGTGTATGCCTATTTCAGGGAAACGATCAACAAGCGAAAACACGAGCTGGACGTGTCCAATGTATTAGCGCACATTTTCGAGTCAGGCTTTCAAGAACACTTCGAATATATAAGGGCAAATATTGACAAAGCGCTCATTACTGTTGGCGGAGAGCAACCACACTGCAAGCGACTCTCTTATCACGTCAAAAGAATTAATACGATATTTAATTTAAATACATCTCTCGAAAGCGAATACCAAACTGCCTTCAGTAAATATGACCACCACCGCTGCCGCGACAACGACGACCAACGCTTTAACTGAAATCTACAACAATTTTGGCGGAGGGAATATCGTCTGCGACAAAACCAAGATGGAGCACGTCACCGCCATCATTAATACGCTCGAAAAGAAAAAGATCAAGTACAAGATTCTCCCCATGCCCATGTGCGGAAAGGACGGTCTCGAAATCACGTTCGCCATCGTTATCATCGTCGACAAAAATCATAACGACAAGCGCAACAAAAAGTCTATCAGCAACAACAAGTACATTCTCTTCAACAGCTGGTACACGAAAAATCGCAGCGCGTCCTGGCCGAACAGCCACACGATGTGGAACCTCATGAAAACCCAAGCTTCGGCCAAGCCGTTTGTCGAAATTTTCGATTTCATGGAGAAACTTGGCAAATTTATTTTGTTGAAGAATCAAACCGACGTCGCCGCCAACGCTCCTGAAAACACCAACAACAGCAGCAGCGGCAAAAATGATGTCAATCAACTGTGCAAGCTGTACGATGAATTTTACAAGATCACCACATACACGTTTACGCACAACGCTGCGCCGTCTTCCAGTTTCATCTACGACATCAAGCTCAACAAGACTGATCTGGGCGGCGTCGACGGCGGCGGTCTCGAAAAACTTAATCGCCAAACGCTCGAGGAGGGCGTAGCGGTGTTTAAGAACATCTTGTCCAAAGAAAACCCCTCTATCGCGGCGACAATCAAGCCGTCTCGCAAAACAATCAAAATTAAAGAACTACCCGAAAATAACAAAGGCGTTCCAAATACCGTCACCACCACCACCAAACCCAATAGTAGAAAACGCACCAAGCCCGTAAAGAAGGCGGCGGTGCCGGCAAAGAAACAGCAGCAGCAGCAACAACCTCCTGCCATCACCATGGAAGACGATCAAACCGACGATACTCAAATGTCATATAGTTGATAACATAATAAAAGTCTTTTACCAAACACATTTGTTTTAGTATCTATCAAAATGTTTGCCTTTGAATACCCCTTGTCCGGCGACAGCGTAAGCGTTTATTTCGATTTGAAAAAATTCTATTTCGATTATTACGAACTGATGAATCTGGTCGACGCCAATGCCGATGCCGTTCAAAAAAAGGGCAGCGACAAGATTATCGAAAGAATGAAGGAAATAAAGTTTCTGAGACCTCATCAAGCCATCGTGCTGCTGGACTGCTTCTTTTACACCGAAGACATTCAAGACTATATTCTCGGCGTCGTGTATCCCGTGCTGATGAAATACAAAAAGTCTTTGATATTGTAATAAATTTCATTTATTTAATAAACTTTATATTTTTACATATACACACATTTTTTATTCTATTCTAACAATATTAAATCTATATGAGGCCCATCGTGTCGTAAAACTATCGCTTCGAGTATTAGGCCGTTGTAGATTAAACGGCGATGGTTGTTGACGGTGGGTGGTGCAATCAGCGCCGCCGTACAATCTTTCAACTCTCCTTCCAACACGACGGCTTCGTGGATTCCGTTGAGGCGCGTTTGCGTGATCATAATCATCACCATTTACTATACTGCTCCACCGCGTAATCGCAACACCAAATGTATCGTAGACTCTTTTTGAATATTGTAATCGCCCATCGTGCGAGAATCGTCTAGCTGTTTTCCAGCGTAGATCAATCGCTGCTGATCGGGAGGTATGCCCTCCTTGTCCGTGATTTTCTGCTTGAGTTGTTCGACGGTGTCCGTACTCTCGACTTCGACGGTCACCGTTTTGCCGGTCAGAGTTTTTACAAAAATCTGCATGGCTTATTTATTCCTTTCCTCTTAATATGAAAACGTATATTAAGACGATAGTAGCGCGCGCGTACAATGAAAATGATATCTCAGCAACAACAATTCGCCGCCGACTTGCAAGCCCTGATCGACCGGATCAAGCAGAAACCGCCTCCGCCGCCTCCTCTTCCCGACTCTGCCGGCAACGAAACATCACCATCGCCGCCGCCACCATCGCGGCTGGGCGACGTGATACAGCACATGGGCCGCAACGGTCTGCTACTACAGCGCAAAAAGGACGAAAACTTTGACATCAACGAAACCGTAGACGTCTCGGACGTGGCCCGCGACTACTTGAACCTCCTGCAAACGGAAAAGTTGAGCACGTGCCGACTGTGTTACCACACCGACGAAACACTGCGCTGCGACTTTCATAAAAAATACATTTTCACCAAAGACCGCAAAGCATACTACGACGAATACGTAAACTTTCTCAACAGCGAGATGGGAGTGATCAGTTTCATCGAACTCTACTACACGTATCTGGGAGTGTCGTCGTGGAAGCTCGTATCAATGATGATGATGCGAGACCTCACCGGATTCTCTTCGATTCGCGAACTGTTGACCTACTACAACTACGAATGTAGCGACGACGTCGACAGTGTACCCTACGAAACTATGGACTGCGAATAATAAATGATGATGATGATGAAACTTGTTTTTGATATTGCATCAGCCAAAATATTCCAATACACGATCTTTGCTTTCATCGAGACTTGTGGATGAAAGCAAAGATCGTGTACTAAAAAACACTACACACACACAAGTTTCAACAAGTCAAAACGTGACCGATGATGTAATAAAAACAGATTATTGCATCATGTTTTTTGTTTTAGTACTTGATCTTTGCTTTCGTCCACGATCCTCGATGAAAGCAAACATCAAGTACTAAAATTTAAAAATGACGCAACTTGTTTTCGACAAATGGATGACGCAAATTAGATTTCATCATTTCTAAAAATAAACATGACCGCAACCATTATTCTAGTACATGATCTTTGCTTTCGTTTACGATCGTGGATGAAATCCAACATCATGTACTAGAATTAATATCGTGCCAAAATTCCAGTACACTATCTTTGCTTTCATCCACGACTGTGGACGAAATCCAACATCAAGTACTAAGAATTTATTGCGTTTAATTTTTCATACATGATCTTTGCTTTCATTGACGATCGTGGACGAAAGCAAAGATCAAGTACTAAAAATTGAGTATTGCGCCACAATTTAAATTATTGCATCATCTTTATGCGTCATTTGTTTGTCACGAGTTTTAATCATGTCATCGGCCTCGCACACGAGTTTTTAATCGTGTCGTTGGCCTCGTTTTACATCCTGTTGAGTCATTTGTTTGTCACACAATTTGCGTCATCCGATATTGCATCATTGTCGCTATGCCGCCAAATCTAGTACATGATCTTTGCTTTCATCCACGATCGTCGACGAAAGCAAAGATCATGTACTGAAACGATTAAATCATCGGCTGATGCAATAATCTGTTTTTATTGTATCATCATCATTACACTACGAACTTGACGATTTACCCAATTTACTAGAACAGACTAAACTTTTATTACGCAGTTGATGATCCTGAAATACACATCAATTTCGATGAAGCCGCATTTGCAAATCTGGTGTAAAATTTTTTTACAAACGCATCTTCCTCGAAACCACCATACATTTTGAGATTGTGACATTTGCAAATCTTGTGTTAAAATTTTTTGAAACGATTTTACAAACGCATTTCCTCGACATAAACACCAATTTCGAGATCGTGACATTTTAAAAATTTCTGTAAAAGATTTTACAAACGCATCTTACTTGAAGTCGATAGCAATTTCGAGATTGTGACACCTTTAAATTTTAGAAAAGATTTTTATAAAGTTTTAGCAGATGCATTTCGTCTAAGTCACTATCAACTTCAAGATCGAGAACATTTAAAATTTTTAGAAAAAGATTTTGTAATGTGCATTTCGTCGAAGTCTATACTAAGTTCAAGATTAAGAACATTTAAAAATTTTTAGAAAAGATTTTAGAAAAGATTTTATAATGTGTGTTTTACTCGAAGTCTATACCAGCTTCAAGATTGTAACATTTAAAAAAGATTTTATAAAGTTGTAGCATATGTGTTTCCTCGAAGTTTATACCAACTTCAAGATCGATAACATTTAAAAAAATATTTTCATAGAGTTTAGTATATGCGTTTCCTCGAAATTACTACCGACTCCGAGATTGCGACTTTCGTAAAAATTTTTATAAAGTTTTAGCAAATGTCATTTCCTCGAAGTTTATACTGACTTCAAGATTGCGACATTCAAAAAATTTTTAGAAAATATTTTTAAGATACACTTTCGTCGAAATGTATACTAACGTCAAGATAACGACATTTGAAAAGATTTTTTATAAAGTTTTAGCAGATGCTTTTCGTCGAAATTAATACTAACTTCAAGATAGCGACGTTTCAAAACTTTGTAAAAAAAATTTCTACAAACGCATCTTCCTCGAAACGTATGATAGCTTCAAGATCGATAACATTTAAAATTTTTATAAAGTTTTAGCAGATGCATCTTCGTTGAAGTGGATATTAACTTCAAGATCGAAGCCATTTAAAATTTTATGAAAAGATTTTTACAAACGCATTTTCCTCGAAGTATGTACTAACTTCAAGATTAATAACTTTTAGAAAAAGTTTTAGCAGATGAGTTTACTCGAAAATTTTATTTAAAATTTTACTTAGTACATGATCTTGACATATACATCAATGTCGAGTAAGACACGTTTGTAAAAAAATTATAGTTACGTTAGAATTTTATAACAATCTTGACACGAATGTTAATTTCGGCAAAGAGCGCGGCTCAAAATTATTTTTTAAACACAAGACAAGATTCACAATCTCGACATGTACATGTGTTTCGTTGAGGAGACACTTTGAAATTCTGTGTAAAAAATTTTTAGCAGCGCCTCGATCTTGACGAATGCATGCACGATCTGGAAACGGATTCGGTAAAAATTTTTAAAAAAAATTGCAAGTTGCGTTTGCTCGAAAGTCGTATAAATGTCAAGATTGTAGTCAAAATTGTAGTCAAAATTTTAGTCAAGATTTTAGTGTGCGCAATATTAACTTGAAATTGTATGTAATTTCAAGATTGTAGTATAAAACAATGTTTTGAGAAAAAGTTTTACACAAATTCTCAAATTTGACTTCAGCGAAGTATGTATGGATTTCAAGATTGTGTACTGATGATGTCATGTGGTGTCATGTCTAAAAATAGCTATGACCGCATTTATTTTTTCGGTACTCGATGTTGGATTTCGTCCACACTTGTGGATGAAAGCAAAGATTGTGTACTAGAATCGTATTGCGCAGTAGGATGATGTAATTTTTAAAATTATTACTCCTTCACGATCGTGATCGCGTTGGTGGTGGTGGTGACGCTGTCGATTGGAGTCGATACGTTTAAGATTAGATTGTCGCCCGAGAAGTCTACGGCTATCGTTCCGACGATGGCTTTGTTAGCAACGTCCATGACGTATATGGTGTCGGGCTTGCCGTCCTTGATGTACATGTCGTAGTCGAAAATGTTTGTAATGTAGTCGGTGAGCGAGTCTACGCGCAGATTCAGTTTCTCCAGCTGCTTGATGGAATCGACATTGATGTTGGCGGTGACGACGCCTTTACAAAGGTTCAGGAGGGTCATGTAGTGTTCAAAGCGATGGTATTGCTTCGACGAGAAAGACGCGTTTTTTAGTAAATCGCTGGTGGTGAAGTCCATTTCAGCAATCGGCATAGAATCGGTAGTATTACAAAGATAAACTTTACATCGATACTTACTATAAATATCGATATCAAAAAATTACCTACCAATACCTAATCAGCGTTTCAAACAGACAGCACAATGTCTAAGCGTAGCAACGGCGTTACAATTGAAGAAATTAAGATTGAAGCCAAGCGCAGAAGGACTGACGACGAGGAGAATTATGACGATAAACAGTTGTCCGTGTACAACAACGGTGGCGACGGCGGCGCCGAGAACAACGAAGACGAAGAAGAGGTCTATCATCCTGACGACGACAAGAGGCTGTGTGTGTTCAAGTCATCTTTGGCGACTAGGTCGATGTCGTGGGTCGACGAGTTGCGTTATAATTTGCAGGCCAAGAATCTGACCGTGTTGCGGTGTAGCGTGGCGTTTAACAAATTGTGGGAATGTCTGTCGTTTCTCCGCGAAGCTCTGCCCCTCGACGATTACATTGATCACTTTCTGCCTGAACCATCACCGAAAATTGGAATATTAAAACCTAAACCGCCTGCGGTCGTGTATTTGGTGGGCATGTTGGTGAAGGGTGGTTCGACGCCGTTTTACGTGTTCGACACGGCAAAGGTGAGGAGATGTATGAGCGGTTATGGTGAATTTTTGAGCATCAGATGGTCGAAGCAATATCTACACAACGACGCGTATGCCAACGTCATCATCAAGTACAAGGATTTCGAGTGCGATACTATGAAGCTGCAGAATTCTGCGTGTGTCAACTTGCCCAACGACGAGAGCGTGGCTACAAAAACTGCGTTTGTGCGCAAGTTCTTCGACATCAAGCAGGACGGCAACGAAAAGAACTATATGACGAATCGCCTGATGAAATCGGTGCAGTGCGAGCCGTTTACCGTCAAGAGATTCAACGACCTGTTCAAGTTCGAGGGGGATAGCAAGAGTTCCAACGAAGTGGACATGTTGGTGGGGATACAGATTGATGGATTTAAGCAGGGCAAATATGAAATTGAATATGAATTAGTTAACAATAAGAAGGTGAGCGAGAGATCGTATTCGCTCGCGATTAAACCCATGGTGTTTTTCCATATTGAGGAATAATAAATAAATTTATTAAAAAATTATGTATGTCTTTTATATTAACGGTAGTAATGTAGAGAAGCGTTTCGGCCGAGAGTTTATAAACTTTATCTGCGGCGGCAAGATCAAGCACGATATCAAATCTGACGAGTGCACTAGAAAACGCGTCGTGGTCAGGTCTAGTTACGCAGCGAAAAAGCTGCTCGCTGCCAACGGTCGAGCGTTTTGGCCGGACGGTACAAAATTTCGATGCAAACAGCTCAAGCCCGACAATCGAAGACCGCGCTACGACAGCGGTAGCAACAAGTACGGCGGCGGCAGCAGCAGCAAATTATTATCATCATCATACGATTGCTGCGACAAAGTCAGCGGAGGAGGAGGAGGAAATTATCGGTCGCAGAGTCCGGCCGCCAGCGAGGATTGGTACAATAGCGCGTCCTTTATAGACATAAACTTTGAAGACAACCACCATCACGACAAATCCTATTACAACAATGACGCTGTACAAAACTTAGATATTAGGAATTGAATATAATAAAAGATTATATATTTTTAATAAATGAGTTTTATTTATTAAAAATTGTTTGTACTAAATTTGAGAAATTCCATCCTCATCTTGAGAAGTTTTTCGTCGATGCTCGCCACTTCGGCGGGGTCCTTGGTGATTCGCTTGATTCGTTCCCAGTGCTGCATCTGTATGCTCAGTTGTTTTTTGGTCTGGAGTATTTGGTTGAGTTTCTGTCGCAGAGATTCGTCTTTGCTCTTCTTGGCCGCCTCGATGTATGTCTTTTTAGCTGCGTCCGAGTAGTTGGCGGATTTTCCGTACACCGGCATACTGAGAGAAAGAGATGTATTTCCTCCTTGACAAGACTTGACTAGATTCGACGAGACTCGTCGAGATGAGAGATGATCTGATGTCTCAGAGTTTTTGTGCTCATTTCGCAAAAAACTAAGATTTTATACAAATTTTAAATGTCATAGGTCGTGCTCTGAATGTAAATTGTTTTTAATGTAAATTGTTTATATTTTTTTTTGTCTTCGTTTAAGATAAGTGTATCCCGTATAAAACGATGGGCTTTGCGAGTTTTGTGCTAGTGTTGGTCGCAGTTTGTTCGGCGTCGCCGACAATGGCAGCGTTTAACACGAAATACGCCATCGACCACGAGTCGCGCACCATGAAGGTGTACAGCGTGGACGATCGGCCCGTGTCCATCTTTGTGATACCGCCCAACTCTGACACGAACGGCGACGACAAGCTGACTTCGTTGCACCAGTTTCCCGGCGTGGCGAGCAGCGTCGTGTTTCCCTCGATATCTCGCGACGACGATCTGTTCGTGGAGCTGAGCAACGGCGTCCTGTACAAGACTCAAGCGACCCTCGTTTACACCAATTTCCATACGCACAAAAATCGCATGGTCTACGGCCAGCTGCTGACGTTTGCCATCGACGAGTTTGACATTGCGAACAAGATCTACGTGGGCGCGCCCATCTATCGGGACGGCAAGTTGGTGTCGGTAGTCACGTGCCGTTTCGACGACTACGACAAGGGTCTGGTGCTGTTCCCCGTGACGGGCGTGCGGCCCGCCGGTCTGATATCCGGCCAGATGATGTTCGACGATCGCGTGATCGTGGAAAGGCTGAAGCCGAACATGGCGGTGTACGGTCGCCAGCAGTTGCCGTATCGTAGCGCGCACATGTCGGCGAAACAGTTTGCTTTGGCGGCGACGGTCAATCGACAGCTGTACCGAGATTTGCCCCGGTACGCGGTCGTGTTCTACAACGACACGGACATTACGATCACGATGGTCGAGGGCGAGTTTGAGATACACCGCGTCCGGTTGGACGGACCTCTGATCACGAATCAGCAAGGATAATTTTGAAGTAGAATAAGTTTATTACTAGAATTGTAATTATATTATACATTATGAGTCAGAATATTTTACTTTTGATTCGAGCGGACATCAAAGCCGTCGACGAAAAAGTTGATGCTTTGCAGCAGTCCGTGAACGATGTGTCCGCCAACTTGCCCGATACCTCAGAGCTGTCGGCCAAATTGGACGCGCAAGCCAACACCCTCGACACCATCGTCAGCCAGGTGAACAACATCAACGACGTGCTGAACCCCGACATTCCCGAACTGCCCGAGATACCCGACGTGCCCGGTTTGCAGCAAAAGCAACAGCAAAAGAAGAGCAAAAAATAAATTTTGAATTTCGAGTTTGTGTGTTTGAGTTTCGAGTTTGTAGTGTAAAATAAAAAATTTTGGCCAAATTTCGTTGTGTATTATTCGGAATAGAGATTGTCGTACCATCGATCCTGCAAATGATTGGTCTGTCGTCGTAGATTGACGTAGTAGGAAAGAGAGTCGACGAGCAGCGTGTACAGAGCTAGAATTAGGAAAATGATAAAGAGGGCCGTAACGTTGGTGTCTCGAGGTAGCATCGCGAGAATGACGGCGCCGGCGACGAAGAGCACGGGCACGAGAATCGTGGTCTGGCTGCCGTACAGAATGTCGTTGTGGCGTTGGGTGTATTGTAGGAAATCGAGATGCGTGTATAGAGCGCTCGAGGCTAGCGCGGACCCGACCAGCGTCACTTCGTCGAAATCTTCTATCGGTTCGCTGTTGTCGAACTCGAGCATTTGTCCGTTTGAGTTTACTGTGAGGGAGGCGATGTACTCGAGGAGGTCGGACAGAGCGTCGATGGTGAGTATGTCGTCCCCTTCGGCTTCGACGAGCTCTTCGAAATGTTCGGGCAGAAATTCTATCAAGTCTCGGCTGCCGTTGTTCAGGGAGGTGAAGTAGGCGGTCAGGAACGAGATGGACAAATCCTCGGGGTATTCGCGGGGAAACATGTTGTTGTAGCCGAACGGGTCCCACAGTCCCAATATCAAATCTCCTATGCTCACTATGATCAATATTATGCCTATGATCGACGCCGCCTTGATGGCTATGCGCGTCATCGCTTTGGCTATCGCCGAAATTGTCTTTATGGCCATCCGGTTAAAGGCCTGCGTGACGGCCGCTTTGTACGTTTCGCCCAGCAGTCTTGTCGTGACCTGTCGCGACGTGTTTATTAGCGTTTGTTTCAGAAGGGGAATGAGCGAGGTGTTGATGCGTTTGAGAATGGCTTTGATGGCGTCGAAGAGGTAGTCGAAACCGAAGCTAGTGGCTATGCCGAGAATGAGCGCGTTGTCCTCTAGAAATTGCGAAATTATGGTTTCGAGATCCTCTTCGGTGGCGGCGCCGCCAGAGTAGGTTTGTGCAAGATTGGTGGCCACTCGATACTTTAGCGCTCTCGGTACGTGTTCCCGCGAAAAGCCCACCTCTGCCCGATAGATGAGTTTGTTGAGCGTGTCTGTGAGAGTTAAATCGGACATTGTTTCGTATTTGTTAAAGTCGATCTCGAAATTCACATCGGCTTCGGGGTCCCTGACGTTACGCCATTCCTCGAGTAGTTTTTGCGAGTCTATCGTCGGCGGCGCGGGTAGTATCGGCGACGGGCGCTTGTAGTCGAAATTGCGCAGTTCGCTAAAAACGCTATTCGTGAGCATCTTGAGGGTGATGTATATGGTGTCGCCGAGAACGAACCCTATCAAACTCTCCCACCAGCCCACGCTGCAGCCGCCGTTCATGAGACTCCGGCCGAAGCGGCGACAGTAGGCCTCGTTGAACGTGCCCACGAATCGTTCGGGAAACAGCAAGTCGGAGGCGGGCTGGACGTTAAAGGCGGGCACGTCGTCGATACCTTTGATCACGTGCTCGTCGGTGCGCATGTAGGGGCTGTTGAAGTACATTTTCGAAACGGTGTCGACGAGCAGGCACTGGTTTCCCTGCGTGTACCTCAGCTCGGGCGCCTGCACCTCGTTCTCGCCGCCTTCGCGCGTAGCGGCCACCCTGTCGAGATTGTAGCACGCGGGCTGGCCGTAAATGATCGCCGTCTCGGACGTTTGCGTGTAATTTGTAGGAGTGTTGGGGAGGATGGGGCCGGTTTCGTGGAAAGGATAACAAGTCATGCTCTCGCAGCCCCGCTTGCTAAACTTTAGTTTCACGTGAATGGCTTTGTGCGCCAGCGTAGGGGGTATGTAAAAGTCGTTGTTGTTGGCGGCGCGTATCTCGTAGTCGATGAGAATGTGGGGCATTTTGGTGCGCCATTTCGGTATGAAACGCAGTCTGAATAAATGTTCCGAGTACCAATTGGAGTTTTGAATGTCCACAAAAGTTAGCGTGGCCATGATGCCGGCTTAATACTATCTTTAAATCTTATCATTCGGTATATAAATCGATGTAACGTCAAACTCTTCATCATTCTGGAAAACAGCAGTAACTTCATCATCATAATGATTGCGTTTAAGCCATCATTGAAAAAAATAAAGTGTTTTAAAAATTTTTTAATTACGCGAATCTTTGATCCTATAATGCCTCACGTTTACATCGTGTCGGTGGACGGTCACTTCAACATTATCAGCATCCACAAGGCGATGGACTTTGAAGCGGCAAAGCGGGGCAATCTGCCGGACTTTCTGCGTTACTACAACGTCGAGACCAAGGTGTTTCCAGAGAAAAAGATGTATATCTTTAGGTGTATAAATGAATCAATGCAATAGTTTGTATACATTTATTGATAAATAAATTTTTGTTTCAAGACGCCTTTGTATAATTTCTGTGTGTGTGTGTGTGAGGTTGCTGCCGATGATTAAAAGTTGCGAAAAGAGGCATACGATTAGATAAATAAAATATGATTAGATAAAAATTTAATATAAAAAGAGTCGACTGCATTACTAAACTATGTTTACCAATCCTACATCATGTCTCGTCCTCCGATTAGAACCTTTGACCAGTTTGTTCAACCAGGAATGGAACAGACGCTGGTGAGAATTGTACCGAAGGCTAGCGTCGCGTTCCCGGTGCTAGCCTACAATTCCAAGTGTTCTCATGTGGAAGTTTATTATTCGAGCTTGCAATATTCACTATTGAAAAACGCACCCATGGTCATTTGTCACGACTGCCGGGAGAAGCGTAGATTGTATGATTATTGCAACCAGCATATTCGATACTTGTCACCGGTTGTCTACAAGAGTTTGGGCACTAACGGTGAAACTTTGTGCGACCTTTGCTGGGCCTGCTGTATGAAGGGTATGAACCTGGACATGTTCTACGACTCGTACAGTCAAGACAAGAACGAGACGCCGTTCCATCTACCCTATAGATTTAAATCTAAAATGTAACTTGGTTTTGTATAAATAAAATATACCATTTTATTGAAACTGCTTTATTTTATTTCATCATCACACAGAATCATCTACAGAATTATCCAAAGCCAACTGTTGCTTCGGCGTAGCCTCGCTGCAATTGTAGAAGCGCACGTTAAACACGTTCTTCACAAAAAAGTTTTGGCAGTTGTTCATGGTGTGCACCACTTGCTCGGCCGTGTACGTTTCGCCGGCGTTAGAGTGTCGACGCTGCGGAGTCGTCGGAACCAGTTCTTTGTTCATATCCTCCACTATACCTTCTACGATGGTGTTGATCCGCTCTTTTGCGTCAACGCTGGGCGTCAAACACTTTGCTACACAATCATCTTCATCCACAAGACCCAAAGATTTAAACTCTTCAATCTGTTTGAAATGAATGTTTCTATTGCGCTTACACATTTCTACATTAGTACGATACTTGGCTCTCAATTCGGCCTCGTCCAACACTTCCATTTCGGTTTTAAGTTTGTTAGTGTAACGCAGTCCAAAAAATAAATGCGGATGGACCGAGCGCACCTTTAGCCATACCATTACGGGATTGGGACACTTTAATTGTAGAAACTTTTCAGAATCATGAAGCCAAGCGTAGCGACGTGACGGTTTGAAGTGTTTGTTTGTATCCTCGCGGTAACGCTGAATAGCCTTGTCTTGTTGCTCGATTTCGTGAAGCTGACTACGGCACACTCTAATGCGACGTTTACCGTTGACCATTCGCTCATAGCCAGTTATGTACTCTTCTTTTTCCGGCTGCTCCGTCATAGCCGGAACCACTCGACCGCTAATGTCCGTCAGAGTCTGTCGTAGTTGGCCATTTTCTTCGATGTTGTCTTTGGCGAGCAAAGCGTTGACAGCGAACTGAGTCATAGACATGTTAGCCTGGGTAGCCATGTCTTTCATCACGAGTTGCATCTTGTACTGACGCTCTTTGTACTCGTTCATCTGATGCTCATAGTTACGCTTCATTTCGGACACGGCGATTTCGTTTTTTGACAATTCCAATTTTAATTGCAGAGCTTCAATTTGAGCATCTGCGAGTTTTTTATACTCTGCCACGGTAACAAGCCTAGGATCGTTGTTGACACTGTATGTTCCGGTTTTGCGTAACTCTGGCAGCACTTCTTCAAACAGCCATTGCTGAAACTCTTCGGCCGCAGGCAGCTTTGAACGCATTATCAAAGCGTAAACGCCGGCTTCACTGATAAACACTGTGTGTGGATGCCAATTGACTGGAAGTTGTGCTTGAGCCAAATGAGGGCCCTGATTCAGGGCGCTTTTGCATTGAAGGCGATGTTTAGCCGTATCATGTATTTCTTCCCAAGTTTTTCGCCAATTAGGTTTTACATGCATAGCTAGCGCGTTTCTAGGTTTTTTATAGCCCAAAATATTTGCAACCGCGTGTCCTTTGTACATGAATTGATCATTGTCGACTTTTACAATCCACAAATTACAAGTTTGACCTCCAATGTCACACTTTTTGTTGAACAGAGACATGATTGTTGGAAGTGTTATCGTTGCAAAAGTTGAAAGAGATATGTGTTGTGCTATGATTTTCATTTGAATTTATATATGTACAAGGTTAATGAATAATACAATAGTTTTACAATATGTACACACATTTATTTATTAAAATACAAAACTTGATATATTACTATGTTGTTTTATTGCTAATACAAAAACTAATACTATGACTAATACAAAACTAATACTATGACAATGACTATAAACTATTCGGTATTTTGAGCCGATTTCTTGTCAAATATAACCTTTTCGAGGTTACAGCCGAATTTGTTGACGGCAATACTGTTGGTTTCGTTGAGAGTCAGCCGATCGCCAGTGTAGTTGGACAACAGTTTGATCATACCGTTGTGGCGAATGTTGATCTCTTTGCGGCTTCCATTGTTCAGATTGTAAATGTAGTGGTTGTACATTTTGTACTTTTTAATAATGTCCGTGACGACAATATCCTTGATGACGCTCGTGATCCACAAAAACTCCATGCCCTTCTTGACAATGGTTATCCTTTCGTCCGACTTGGTGGTGATCAAGATGAAACTATGATTCTCGAAGCGTTCTTTGCAAGCGTTCAAGTAATTCTCAATCAACTTGGCCGAGCCGTTCTCCTTCTTCACCTTGTACAGCTTTTTGACTCCCTTTTGCGCGGGATCGTAAAACTGACGCGTGATGCACCCGTACTTGTACGTGAAGCTGCTCTTCTCGGCGGCGGCGGCGTTAGTTTTAGTTTTGTTCTTGCCGCCCTGTTTGTTCTCGTACCAAAACGACAGCGATTGAGTCACGGCGTTTACGATTTGTGCGCGTGAGAGTTTGTTTTCGTCGTCGTCGTTGGCCATCTTCTTGAAACGCAACCCTGCCGTGTACTTGATAATGTCGTCGACGTACAATGACATGTCGTACTTTTTGAGCTCCTCCTGATTCGGTGCCTCCTTCTTGGTTATCGACAGGGGCAACGTGAACAGGACTTTGGTGTCGATCATTTGCGTCAATTGTTCGTGAATGACGCGAGCCTTCTTTTCGCCGACAGACGCCAGCAAAAGACTAATCTTGCCCTGAATGTACACTTGGTCCAAGCGGAAAGTGTTGATGAGCAAAGACATGAATCTAAAATCTTTGACTTCCTCGAAAATGCACAGGTTCTTGTTGTTGTCGGTGAGTTGTTTCTCCGAGAATTGGTCCTGAATGGGTATCTCGATCTTCATGTCGAGCAGCAGCTTGTACGAGATCATGAAACGGTAGCGTTCGAGCGTGACGATCAAGACGAAACGGTCATGGTGCATGTGGTGGGCCGTGTACTCGTTGTGCACAGAGTGTACGCAGTTGATGTAGCGCAAAGTGTAAACTTCGTCGGCGTTGGCCGATTTGCTGACGATGAACATGTAATAGCTCGTGTCCAGCATGTGGCTGGTGAAGAGGCGGTTATTGTCGTTGGAGATTTTGTTTTTGGTTTTAGTGATAATTTCGTTGAAAATGGTCTCCGTGGCAGGATCGCTGGGGGTAGGTTTTTCCACGTGAACGGGCTTCAGAGCGCTCGAGACGCACATTTTTTTAGCGTATCGGCCCCTGCTCTTGGGTTTGATCAAAATGCGTTCTGCGTCGTCGTTGACGACCAGATGAGTCACGTTGTTTTTTGCCACATTGTTTTTTTCCAATACAATGACATCATTCTTTTTTACGTATTCTTCGTCATCGCTGCTACTATTTTTGTCGTCGCTTTCATCACTGCTACTGCTGCTGTCAATTGCGTAGTCGCTCATACGTATGCGTTTCACGGCCGTGCCCATGCCTTTCGTCGAAGAGCGTTTGGACGACAGTCGTTTTTTTAGAGGAGACATTATCTGCTGCTGCTGCTGCTGCTGCGACGACGACGAGGAGGAGGCGCGTTGTTTCGAGAAAGACGCCGAGGACGCTACTGACGAAGAGTTGGATGGTTTTTTAGTTTTGTTTTTTTTTGAAACCTTCATTGGTGGCGACGGCGCGACGGCGCTGTTGTTCTTGACGGTGGCGGCGGTTTCGGAGACGTTAGACTGGTCGGCACCGAAGAGAGTCGTAAAATCAATATCTTGCGAGACGGTGGGGTCAAAAATTGAATTTTGCGTGACGGCGTCGTAGGTTTGGTTGATCGAGTGCACGTTGTTGATGAATTGATTGTAGCTGTTGTCCGTGTAATCGGCGTCGTTGGTGAGGGGGTTGTTGTTTAGCTGCATCTCCTCGGGCGTTTGCGGTATGGGATGGTGAAAATTAAGAAAGGATCCCAAGGTTTCGCGAATAGGCGTGCTGCCAGCGGTCTTGTACGAAGCGGCACTGACACGACTGCGGTGGTTCGGAGTGTGCATGATTACGGCAAACTGAAACAAGACAGAAACATGAACGTCAATTTATACTACGCGCAAGATAATACTAATATCGTAACGTTTAGTATGCTACACACTATCAGTTCTGTGAATATTTTCGTGTTTCAAACAAGGCCTTCGTCGTCGCCGTTGCCGCTATCCCCACCCGCCGCCGCTGTCGGCGCCGAGGCCACAGTAAAGACTAGATTAGTGAGCGGATATGAAAAACGATTGCGCAATATTTCAATGAAAATGACGTGCGTTTCGCCGTCGTCGTCGTCGTCAGATCCAAGTGCGTATATTGTGAGTTGCGTCAGAGCGCCGTGTGTTCTATTAAAATTGATGACATCACCCAAATTTAGCCGGCCCGTCGCGCCCGTGCTCATGAATTGCGAGGGCGAAACGCAAGTGTGGCACGTTTTCGCCGTCAGCAAGGGAAGAGAATTAGCGTCGATGGCGCGCATCCACGGCGTCACCGCATGGCTCGGCGGCGCCGAGACCTATTTGCACAAGGAGCTGATAGTTTTTACGGGAAATCTACCGTCGGCGTTCATAGCCGCCCTCTCGAAAAACACACCCAACGTCGAGGACGTGGACACCATGAAACTCGTCTATCCCTTCATCCAAATCAACACGCACGACGTGACCGTAGAGTGCCAAAGATAATCGTCGTCGTCGGCGAAACGACACATGTCGTCGCCGAAACAAGGGTAACGATTCGTTCCCCTTGGTGTTTTCGAGGAAATGAAACACATTGTCGTTGAAATTATAGCAAAAAAAATTTATTATTACGTTTTATAACAAGAGACTTTTGTACATGCGTCCCATGCAGCCAGAGTCGAGAGATGCGGGCACGCAGTTTTGTTCGACGACATCAAACTGCTGGCCGGGCATGCAGTAGAACAGCTGTCTTTCGGGGCAGACGTAGTAGCTGTCGCAGTCGTAGGGGTCGGGCGCGAGTCCGTGATAGCCGCAGGGACATATTTTGCGTACGTGAAAATCGTAGTGTAGATCGTGAAGTTTGTGAAACACCACCAGCTTTACAATAATAAAGAGTGCCAACAGTAACCACATTGTGTTTAATTGTTATAGCTAAGAATCCCCAAAGTGTTTTTGTTTGAATTTTTGTCGCCGTCTTCTACTCTAAACTTAAATTTACTCAGCAGCATGTTCGAATAGTTGCTGTTCAGCGTGGGCTTGCATTTGTTCGCAAACAGCGTATGGTCCAGCAGCGATTCCGAATAATTAAAGATGCCGTAGTTTTTCAAGATCGAATAGTGGCCGTACGCGTGCTCCATAATAAAAAGTAGACACACGTACTGCGTAGTTTCCGTTTCGCTGATCTTGATGTACGATTCGTGATTGTCATCAGATTTCCGTTTTCGCGAGGGAGCAAACGTCTTCATCAAATTGACTTTTTGCTTTTCCTTGACATTGGCGCACACGTTCATGTCGGTGTCAAATTGTCGCTCGAGCATCTTTACGATGCTGAGGCGATCGATGGTGCACACGATCTCGTCGCGTTCGTTCAACCGAAACAGTATGGGTTCGCCGGGAATCACGAGATCGGGCCTATCGGTGACGACAAACTCCATCTTGTTGTCGAAGTTGGTCACCAGCGGATGGACGCGATTGTGTATGAAGCCCAACGAGGCGACCACTATGGCGACAATGTCGCGCGTAGCGCTCCTGTCTCGAAAAATCGTGAGCAGCGGCTGCGTGAGCCGCAGAGTGTTGAGCATAGCCATGTACTTGACGATGACCAGTTTGATCTTTAGAGTGTCATAGCTTTCGAGACTGTTTAAATTTTTGGCATCAAACTCGGCGAGGTCGTATTCTTTTTGCAACTGTTCGTTGCCGTTGATGATTTCGGTGACGGTTCTAATTTTGGGAGAGGAAGAAGAACACTTGAATTGTTTCATTGTGAAAACAACAACTTTATTATTATTTAATACTTATTGTAGTGGTATAGACTATATTGACGAGATGATGATGATGATGATGATTATAACATGTTACGTTGCGGCGTGTTGACGAAGGGGTTAGCTCTCATCGTGGCGTTAAGGGGATTCATGTAGGCGGTCTGCTGTGCCGGCGAACTTCCGCCCGGTTGGCTGCTAGACTGGAATAGCAGTATGATCAATATGATTATGACCAGAGCGATCAACACTGTCATCATGGTGTTGGTGTTGACGCTGCTCAAATTGAATCCTCCTCCCGACGTTGTCGTGGTTGGTCTATTGATGTCCATAGCTCACTTTGACGATAATACTGTCGATTTACGTGAAGAGCTTCAGCAGCGTGTTTTTAACCCACGGATTTTTCAAATGGTCGAGAGTTTTGAATTGAGAACTTTCGTAATCTCCTCTTATAATTAAATATGCAGGCACAGAGGTACCGAAAATATGCTTGGTCAGATAAATTTTGTGTTTTTCGTCGATGATGTACGTGTCTTTGGTCAAGACGTGAGGTGTGGAAAACTGTCTGTACGGTATGAGGCGATAGTCAAAGTACAACAGTTCCGTGCTGCCGAAAAGACTGTTGCTGGCGAGTATTATGAACAGTTGGTTCGAGGGCACGTAGAAAGCGTTGAAGGTGCCTTTTATTTGAATAATATCGGGCCGCACGAAAATGTACGACGTTTCGTTTGCGCGAAGCGTGGGCAGAACGCTGTTGGCGTCAGTTTTTATATTTAATTTTCGATACTTATTTACGGCGTAACGATCTATGACGATCTCGTTGTAGCTAGTCGCCAATTTAATATTATGCTCCCCGAATTTCATTATAAACTTGTAATTGGATGTCTTGGTCATGTAATCATTGAGCAGGTCGAGCAGGTCGTCTGGAAATTTTGCGTCGTAAATGTAGTCACGCTGAATGAACTTGATGTAATTTGCGCTGTTATCCAGCTCCAAGTTAATTTCGTTAAAAACTTCATTTGGCTTTTTAGTCGTAAAATGTTTGCTGTTAATTATCCTGAAATTGTTGCGCACCAAAGGTAGACCTTTGTAAAAGTTACGAATTACGTAATCGCTATTTGCGGGCATAGAAATGTTTTGTCGCAGAAAATGCTGTGCCATCGGTTCGCCGACGAGATACAGTCTGTACGGATAGTCGGGCGTGTCCACTTTGGGCGAGGCGCACATTTGCACGCCCGACCAGTCCACGTACGCGTTGTCGAAGAGGAATCCTTCGCGACCCTCGAGCAGAGTGGACTCTGAGTTGGCGGACACAAAGAATCTGTCGTCGAACACCTTCATAAACTCGCTGTAAAGCGTGAGCATAAACGGCTGAGGGTCGTTCACGAAAAAGTTTGTCGCGTATATGGCGGTATTGGGCTGAATGTACTGTCTCTTGTCGAACTCTATAATGTCCACGCTGTCGCGCATACATATAAACTTGAATTGGGGTTTGATGTACTTGAAAATGTTGGGGTCTCGGTCCGAGATTAAATGCTTCAGACTCATGCCGCTCAAATAGTTCAAGTATTTGAGGAGCGTGTCATCGTCTATGGCATTGAAATTGTTGCGTATGTACTCGCCGATGAAGGGACGCGCTTCGGACGCAATATAATCAAAATTATTCAAATTAAAATAGGTTGCGAGAAAGAGGTATTTTAATTGCTTTTGTTCTAGCGAATGCTTGACGGCCGCTAAACTCATTTTGAATCTTACTAAAGTTCTACGCTGCCGACGACCGCGCCGCCTCCGCGATCTTTTTTAGACGTTTTAAAACTAGTCTTACAGACGGGACAAACGGGATAGAGACTACAATGTTTCCACAGCTCCACGTAGCACATGTAGCACACGTTATAGCCGCAGCATTCGTTTGGCTTCAAGAAATGCTCCTCGGCGCTAGTTTCCTGACAAATGTTACACTGATAGACCTTAGGGTTCGTGAATACGTTTATTAGCTGCATGCGTTCGTTCATCAGTTTGATGACGTGCATATACTTTTCGCCGCGCTCGCACAATTCATTCAGGGCGGCGTCATTGGCTTTGACCGTCGCGACGCAGCAAAAGTCATTCTTGAACATGTCGTTGATGATGCGTATTTGTTTGACGTACGGTATGAAAATGTACATGTTATACTGATACTTGGGTTGGCTTTTCAAGTGTTCGAGGACGTCAAGCACATTTTTAATGTCGTTAATGAGATAGTGAACGCATCTGTCTCGCGGTATAGATACCTCATCTTCGTTTTCGCGGAAATGCAATAGTTCGTCAAGATTGCAGTTATAAGACTGTTGATACGTTTCTTGTACAATCTTGAAAGCGGCCATTCGGACATTATGATGGGCCTTGATGTTCAAAGCCAAGTCTGGAGTGTGCAGATTGGGAAATAAAAAGTTACTAAACACTTGAGTACATAGCTCGATATCATAGTTGCTCATCTTTTCTATTTCATAGAGAAAAAATAACAGCTTATATAAAATATAAAATCTTTATTTAAAAACATGATGCAATAATACAAAATAATGATGCAATAATACTCGTTCATTAAAAAAAGTGGCGTGATCCGATGACGTAATCTAAAATGACGCAATATGATGAAACTAGGCGTGACAGCTCATGCACTCTTCCGTGCCGTCGTCGTCCATTTTGCGTTTCTTGCCGCACGAGGCCGCCGCTTCGGCGTCGACGGTGAACTGCGTCGCTTGAGCGGCCGGTTTTGTGCGCAGATAGTACATGCCGGTCTTGAGCTGTTTCTGCCACGTGTAAAAGTGTATGCTCGACATGACCGAGTACGTGGGTTCGGCGACAAACAAATTTAGAGATTGGCTCTGATCAATGAAAGGAGCCCGGTCGGCGGCCATGTCTATCATGCACTTTGATTTAATTTCCCATGCGGTTTTAAAGAGATCCTTGACGTGCTGGGGTATTTCGTCAATGTTCTGCACAGACCCATTTTCGGCCAATATTTTGTTGCGCAATTCTGGAGTGTAAATGTTCAAGTCTACGAGGGCCTTGATGAGATACTGGTTGACCACCTGAAACTCGCCGGCGAGAACGCGCCTCAGATACACGTTGCTGGTGAACGGCTCGAACGACTCGTTGTTACCGAGTATCTGCGCCGTCGTAGCGGTAGGCATGTACGCCACCAGCAAAGAGTTTCTCACGCCGTGTCTTTGAATCTTTTCCCGTAGTTTGGACCAATTCCACAAATGATCCGTGGGATAGATATTGTAGTTGTCGTAATGCATAGTGCCGCGGAACAGGGGGCTATTCTCGTACGATTCATAAGGACCGTCGATCTTGGCCAGTTCGCAGCTAGCTTCCAGAGCCGAAAAGTATATGGTCTCCGCGATCATGTAGTTGACGCTCCTGGCCTCCTCGCTGTCGTAGGGGATATCGAGAAGCACAAAGGCGTCGGCGAGACCCTGTATCCCGACACCAACGGGGCGGTGTTTCTTGTTACTGTTCGCAGCGCCCGCAGTGGGATAGTGGTTGCTGTCGATGATCTTGTTGAGATTACGCACGACAATTTTCGTCAAACGATTCAGCAGGACATAGTCAAATGTTTTAGTTTTAACGTTGACGCACTTGTTGACGGCGATAGAGGCCAAGTTACATACGGCAGTCTCGTCCTTGTCGCAATACTGCACAATCTCGGCGCAGAGGTTGCTGCACTTGATGATGCCCAAATTTTTTTGGTTACTAAACTTGTTGCAGGGGTCCTTGTAGAGCATGTACGGTCCCCCGGTTTCGACATTGGTCTCGACGATGAATCTAAACAAATCTCTGGCCTTTACTTGTCTTTCGTACAGTTTATTCTTTTCGTATTTCTCGTACAATATTTCAAAACTAGAACCGTACTCGTCGAGGAGGCCGGGATACTTTTTGGGACAGAACAGCGACCATTCTTTATTCTCCTTCACGCGTTCCATAAACAAATCGGGAATCCAAAGGCCCAGCATCAAGTCGCGAGCCTTGGCGTCCTCGGAGCCCATGTTGCGTCTCAAGTTGAGGACATCGTAAATTTCCGGATGCCAAGGCTCCACGTATGCGGCGAGTGCGCCTTTTCGCTTACCGCCCTGATCGACGTGGCGCACCATGTTATTGAAGACTCGTAACATGGACACGAGGCCGCCGGATTTTGTGGTGCCGTTGTATTGAGCGCTGACGCTTTGCACGCTCAGCCCGAGACCTCCGCCCAGATTCGAAATCAAAGCGGACTCGTGCAAGGTCTTGTAGATGCCGTCGATGCTGTCTTCCTTGATGCATTGCAGGAAACACGAACACATTTGGGGACGACACGTGCCCGCCGCAAACAGCGTGGGGCTGGCGTGCGTGAACGTGCCCAGACTCATCAATTGATACGTTTCAATGGCGCTCATAACGTCATCGCCGTGAATGGCCAGGGCGACGCGCATGAGCATGTGCTGGGGTCGTTCCGCAATCACGTCATTGACTTTTAATAGATATCCATTGGTCAGAGTTTTGAAACCAAAGTACTTGTAGTCGTAGTCCCTGTTGTGCTTGATTTCTCTATTCAATAACGCACCGTGCTTCACGACAAGATTGTTAAATTCGTGGGAGACCACGTTGTTTTGTGCCAAATAGTTTGTAACTTCTACGAAACACGGACAAACTTTATTGTGTAGATCCTCGACAAGTATGCGTCCTGCGAGTAGAGCATAGTCATAGTGTATGTACGTCATGGACGCTGCTACGTCGGCGCAGTACAGCTTCATTTGCTCGAAAGAAACGCCATTTTCGTTGATGCTCTCTTTAATTTTCTGCATTAACTTTGGCACGTCCACGTAACGAGTATCGATATCCTTGCCGCTGAGATTATTCAGCAGTATAGTTAAATTGTCTAGCTTGCTCAGGTTCGTCTTGTACGGGTTTCTATTAAACTCTTCGACACACTCAAACTTGTCCATGATGTAGTAACGAGGATCGTTTTCTATCCACGCTTTACTCACTTTGACGGCTCGTTCCGAGACAAATTCCACCAATTTAATTTTATTTAATTGATCTTTTACTCTTCTGTCTTCGTCTAAATCTTGCGAATCGTCCGAATCCTCAGACTGTTGTAAACTAACATCAGACGAATCATCATTTTCAAAGACTTTGTTACTGTCGTCGTCATCATCATAATTATTTTCAAAGACTCTATTCTCCGCGTCGTCATTAGTGTAGACCACCTCTTCGCCGGCAACTATTTGTTCAAAAGTATTCCAAATAGTTTCATTATCGCTGATGTCATCGTAAGTCAAGGTATTAGTAGCAGTAGTAGTTGATGCCATGTCCAATAATTGTTCCATATTTTTAACTACAATCTGAACAATACAGTACACTTCACGATCGATAATGATAATTCAATTTTTTGCGCAAACGCTTTTATATCAGAACGCGCCGCCGCCGCCGTCGTGATATCATCATTATCATCATCACATGACCGTTTAGATCCTGTTCTTATCGTGTTGCGGGGATTATTAATGATGATAATAATCATGATAACTAATACTATGATAATATATTTTGTGTGTGACGGGAATTGTAAGTAATTTTTTCCTTTCGTAAAACATTGTGAAAAAATAAATATA